TACATCGAACACTTCTAGCATTTCGACCCTCACTACGAACCTCGCTGCTACGGGTCAGACGAATGCTAACGGCATCACGACACTGACTTCGAACCTTGCTTCTACGGGTCAGACGAACGCTAATAGCATCACTACGTTGACCACAAACCTTGCGTCTACTGGCCAGACGAATGCTAACGTCACTACAGCGAACGCTGCTAGCATTTCGACCCTCACTACGAATCTCGCTGCCACGGGCCAGACGAACGCTAACGTCACTACAACGAACGCTGCTGGTATATCGACGCTCACTACGAATCTCGCTGCTACGGGTCAGACGAACGCTAATGGCATCACTACGTTGACCACAAACCTTGCGTCTACTGGCCAGACGAATGCTAACGTCACTACAGCGAACGCTGCTAGCATCTCGACCCTCACTACGAATCTCGCTGCCACGGGCCAGACGAACGCTAACGTCACTACAACGAACGCTGCTGGTATAGTGACGCTCACTACGAATCTTGCGTCTACTGGCCAGACGAATGCTAACGTCACTACAGCGAACGCTGCTAGCATCTCGACCCTCACTACGAATCTCGCTGCCACGGGCCAGACGAACGCCAATGGCATCACAACGCTGACCACAAACCTTGCGTCTACAGGACAGACGAACGCTAACGTCACTACAGCGAACGCTGCTAGCATATCGACGTTGACCACGAACCTTGCGTCTACGGGCCAGACGAATGCTAATGCGATTACATCGCTTCAGCCGGGTGGCTCGAATACTCAGATTCAGTTTAATGATAGCAGCAGCTACGGTGGAGATTCCGACTTAACTTGGAATAAAACCACCAACATATTAACTGTAAATGGAACCGGGGTTTTTGACAGAATAGGAGTAAATGATTCAACCCCAGATGCAATGCTAGATATTACGTGTAGCAGCGCCAGCACCAAGGGCCTAATCGTTGAGGGGGCCGCAAGCCAATCTGAAAACCTGATCGAGGGCCTTGTGAGTAATGGGACAGTTGCGTTTAAAGTTGACGCCGGTGGCGACATTACTTGCCAAAGCGTAACTGCTACCGGCGTCAACCTTACCATTGGCAGGTCTTCAGTTAGTCCTACAATTAGGGTTGCCGATGGAGGCAACAATCTTAATATTCGAAATCTTAACGCAGATAAAGATATCAATGTAGATATTGCCGAGAGTGGTAACTTTTTCCAGATCAGGACTAAAGATGGCGGCACCACCACTACGCGAGTACAATGGGAAGATACTGGAAAGCGGCGAGATAAAGCAGCTAGTTATGCAGACATTAAAAACAACGCTGACGCAACTACTGTCACCTTCGACTTAGATGTGGCGAATGTTCACCAAGTTACGCTCGGGGCAGACAGAACCTTTGCAGTAAGCAGTCCGTCTTCGGGGCAAAGGTTTATGATTCGGGTACTCCAAGACGGGACAGGAGGCCATTCGGGCACTTGGTTCAACACGATCAAGTGGGCTGGTGGCGCCCCTCCTGTGCAGCCTGCCGCTGGCCATGCAAACGAAGCGTCACTCTACGGTTTCTTATGCGTCGGAACCAATACCTATGATGGATTTGTAATAGGAACAGGAATTATATAATGACACAATACGCAAGCCCAAATACTGATGTTTTAGATGGCGCGTGGACAAACGCTGGAGGTGGTCAGGGTGCGCTCAATTCAAATATCAGGAAAGGCACCGGGGACAGCAACTTCATCATTTCTGAGCACACGATGTCAGATGACCCCGACCTATGCAAGTTTGGATTACAGAACCCAGATGACCCATCTAGTGACGCCGACCATATAGTAAGATATCGTGCCATTGCCGGTGTTATGTTCGGCGGCCCACCACCCCTAATTGTTGCCCTCTATCAGGGTAGTAGCGGAGTCAGATCAGTCACCAACAATAGCGTAAACACAAGCACCCTCACTGACTACAGCTTTACCCTAACCACTGCCGAAGCTGCGTCTATAGGTGACTATGACGCTCTACAGCTATGGATTACAAGAGATGCGGGGGTGATGGGAGATACCATGAAGTTGACTGAAGCATATTTTGAGTGCCCGGACGCTTCGGCACCCGCTGCTGCTGCCCCCGCACCAGTGCATCCATCAGCGTTCTTAATGTTTTTAGATTAGAGAGAATATGCTATGTTTGGATTTAGCTCATTTAGCCAGACCCCTCTCAGCACCCTTCCCGGCGGCACCGTCGTTGTACTTCGTAGCGTTCCAATAGAAATACGTGCTGGAGAAGTCATTGTTCTTAACAATCTTCCTGTTGAAATTATAGGAGAGAAAAGTGTTCCGCTACCCCTAAAATGGGTATTAAGTGGCAGGGGAACCCAATGGACTCTGAACTTACAAACATTAAGCTGGAAAATTGATGCCCAGAACCTAAAATGGGACATTAAATAACATGAGCGTAGCAAGTGCTGACTTAGTAATATATATGGCTTCAAACAAGCCAACTGACGACTCAAGTACCGCCGGGGGTGACATTAATAGTTATATAAGAGCTACTTTTGATGATCCCTCATCAGCAGCAACTGTTAAATTTGTAAGCTCAAGTGCATTAGATACACAAGATATAGCGATAACTGGTAGAAATGCGGGAGGTTCCATTATAAGCGAAAACTTAACGCTTGTTGGAACAACCCTTGTAACAACCTCGAATGTATATGAAAGAATATTAACCTGCGTTTTGTCATCAGGGGCGGCAGGGGTTATTACAGCGAGTGGAAATGGAATCAACAAAATCACAGACATCCCTGTTGGCGAAAGCGGCTTTTGTAGACCATTTTACGATGCGACATCTAATATCAGTACTACCAAAACCCTTTATGACAAAGTTTTTGTAAAGAACAACAATTCCAGCAGCGCCCTAACTAGCGCTACAATCATCGAAGTAAGTAGTGGTCAATATGATAAGATTAATTTTGCAATTGAAGACTCAAAGAAATCGGCTCAAACTATTACAAATAGAACAACCTCGCCCACTGGTGTTACCGGAGGGTTCGGCACTGGACCCAGCGGAATGGTAGGCGGTGCATTGGCAGCCGCAGACTATCAAGGGGTTTGGTTGAAATTAAGTATGGGGGCTGGAGACGCTTCAGTTAATAGTTTTTATCAAGTTCAAATTTCTGGTATAACGGCATAATTATGGCATTAACAGCAAATCAACGACTGTGCAAGCAGCCCGCCGAAACACGCCAGTTCTCCATGGACTTCACCAGTGTTCTGGCGGCTGGAGAATCTATTACTTCGATAAGCTCCCTATCTTCTGAAAAGGTTGGCGGCTATGCTACAGACTTAAGTATCACCTCTTCTGGAATCTCTTCCGACGCAAAAAGTGTCACTATGTATATTGCTAGCGGCACCCTAGGAAGCACATACCGTGTAGAGGTATTGGTAAATACAGACTCCTCTCAAATTATTGAAGGGGATGGCACCTTGTACGTAACGGATCAATAATATGGCAACATGGCAAAATACTAGCTTAATAATGCTACGCACCCTGCTAAACGATGCAGGATGTGATTCTGTAAGGTATCCGCCGCAAAGGCTAGAGGACTTACTAATCACTTCAGCCTATTTACTTCCCTTAGAGGTCAATTTCAAGACTGACTATGTAGTAAATGTTGAGAGTAGAACTATAACGCCTGATCCTGTCGCTCAGACAGACGGAGATGAGTTTATAAATTTGATGGTCCTCAAATCTGCGTGCATTGCTGACGAAGGCAACTTTAGAACGGCTGCCTTAGCCCAAGGGGTTACGGCTCGTATAGGCCCAGCAGCATTGCAGACTAGCAGTTACGGGCAATATTTAGGAACTCTTCTAAATGAAGGACCGTGTAAGGCTTATGCCAGATTAGTAGAGTTGTATAACATGAGCTATGACGGCTCTAAAATTATTCGAGCGGTCATGTCTCCCTTCGTTGCCAATGACTATGATCCACGCAATATGCTTGGCGGCATTGGCTTGGCTAGCAATGAAGGCTTGGGGGGTACGTATCCTAGATATTAAGGGGTGAATTATGTCTGACGTTATTACATATGCGATGTCGGGGGCTGGTCCATATCAGTCTACGACTATCAATAATGGTGGAGTGGTAGTATCATCTCCACGAGGGAGTGGCTTTTTAGATACCAATTATGCTTTTGGGGCCGGATATGCTGGGGCAGATACACTTGCCTCTACACTACCTGCTACAGGCACTGTATATGACACATACAATAATGCCTTTACAGGCTGTCCTCCCTGCTCTTAATAGTGGTGTTTAAATGGTTAATCCATTCAGCGGTATTATAGATAGCAATTTTAAAACGATTTTCAATAATGCAATTTCTGCAATATTGGAGAACGACGCTCTGACTATCGGATGTACGCTGGAATACGGAATTACAAAGTACGAAAATTGTGTCAATTGTGTTTTTGATCCTATAGGAAGAAAGTCTTCTAATAGATTCCAAGACGGAGGCCCTGTTCCATTTCCCTTTGCAGGCATCTGTCCTCTCTGTAACGGTGCAGGCAAAAAGCCCATTACAACTTCTGAGAATGTCAATTTAGCAGTTATTTTTGAACCCAGAGAATTTTTGGGAATATCTACTCCTGTGAATACTGCCGATGGCCTCATACAAACCTTAGCCAAGAAGGAACTCACCCCTAAGCTCCGACGAGCTAAAGAAATTATAGTAGCCACCGAAGTTTCTGGATTCTTTAGTCACAGATATGAAAGAGTTAGTGAACCAACACCTATCGGGTTGGGTAACAACGAATTCGTTCTGTGTACTTGGAAGAGAATCGGCTAATGGAGTTATTTGTTGGTGTCAAATTAGAATCAGGCTTTGCTGGAGAATTTAGTAAAAATGTTATAAAAGAGATGGCTAAAAAGATTAAACAAAAAGCAGACGTTATTAGGACTACAATTACAAACGATCTTAGAAAATCTGTTAGAGAATCATTGATTTCAACTCCCGAGTATAGATCTATATTGCAAGGTAAATTGCGAGGTGAGCTAGGAATTCCGAATTCGGACGTGAGAATTATTACAATTATTGACACATGGGTGAACAATATTTCGGTGAAAGTTAAGGCGGGTAAAAACCCCTTTTTATTAATAGATATCGGCATCATCAAAGATGATTATCTCGACGTTCTATCATTACCCCAATCCTCTTACACGTATGAAGGTCGTCGCGGACAGGCAATAATACCTTGGCTGAAATGGCTTTTATTAGAAGGCGATAAAAGAATAATTACAAAATATGAATTTACTAGCGCAATTACTAGAAACAGTCGTACCGGAATGGGAATTATGATCAGTAAGCAAAAGGGGGCTTGGCAAGTTCCTCCTGAGTATTCAGGAACTTCTGTAGACAACTTTGCTACAAGAGCACTGGGCAATATTGAATCTGTTATTGATGACATAGTAGAAAGAGCAGTTAAGGGTAGTTTACAATGAGTTCTGATATCTCTACTAAATTCCAGCATGTATCACAGGTGGGGAACACCCTGCTGAACTCCGAGTTAGAGTCTAACTTGAAGAGCTTTCTTGATTGGGGTTTTTTGGGAATCGGAGGATGGTTTAATGTAACAATCCCAACATCTGGCGCATGGGGAGGCACGTTTGATCAGCTAAGGCTCGTTGACGACCCTTCTTATACTAAAGGCCAAGTCTGGGAAACGGCACGAAAGGATTGGGTATGGGAAACTGACACTCAGTATACTGGCGGGAGTCCCATTCCTATAACCGGAGTGTCTATTAATGGAGCCTTCTATGGCACGGGCGATGCCACATACCCTCATCATTACAATTATCCTTTAGGAAGAGTTGTTTTTGACAGTGCCATACCTGTTACTTCTGCTGTGAAACTTAATTATAGCTACAGAAATGTGCAAGTTTATGTTGCCGATCAAGCGCCATGGTGGGACGAGCTTCAATATAATTCGATGCGTGTTGACGACCCAACCTTTGATCAGATTTCATCAGGCAATTGGGGTATTTTGTCAAATCATCGCGTTCAAATGCCAGCAGTGGTAGTCGAAACAGTCCCTAGAAGAACTTATCAACCCTATGAGCTTGGCAATTCCTCAAACTTTATTACGCAAGATGTCTTATTTCACATTGTAGCAGAATCAAGATGGTGGAGAAATCAATTAGTAGATATCATCTCTGTACAAAAAGATAGCACATTAATGCTTTACGATTCTAATAAAATAGCAGACTCCGGTGCCTATCCCTTAGATTACAGAGGAATGGTAGTGGCTCCTGAGAATAATTATTCTGGACTAACTAATACGCCAGCTTATCAATTTACTACAGCAAGAATTACAAGCATGGGAGTGTCAGAGATGGAGTCTTATAACTCTAGACTTTATGAAGGTACTGTCAGAGCGAGTTTTGAAGTTATTTTCTCATGATGGTGTATCTTTAAGTAGGTTTCCCCATGCCCAAAAGTTAAGAATTTCCTAAAAACAGGAGAGATTTCATGGCTAATAGAATTTATTTTGCGAACCAGCAGCTATCATTTAGACGAGATGGTGCGGCTGGAACAGCGCAGTGGTATCCGGCCCACGGTGTTCAGTCCGTAGCCGTGACTACTACTTTCAACCTTGAGCAGGCATTCGAACTTGGTCAGTTGGCTATTTATGAAAACATCGAAGGCGTGCCCGATATCGAAATGACCATGAGTAAGGTGTTGGATGGTTATCCCTTGCTCTATCACCTTGCAACCCAACAAGATGCCGTCGTTGGGGAGCACCGTACTCCGACACTTGCCGGTCGCTCGAATGCCAAGTGCCTTGTAGCATTAGGTATTTGGCCCGATACGCAAGATAGTGCCAGCGGCAACCCAGTGCAACAGATGGAAGCCTCGGGTATGTTCTGTAGTGCTGTCACCTACAACTTCCCACTTGAAGACAACTTCAGCGAAGATCTTACCCTCGTGGGTAACAACAAGGGATGGCAGCAGGGTATCACGGCAGGCGCCATCGACTGCACGAATCCCGGTTGGGCGATGGCTCATGAAACTGGTGCATTTCCCGACAACAATGATGCTCCCATCGGTACTGGTGGCATTAACCGTCGTGAGAACCTATCGTTCGCTGCAAGTTCCGCAGACTTGGCAGCGGCAGCTACTGGATTTGACTATACCAGACTTCCGAGTGAAATTCCGGGCGTAGACACCAATGGCTGGCTGAATCCCCGGCAGAACTCCGCGAACGAGGTTCACCTTCAGAGTATTACCGTTTCGACAGACTTGGGTCGTGAAGAACTATTCGAACTGGGTACGCGACAGCCTTATGCTCGCGTTGTAACTTTCCCGGTTGAAGTGACTTGCGATATCGAAGTTCTCTCGATTAGTGGTGACTTGATTAACGCCTTTGCTGATGGCTGTAGCACGTCTACTGATCCTTGCACGGGTATCGTGGACAATCTTAGTAACCAGACGATTCGCCTTGCAACCTGTGAGGGATTGCGGGTCTTCCTTGGCACTAAGAACAAGCTAGCCTCAGTCAACTATGGTGGAGGTGACGCTGGTGGAGGTAACGTTACTGTTAGTTACAGTTATACTACCTTCAACGACTTTACCGTTCTGCATCGTCAAGACCCAGATGCCTCCGGTCAGGCGTGGTGGGATAACCGTCAGGCTTATCTAGCGTAATATGAAAGAGTAGTTAGTTAAGATAATCTGGGGGGAGAGGTTTTTGCTCTCCCCCCATTTTGTCAGCAGTAAGGCGATAGCCTTGGCAAGCAATAAAGAATAAGGATTTAGGCGAGTTTTCACTGCTGGCTTTTTTGGAGCACTAAATGGACGAGGGACGAAAGAACTTTTTGACCTATCAGATTATTAGTGGGTTAAAATTTATTACTATTGAAGGTGTCAGATACAAGTTAATTGCGCCTTCTGCGGAACTCAGGCTATTATCAGAGCATGTTTATCAGGAAACCTTTAGCTCTTTAAGGTTCGATAACTTTATCACCGACGAAAGAGCCGCTTTATTTCTTCGCAGCTTGGGCATTTGGGGTCCAGAGAACGCAGAGGCTTTAAAGAATTTGGAAAAGCATATAGAAGACAAAAAGGTTGAGCTATTCAAATTTTTATACAATTCAGATAAGCAGAAAAAAACTAGGCGTACTCTGGAGTATGCTAAAAAGTCTCTTAATAACGCCTTGATGAAAAAACATTCTTTGGACTACATGACCCTTAGCTTCCACGCGAGTTCGATTAAAAAACGATTTCTTACCGCGATGTGCCTAATAGGACCAGACAACAACAACGTTTACAATGAAGAAAGTTTTTGGAATTCCGATTCTTCGGTATTAGAACAGGCTACAAGCTTCTTAGAAATGGATATAATAACAGTAGAGAGTATTAGAGAATTAGCCCGCAGCGACCCATGGCGTACAATGTGGAATCTAGGAAAAGAATCATGTTTAAAAGTCCGTTCCTCTGAATATACAGATGACCAGAGAACTTTAGTTACGTTTGCGAAGATGTACGATAATGCGTATCAGAACATGGAGTGTCCTCCAGACATAGTGTTTGAAGACGATGACATGTTTGATGGATGGCTGATTGATCAAAGAAGAGAAAGAGAAAAGGATCAAAAACAAAAACAGGTTGACAAGGTAGGTAATGTGCCAGATTCGGCGCAAGAGGTATTTGTCTTTGCACCAACTAGAGAAGACGCAGACAAAGTATATGATTTAAATACGCCAGATGCAAGGGTAAAAATACAGCAGAGACAAAAATTTATTGAAAACAACGAGTCCGTTGAAGCTAAAGACCTTCCTGATACCAAACTGGAATTGCGAAAGCAGCAGATTGAAGAATATAAGAGTAAACTTAAAGGAGGGAAATAGTATGGAGCATGAAGAAGAATATGTGAATTTTAAATACGAAGTCGATCACCGACGCTCAGATCAAGATGAAAAATACAAAGACAGTTCAAAGCGCAGACTTTTAAACATACTTAAAAAGAAATTCGATACGACGATTATAGGTTCTTTAGCTGCGTTTGAAGAGAGTTTTGGAGAGTTGTGGGGACATGGTCTTCCTTTACAAGAGCTAGATGAAGATCAAATGTTTTGGAGAGATGCGTGGATGGAGACAAGATCAAAAGTATTAGATAATGGCAATTCTAACTTGAGAGCCGCGCAGAATGAGATTGCGCAGTACACCTTTTCTTGGAATCGCTATGTAACACGTTTTTATAACAGGAATAATGAGGAGTCTTAAAATGCCTGAAGAAACCACACAAAAAAGAAATTTTGATGTTGATGGTGAAACGTATGCAGTTCGCGTGCCTACGGTCGAAGAGATCAAAGAAGCAAACGAAATGCGTGCCAAAACCTTTAATGAGGCTCTGAGTAGAGGCGATCTGCTTAGAGATCAACTGGAAACAGAGCTACGACGAAGAAAGCTTTGGAACGACAAGCGTGAAGAGGAATATCAAACCCTGCGTGCAGAAGTACTGGATGGAGAATACAGACTGCAAAAGGGTGGTGTGAGGCTGAGCAAGGCGCGAGCCATAGCACTGGAGATGTTAGAAAAGAGAAACAAGATGGTTGAGATGCTTTCTGCTCGCACCGATCTAGACTCTAATACGTGCGAAGGGAAGGCCGATGCGTCCCGCTTTAACTTTCTTTTCTCTTGTTGTTTGGTGTATGATGATAGCGGAGATCACTATTTTCCCAATAAACTTGACGACTATTTATTAAATCAAGATGACCCGGTTGCGCTCGCAGGAGCTAGTGAATTCTATTATCTGATTTCGGGAAGTGACAGCGTTGACAATAGATTGCCAGAGAATAAGTTTCTGAAGAAGTTCAAATTTGCTGATCAAGAATTACGATTAATTGACAGCGACGGTAGACTGATTACTAAAGAAGGTAAGCACGTTGATGACAATGGAAACTTTGTCAAATGGAATAAAGACGGCACTTCCACCAAGGTCGATCCTGTGGGTAGGTCGGTTACAGAAGATGGAGATTTTGCAGTAAAGCATGCTCCATTTTTAGACGATGGAGGGAAACCTATTGACGAAACTGAATTTCCAGACGAGGTTGCAGAAGAGACTTCAGAAGAGACTTCAGAAGAAGCAGATGAAGAAGTAGAAGTAGAAGAGGCTGTAGAGAAGAAGCCTTCCGAATCAAAGCCAAAACGAAGAAAAAAGAAAGCCGTAAAGACTGAGGCAACAGAAACCGAAGTAGAACAGTCTAGCGATTAATTTAGCTCTCGGACAGTGGTCATGCCGGAAACAGTTTTTCATCTGTTTGATGGTGTGGCCACTTTTTGTATGTAGACGTTAGAGATCAGCGATGGCTTTCAACATTAATGCCCAGATTATTCTGCAAGGCCCCAAGAATATTAAGGCCGTCACTAAGCAGATACAAAAGCAGCTAGGGGGCATTAGTGCTACCATCAAACTGGATATTCCGAAGGACGTGTCTAGGCAGTTAGGGGACTTTACTAGGGGGCTAGAAGGCCTTACCAGAGGCTTGGGCGAACTGAGTCGTACTACAACGCGAAGCGTGTCTGATCTTAAAAGCGTGGGCAAAGAGTTTGATTCTCTTAAGAGGACGGGGGCCGAAGTCTCCAAGAATCAGGCTGCTGTTCAGAAATCCTTTTCTAAGACGGGAGATGCTGCTCGCCAAGCCGGAAGTGAAATAGAGCTATTCGGTAAAGATGCGGCCTTAGCTATTAGAAGATTCACTGGCTTTACACTTGCCACGGGTATTGTCTTTGGTTTTGTTAGGGCGGTTCAGGCTGCAACGTCAGAAGCAATAAACTACGAAAGACAAATTGCCAAGGTTATACAAGTAACGGGGGCTAGCGCAAGAGAGATAGATGGTTTAAATTCTTCTATCACAAAGCTCTCCACATCTCTTGGTGTTGATGCTAATAAGCTAGCAGAGTTGGCTCGTATTTTCGCTCAAACTGGCCAAAGTCTGGCAGAAGTCAAGTCCTCTTTACGTGCAGTTGCCAGATCTAGCCTAGCTCCTTCTTTTGGAGAAATGACTAATACGGCAGAAGGCCTCATTGCGGCCTTAGCCCAATTTAATATTGCGGCTAAAGATTCAGAAGCAGTCCTTGCCAGTATTAACGCTGTTTCTAAGAGCTTTGCAGTTGAGGCAGAAGATCTAATTTCTGTTATTAGACGTGCCGGTGGTGTATTTTCAGCGTCAGCTAAGAACCTAGACGACCCAAAACAGTCCTTAAATGAATTAATCGGTATCTTTACCGCTGTCAGATCTACTACTCGTGAAAGCGCAGAGACAATCGCAGTAGGCTTGCGGACAATTTTTACCCGCATCCAAAGACGCGGAACGATTGAATTTCTAAAGCAGTTTAACATCGAGCTAGTAGACGCCAAGGGAAACTTTATTGGACTCTTCCCTGCTTTCCAAGAATTAGCAAGAGGTTTAAATGACATTGTTAAGAGTGGGGACGCTCTTACGCTTTCAGCGATTACTGAAGAATTGGGCGGTGTTCGTCAGGTCGGCAAGCTGATTCCTGCCATTACTAATTTCAATAAGGCCTTAGCGGCTACCAAGATTGCTGGAGAAGCGGCAAAGGCAGGTCTTGGAAAAGATGTAACAATAGGCTTGAAGCCTCTTGGTAAACAGCTTGAGTTATTGCAGGAACGATTCAGTGCCCTTATCCGTACAATCACTGATTCCAAGACGTTTCAGGGGCTGGCCAAGGTAGCACTCTCTCTGGCGAATGCCTTCTTGAGCGTGGCAGAAACACTTACTCCTATATTGCCCCTCATCGCCACCTTAGCAGCGGTTAAAATTTCGAAGGGGATATTTGAATTCGGAAAGGGTTTCGTTGGTGGTCTTAAAAAGGGTGGTGGGGCTGGAGGTCTTGGAGAAAGGATAGCGGGGGCGGGAGGAGGAGGAGGAGGCGCTGGTGGTGCTGGAGGAGGGGGCGCTAGTAGGCAGGCATTAGCAACGGCTATTAATGGTAATGTTACCGCCCTGAATGCCAACACGAAGGCCACGAGGGATCTTCTGACCCGCCAACAGTTAATTTCAAAACAATTGATTCAGGTCATTGCGGGTCTTTCGGCTGGAGGGGGAAGTCGTCCGATTCCGTTTGCCAAGGGTGGTCCTGTTAAGGGGCCTTCCCATGCCAGAGGTGGCGTTCCGGCTATATTAGAGGGTGGAGAATATGTAATTCCAAAGGGATATGCGAAAGGAGGGGGGATTCTAGAAACAGATCCTCAAGCGGCAGGAATTATTACTGCGAAATTAATGGAGGGGGAAGACGAGAAGAGCCGAAAAGCTAAAAAAGGTAAAGTCAACGTAACGGTTAAAGATGTGGTTGATTACACATCAGGAGGGGTACAAAGCTTAGGTGACCAAGTTGGTGAGATTGCATCGCAGGTAGTCGAGAAGAAGATGGGGAAGTCGCGAAGCTTTGGCACAATAATAGAAGGGCTTGGAACTGTCGAGCAAGAAGCAGTTTTTGCGGGCGCTTTGAACTTGGGCGTAGAGGCAGCACTAACGAAAGCCGGTGACGCGATTGCGGCGACCGTTGGTGGTAGATTTACGGGGCTAGACGATGTTGACGAGTCATTTTACGAGAAGTTTGATAAGGGCTTTAAGGGCCAATTATTTGAAGATGTTATTAAAGGCTTTACTGGAGAGGGCAGCCAAGTTGATAAGGTCTTCACGGTTGAAGACATAGCCGGTGGATCGCCGTTTGACTACACCAGCGGCATTCCACAATTTAAGAATGTCTACCAAGAAGCCCAGAAACTAAAATATCTTGACGCAAAGCTCACGAACACTGCGGCGACGAAGTCAGGCATCTTCGAGAGTAAGATAGCCGGTCAGATATCGCAGGACTTATTCAAAGAGGTGACGGAGACGGCGGGAAGGGAACTTGGCAAGGAATTGAATCTCGGGGATATCAGCCTAAATAACAAGAAGCAGGTAGGCAGTGCGGTGCAGGCAGTCGTTGGCACGCTGTCAAGAAAAGAGATCGAAAGAAATCCGACTAAGATGCGGCAGTTGGGGATTCTCGTGGCCCCAACGAGTGCCAAACAAGCACTAAAGAAGATGAAGGATTTGCGAGCGGGGAACTTGGAAAGGATAAGGCCACAAAACAAGGCCGCTGGTGGCAATATCTTCTCCCGCAGAGGAACCGATACCGTTCCCGCGATGCTTACTCCCGGTGAATTTGTTATTAATAAATCCTCTGCTCAGTCAATTGGCTACGGCAAACTAAAGAAAATGAACCGTATGGCTCGTGGTGGTATTGTTGGTGGTGGACCGCAATATTTACAAGACGGTGGTACTGCGGGAAACATGACCGTTACTATCGCAGGAGGGATGGTTGAAGTAATAGGAGTTGTAGAGATTGGTGGCGGTCTAGATGCAGTTGTTACTGCCATAAATAATGTTGAAACTGAGATCGGCGGTTTGCAGGGCGGCACCGGGTCGGTTGCCGAGAAAGAGGTAGCGGCTGCTCCTGCGCAACAGGCTACTACCAGCGATGTCAATGAGACGGCAGTATCTGTAGATGCGGTGACGCTTGATGTAGCGATTGCCAAGAGTGGCCCCCTTGGCGTTGCTATTGATAATGTCGAGAGCGCAGTTCAGGAAGGCAACGATGTGCTCAGCCAGATATTAGCGGGCTTTGAAGCATCCGCCGAGGCAGCAGCACCTAAAGAACAGCCCAAGGAGAAGCCCAAGGAGAAGAAGAAAGTAGAGGCCGTAGAAGGCCCCACCGCTGCTGACACGGCAGAGGTTGAGGCGCTCTCGGCCGGTTTGGTCAAGGTCGTTGACGAGATGGACAGGTTTTCGAAAATTGTTTCAGAGCTTAAATTCCCTAAGAACTTAAACAAAGACCTCGTCGCTCTTACAAAAAATCTTAAGGACTTAGGCAAGAGCGCTGATGCAACCGGATCTGACCTTTCTGAAGTTGCTGAATCGCCCGGAGGGGCACCACCAGATACTGGAGAGTTAACTCAAAGTGCTAGCGATGCAGCCGCTGCTCTTCAAGCACTTGCAGAGGCAGCGGTTCTTGCTACTGAAGCAGGTGCGGAATTAGCAGAATCTACCGAGGACACTGCCGAGGCCATGGACGATGTATCAACGTCTAGTACGGAAGCTGCTGAAAGCGCTGAAGAGCTTGCTGACTCAAATGATGAGGCCGCTACCAGCGGGGCAGACATAGCTTCGGGGCTTGGCAATGCAGTGGGAGCTATTGGTGGAATAACGGCGGCTTTTGCTACCCTTGACTTCAGCAGCGCAGAGGGTACGATTTCTTCTGTTATAGCTTTAGGTTTTGCAGTTCAATCGGCAACGGCTGCAATTACCACTTTGGGGCCTGCTCTTGGAGGAATGACAGGAGTGTTCGGTCGGTTAACGGGTGTTACAGCAGCGGATGCGACCGCGCTGTCGGCCCACACTGCATTTCTTGAGGCTGACGCTGTGGCATCGGCAGCATCCGCAGCGGCTGAAGAAGCTGAAATTATAGCGAACCTAGCATCCACTAATGCGACAGTTGCGGCCACGCTCGCTGATGAATTCGGAACTGTTGCTGAGATTCAAGCTGCGTCTTCCTCTGCATCCCTCGCCGCTGCGAACGCCTTGGCAGCCCGTCAAAGTACAATCGCAGCAGCTTCCGATGCTGGAGAGGCTCTTGCTTCTAAAACAGCGGCTTCTGCCGACTTATTAGAAGCCGCTGCCAGCCTTAAAGCTGCGGTTTCAGGCATAGGTGGAGCGGCAGCTAAGGGGATAGGAGGAGGACTTTCGGCAATCGGTGGGGGCATCGCCGGAATCGGCGCCAAAATCGGCATCTCTGGGGTAGGTGGTGCGGGGGCGGTTGCCGGGGCAACCGGTGCCTTGACATCGATATCGGCAGGGATAACGGCAATGTTGCCGGTCATCACAGCCGGGTTTGCACTTCTAACGCCGCTACTCATCGCAGCAGCCATTGGCAAAGTTATCATAAAACCTTTGGCAGACGCATTCAAAAATGCAGTATTTGGCAAGGAAGAAGAACTGGCACCGGGAGTCAAGGGCAGGAGAGGTGGCACAGGAGAAAAGGGTGCGGCCCAGCTTGCTGGAGTTGATGCCGCTGCTAACTCATTGATAGCCATTATTGCAGGCTTAGGCATTGGTTTGGTATTAGCATTCTCGCCACTGTTCGCAGTTGCTGCACCTATTGCTATATTGGTAGGGGCTATTGTGGCCGTAATTGGCATACTTTATGGGCTTGGGCAGGCCTTCGTTGCATTCCAAAATCAATTAGAATTCAATGCCCTTGTTACGTTGCAGAAGTCAGCTGAAAAACTTAGTAAAACCTTCGACAACCTTTCTAAACTAAGTATAGTGAGTACTGCAAACCTACGCGGTGTGAATACCCAACTAGAAGAAGTCGTTACGGACTCGGCTAAATTTATAGAGCAGTCTATAAAAGCTAACTTTACGGAGCAGATATTCTCGGCAGGCAATTTGTTTGAGACCGCAGTTAATAAGGCGCTGCCGAACCTGATCGCCCCGTGGTTGGGTATTGGCAACACCGTCCTGAGCGTGATTGACGGGTTATTCATGGGGGCCGATGTCGGGGCGGTTGCGCAGGGTGAAACAACCTTGAGAGGAGCACTAAGTGGTGATCTTAGGGGTGGTGCTCGTGGCGATTTTACAGGAGCGGGCGCTCAGTCAGTAGACGCCTTTAGCGAACAGCTTTCCCAAATAGGTAGCGAAGGGATATTCTCAAGCTTGCTCAATGGTGTTGATCTTTTCATAACAAAGCTACCTATAATTGGAGGATTGCTTGGGAATCTTGCGGGGTCGTTTGATCGCATAGAGAAGAATATTAATATAGGTAAGTTTCTGATCTTTGGCGAGGCAATCAAGAATGCCGCTGATCAAATTAGCGACGACGACATAAAGAAAATCGAGGAACAGTTTGGGAGAATCATTGACCAATTCACCACTGATTTGGCTCAGCTTGGAGACATGGACACTCTTAATACATTAGCTGATATGCAAACTATTGATCCCGATGTCAGTAGCGTAGAAGCTCAAGCCGTACTTATTGATAATGCCTTTGCGGACTTAAGCTCCACTCTTACTAATGTAGCAGACCCTCTAGGCAAATTTGGTAAAGAACTGGATAGGTTTATTGGAAACTTGACCCAGATTAAGTTTTTGAAAGACGTAGCGAATCAAATAACGCTGCTAGAGAAATCCGGAAGAGAGGCCGAGGCCGGAAAATTAGCAGAAGTATTTGTTGACTTAAATGCGGAGCTTGCGGAAGCGGCTGACGGGGCAGCCAAGATAGGTATTTTGAGGGACAAGATAGCGGAGCTAGAAAAGATAGTTGAAAGTGGCACTAAGGCACAATCCGACGCAGCAAAAGGGGCCTTGAGGTCCATTAGGGCCGTTGAGCAACAGACCGTAGAAATGGTTGCAGAGTCAGCGGCACGGGCTAGATCAACTGAGCTATTGAGACAGTCTACTCAGGCGCTAGACGCCTTAGCTGCCGGGCTAGAACTGTTTGGAGGTACTCTTACGGGCATTTCCGATCAAGTTCAAACTCTTGCTGGTCAAATTCAATCTGAGTTTGATATGATAACAGGAGAAAAGCTTATTGGGAAGCTTGAGGAATTCAACCCGTTTGAAAATGTAGCTGCTGCTACCGATGAGCAAATTGACGCAGGGGTAAGCCAACTACAAAGCTTGGGAGGTAAGGACGAAGGAGACGTTGCCTTTAAGAACTTGGGAGACTTAGCAAAGGCTCAAAGTGACTTGCCCAGAATTATGAGAGATGTTTTAAATGACCTCAAGCTTGGTCGCGAACCCGGTGAGACTATCAGCAATCAGGATGTAAGAGATGCCATCATAGGCAAAAAAGCCACTGATAAAGAAGCAGGCTCGGGGCTGTTGGGCGCGGGCATAGAGCTACCTCCCCAAGCCATGGAAGCACTGGTAAAGGCATTAGAGGGTGAAGCAGCCCAAGGACGCCAAGGCGAAGGTCTCGTGTTTAGCTTTGACCAGCTTACAAATATTCTTGAAAAGACCGGTAAGGTTACGGAGCTTCTTGGGCAAGTTTCTGAAATAGCTGCTCAACAGCTTTCTGCTGCTTTTAGTGCCCTCAATTCATTCAAAAATTCACTGTTAGATGTGGCTCGCGTACAACAAAAAATAAATAAGTTCCGATTAGAAAGCGAGCTTGGAGTGCTGGATAAGCAGGAATCCATTAGGGACAGGATAGATAAGGCGTTGGGTAGGACGCCTAATGCGTTCAAGAGAGCAACCGCCGACCTCCAGAAGAGACTGGAGATTCTTGCGAAGGGTGGCGTACAGGGCGGAACTGCACTCGCTGGAGACGTGTTAGACCCGAACACTCTGTTCAATAGATTGGAAACTCTAGAGCAAAAACGAGACGCTGCGAGACAGAAGCTTGGCTTGAAACCGGGACAGGCCGCATTGGGTGGAGGTGGTGAAGGTGCAGTAGCGCTAACACAAGAGATGAGGGCGAATTCTGATGAGTTGGCGAAATTAAATTCAGAGATTAACGGGACGGAAGCCGCTCTAAAGGAATTGGCAAACGATACTAGATTATTAGCCGCCATCGAAGGGAAAATACATGAGCAGAAGGCCAGAGAGTTGGCATCAAAGTCAACCGTGGTCTCCATATTGGATGGACTCAATAAGCTCCAGAAGGGCGAAATAACTGTTCAAGACTTTAACAAGACAATTACGGGACCGCTGGATGCTCTAGAGCGCGCAACCGCAGATGGTGGGTCGGTTAGTTTTGACGAAGCTGTAGACCTCATCACCAGACTTCAGGGTGGGGACAAGTTACTTGCGGGTCGAATAGAAACTAAAGCTCGCGGCATTGCTGAAGCTAGAGGGCTAGATCCGGGCGATGCGGGAGAGGTTCAGAAGATAAAAGATGAGTTGCTTAATAACCTAATTACATCTGCGGGTATAAGAGGAGTGGGAATGGCAGAGGCCGGTGGACTGCCGGGTGTCGGTGATATTCTTAGGCAAGAACTGAACAACATACTAGATGCACAAACCGAACAGGAGACTCTGGGCACTGTTATGGAGAGAATCGGAAATGCTCAGATTGGTATACTTGAGAAACAAACCGCACGCCAAAATGCTCAACTTCAGGTTGTATTGCAAACCGCTGAAGAAGGATTTTTACGGGCAGCCCATGACTTCCAAGATGCAGTAGCGGAGTTTGCTGCAATGCGAGGGGGTACATCTGCTCAAGCGGCAGAAGACTTAGCAAGAGTGCGTCTTGAGAAGCAGCAAAAGGTAACAGAGCAGGCACGAACTAGGGTTGCTGGAGCAGAAGCAGAAGTTCAAAGGATGCCGACGCGAACCAATAAGACAGAGCTTGAGGCTGCCAAAGAGAGATTGAAGATTGAAGAAGAAATCGAGAGGCGCGCTGCGAACCGACTTAAGAGAGCACAAAAACTCAACGAAAGTCAGAAGAAGCAGAATAAAGTTCGTAAAAAGGACGAGAAGGAAGCGAAAGATAAAGCTAAAAAGGACAAAGATTTAATAGAGGGCGAAGAGAAGAAAGACGGTAAGGCAGCAGACGACGGCAAAAAGAAAGAGAAGTCTCGAACATCTCAAGAGGGGAGACCAGCACCGAGAGAACAAAGAGAGGAAGCCGAAGCCAAAAGGTCAGACAAGTCTGCTGCCGCTGAGATTGGACTTGGCCTTTGCTGTACTGAAATCACCAGAAGGCTTGATGCGATCATTACCGTGTTGGGTGGTGAGTTGACAACATCTCCTCTTGATCTGAGGGCGTTGGCGTTGGCGACCGGGGTTGATCCGAGTACTCTGTCCCAGCCTGACCCCAATCGCGCCAAGGGAAGCTTCTTAACAATATTTGATGACATTCAAGCTCAAATTGATAGAGTTGCCAAAGACGGGGCTGAATCGGGCAAGTTTGGAGAGACGGGTCTTCGGAAGAATCTTACCAGTAGCGCATTCCCAGAGGCGGGGTTGTTGGGGGAGTTTTTGGATAAGACGCTGAGCGATCTTGAAGGACAGCTAACTGGCAAGACAGACGTGGAAGCTTTAGGACTCCTAGATAAACTGATAGCCGATTTGACTAAAGACATTTCTGATATTACAGCAAGCGAGACAGGGGAGTCCGGAAAGAGAGACGTTCGCTCAAAAGATCCATTCGTTGAAAAGAAAAAGGCATTAGAAGAGGTCAGAAAACGCATCAAGGCTCAACAAGAGGCTCCGCAAGATCCGAAAGCTAAGCAAGCTGCCAAGACACAGGCCCGTGCTGGTGGGATTCTTGGAGCGATACAAACAAGCAATGATATTTTAAAGCAGATACTTACCTGTCTGTGTGGTGGCTTGCTTCCTGAGACACAAGCACTTAATACCACGACGGCAGAGGTTGTTAAGAAAACAGAAGAAAATAAGAAGGCTACTGAGAACATTCCAAAAACAACGGATGAAATGAAGACGCCTGTACCGTCCGAGAAAAAGGCATTGAAAAAAGAAGAGGGCGCGAGAGAAAAGATAGACCGACTTAAAAAGGAATCGAGAGCGATCAGCGACCGGGTTGAGGCGGCAGAGGAGACAGGTGATCAAGACGAGGTGACTAGGATTATCGTTGAGGAAGGGATTCCAAAAACCCTTGAACTCATAAAGGCGATCCAAGACTCAAGGAAGGAAGGGCAAGTTCCACCAGCAAAAGATCCTGTCCCAGACCCTGTCCCAGAGGAGAGACCATCACTGAGAGTGACCGAACCGGCTCACCCGAGACCATCGCAAGAGAGAACGCTGGAGGAAGATCGGGGCTTTGCGTATCCGCCGTTTCACGGGCCAGAAGGTGTCTTATCGGAGACACGGGAGGGAGTAACAAAGTCGATTACGCAGGCGGAATTCGACGAAGATCTTCCTACATCTAGGGAGTTTCAAGACAGATTGCGGAAGAATAACGCCGGTGGGATGAGGCCCGAAACGGAAGCCGAGAAAGCGGCTAGACTGGACAGACAGGGAGTGAGAGAACGTGGGGCCGCCGACGACGCTTCGGATTCAGAAAAGACTAGAGCGCGAAGCTTGAGGCTTCGGGAACTACTCGATGAGAAATTCGAGGGAGGTACAACGCGCGGGACTGGGGCTGGGGCTGATCCAGAGCTACAAGGGTCGATACAATCACCGGCAACGGCGAGGATGGTGAGTGCTGCGTTAACACTAAGTAGCCGTAGAGAGCAAACCGTAGGAGAAGAAAGAGTTCTCAGTGGCGCTGCTGCAACAGGCGCGAGAGCGCAAGCCAGAGGCAGAGTTGGCGGCGCCGCATTCCGTCCAGACGTGAGTACGGCGGCCCTTCAGAAAGGTGCGGATAAAAAGAAAAGGGACCAGCTGAGAGAGATTAACAAGGATCGCATAACAACCGCAAGGGAGGGAGACCCATTCGAACGTGCCAAGGCACCGGGACGAGCGAAGGCCTTGGAGCCTAAAGACGTGGGCGCTGGAGAGTTTGCAATTGGCCCCGATGACCCAGTTGCCAAGCTCAAGGAATTTATGAATGCCGGAAGGGTTAGTTCTGTTAAGGGAATTAGAGAATTCTCAGAATCGGGGGGCCAGACCAGAGTAACGCGGGGTCAGCTTGATGCACAAATGCAAGCGTCGAGGAATGAACAACAAAGACTACAAGATGAAAGAGACGCGAAAAGAAAGAAGAACGATGCGGACAAGAAAAAGGCACAGGATAAGAGAGAGGCCGACGCTGCGGCTAGAGTTGCAGCCAGCGGTGTTGGGGTTGCTGGTGGACCGGGAGGTGCTGGTGCAGGTGGACCGGGAGGTGCTGGTGCAGGTGCTGCGGGCGTTGCTCCAGCAGGCCCCGGAGGATTTCCGGCAGGGGGAATGCTGGGCGTCTTGATTAACATTGATAAAAATATAGTAAAGCTAGTAGAGTGTTGTAAAGCAGGAGGAGGAGGAGGAGGTGGGGGTGCTGGTGGTGGTCTTGCTAATGCGGCTCAACAAGCAGATCTTATTAAAGAACAAACGGATAGAAAGATCGCTGCGGATCAAGAGAAAAGTGCTAAGACGCTTGAGGGACTGGAAGATGAAAAGGCCAAGTCGGCAGCAAAGGCTGAGAGAAAATTTAATACGGGCCTAGGCATTGATGCATCGGGCGACTCCTCTTTGGTTAAGAGAAGGAAGCGTTTCATAAATAAGGGTCAGATGAAAGGTAGATTTAATGATGAAAAAGCACTTAAGAATGCCATACAACGTCAAGAGAGTACAAAGAGAATAGACGAGAACCGCCTTGGGGGCGTGAACTCCCGCAGGCCTGAGTTTGGGTTTGATGAAGGGGGTCGTCCAACTGGAGATACTTCTCTAATAGAAGCCGGAATTGAAGAGGACGAACGACAAAGAGCAATGGGAGGACGTGGGCTGCCCGCTTTTAGAAGATATAAAGAGGAACGTGTCAGAAAGGCCCAAGAAGAAGAAATGGAATTGATCAGGGCGCAGGAGATGCATGAAAAAGAGAGGGCAGCTAAAGAGCAAGAACGACTTCAGACAGAGGGAGACAGAAAAAGACAAGCGGTGCTTTCGGCGCCCGCAGCTGGTGGCGGTGCTGGCGGCGGTGCTGGTGGCGGTGGTGGAGGTGCGGCTGCTGGTGGAAACATTATAACACAAATGCAACAGGGCGCAGAATCTGCTGGAGTAATCATTGCAGGCCATCTAGAGAGAGCCGCTACATTGTTTGCATCAGGAGAACAGTGGGCTATAGCAGGAGAAAAATTTGGGCAAGCGGCTTTAGAAAGACTACAGGCTACAGAAATTAGTATTAGGGCACAAATTGGGCCAATATCAGTAACCTTGACTGACAACGGACTTCTTGAGAAATTGAGAACCGGTCTCTCGTCAGAGATCCGCGATACGGTACAGGAAGCCCTCAATTCAAGATTTAACCCAGACGGTACGACAATAGATCCATCGCTTCAAACACCGTTTGGCCCCGCCGGGGGCTTAGCGTGATAACATATTTAGTTTAGTACAAATAGAGAGATAATACAATGCCACTTGGCGACGGAATTACATTTAAATACGGCGAGTACGTCTTTGACCCAAGGCCGTTATTTACCGTTAATAAAGAAATCCTAAAGACCCCTGCCAATACCGGTCTCGGAACCAAGTATAGCCTCACGCTGAATGGCCATATTCTCCCAACAGGCATTGACCCAATCGGTGGCCATGTAGGTGGACTGACCAAGGTATTTAATGGAGTTGCTGATCTCAGAACAGCTTTTGATAAGGATTTTAAGTTACTGTTCTTGCAATGCAATACTAATGATCCTATAATTAGTGGGTATCCCAAGGTTGTTAGCATAGATATTAACAATGCGGACGATAATTACATTCGTCGCGCAGACTATACCATTAGTTTAGAACTTCCATCCTTGACTGGCGCAGGGTCAGAAACGGCTGGAATAGATTGTGACGGAACAACAATTGGGGACTTGGGAGGAAGTGGTCTAATTTCTATCAGTGACGAATTCACGGTAGAATTTCTAGACGAAAAGGTCGGGGGGGACATATCTATTGAGGCATTTGGGGCTATTCCAACCGTGTTCTCTATTCAGAGAACCCTTTCTGCGGTGGGGGATTCGTTGGCATGTGCAGGGTCGGACTATGTGCAGCCCTATGAAAGAGCAAAGTCATACGTTTCTGCAAACTTGGGCATTACTTCAGACATGACAGGCTTGGTGGGATTAATGTGCGTAGGAGCAGATGGTCAAACATTCTCCAACAACTTTAGAAGCATCAGCGTTAACCAAGGCGAGGGAAGCGTTAATGCCACTGAAACTTGGATTACTTTTACTGGGGGTAATCCTGCTACAGAAGATTTCGAGGTCACTATTGATAAGGCTGCGGACAATATCCTCACAACGATTACTATTAATGGAACTATACAAGGCTTTAGCACGATTAATTATGACGATTGTCCTCCTTCGGGCGCTCCTAAATTCAATGCAGCGCTTGCTTCTTGGAGCGGTGTAGAAGGATTGTTAGCCGGTCGCGCCTCCGCTGTTTATAATTCGGTTGGGGGTAATTGGTCTGGTGATCTAAATGCTGTACCTTTAAGTGAGAGTATTGGCTATAATGTTATTGGAGGCACTGTTACATACAATAAAAGTTATGATGACAGACCACCCAATTGTTATACCGGGGCGTTACAGGAAAGTATTACCTTCAATTTCAACCAACCTAGCGACATATTCGCCTCTCTAACAATACTCGGCAAGCCTAGAGGGCCGCTATTCCAAGCAATTTCAACGACATCAGCGACGACACGAGACATTAGTATCGATGCAATAATACCCCTTGTGGGAGACTGCGCCCATACGGACTTTGTCCATCCACCAGACGTATACGACCAACTGGTTAATAACTATGAAACCACATTAAGAAATGAGTTTAATCAGGTATTTGTGAGCAGCCATAGTATAGGGTGGGAACCCAAAGTAGGACATTTTACCCTTAGTAAGTCTTGGACTGTGGGATACTGTTATTAAGGATAATTTTGAATGAGCTACTCGACTTGCACCCCCCAATCGGTTTATGGTGGATATAGGCAAACACTCTTCTTAGGATGCAGTGTTTTAAGCTTTTCTGCAACCGCAGGTTGGAATGGGTCATCGTCAGAGGTCACTGTCGAACTCGCGGCAGACCGGTGCGCCTCCCCTCCGGGCTACTCTAAAGAGTATTGGGCTGGGCATGGCGTTTATGTTACGCCACAGTATTGGACGGCAGCAGACCCCGGATTTACATTTCCAAACGTAGGCGCTCCTGTTTATTTTAGGGTCGCTGATTTTGAATATTCTGGACTAATACAAGGATGGACTGTAAAAGAAGGCGCTGACGGCTACCCCGTATATACCGTAAAGCTCATTGATCCACGAGCTATTTTAGATCACGCGCAAGTTATCTTGGATAAATATGAAGGGGGACATCAAGGTCTTTACAACCTGTTTAATGTATACGGTTATTTGGAAGGGACCGCCAGTAACTGCCCAGATGTCACGGTGAATGACGTGGGCTTTGGCGCCCCGGCTGGAGGATTTGGAGGGTCTCGCAGAACAGACAGGGGCATTCCTTGGGACTTAATCAAAGCCGCGATGCAGGACTTGGCTGGCTCTGTTGGGGGAGTTCCCTCTACTTATTCTCAAGGCGGCTTATTCTATCGAGGAACGAGCGGGGGAGGGTGGGGCGAATTAAATTATGGGATACATACGGCAGGCGCTAAATATATTCTTGATATAGAAGAGGTGCCAAATTCATATACGTGGGACTATAGAATCACAGGGCCTATTGTTTCTTTAAGCGAGCTTATTAATCAGGTCTGTGCAGATGCTGGATGCGATTACTATGTAGAGTTGCTGCCTACCGGAACTTCCTTGGTAATTAAAGTAAGAACTATATCAAGAGCTAATCAGCCGTCGCTTGGAACTTCTGAGATAACTAGCTTTATTACTGCCAACAACATTAACCTTGGTGGTGACGGTATTGTCTCTGACTCCTTTGGTCGAGAGTTGCGATCTGAAATAAATAGCAGCTTCCTCATTGGAGCAAATGGGAGATCTTATTTTCAAGAAATAGACCCGAACAATATGACCCCCTTCTGGGGTTATGACGCAGAGGGGGAACTGATAGAGTCTGAGTTCAGTGGACCGGGCAACACCGGATCGAGCAAGCAAGGATGGGAGGTTCATCTAGATTTTCGTAAAATCAACTTAGTTCTTAACAACCCAGTCACTGAAGGTATAGTTGGTGGCAAATTTGGTTCAGTTTTTGAAAATGAGATGAGGTACGTGCTCGGAGACTATGAGACTTTCTTGGCCAAAATTTTAACGATGGAGAAGGTCGGAGGGGTTGATACGGTTATACAGAGATATTATAGGGATACTCTGGAAATCAAGCTAAATGATGTTAGAAACAGAGACCCCGGCGCTATGGATGATCGCGTTGCCATAGACGGCTTGGTTGGAAGAGAGGGAGGGGGAAATGACGGCACCCCAACCAACCCAAAGGTTATAGATGGGAAAACATTTTTTAGTTGGTTCCAATCATATGTGCAAGACTTTTGGGGTAAGCAATTTTTAGTACTGTGCCCTCATGTATGTTCTAACACAGACACAGATACTAAAAAGACCGTTTATAGTGACGAACCATCGACAGACGGGGGGTGGGCAACACCTAACGATGACACAGACATTTTAGGGATAGATAATCCCAGTATTGCAGCAGATTTCTTTAAAGACGAATCGGGCAAAATCCAGCCAATACTAAAATATACTGGAGCAGATTTAAATCTTAAAGCACTGAATCAAGATGATTATCTTGTTCTGGGTACTGAGGTTTGGGTAAAAGCCAGTGTTGAGCAAAAATGGGTTGAAGGAACCCCGGTCATAGGAGTGCCCGATGATGACAAGCTCGCGGCGCTATTAAAAATAGGAACTCCCGTGCTAGACGGGGAGAGTATTCCAGCGATAGAGTCCAACTCTAAGCTAATGGATGCTAAGCCACAGGGCGCTGCTGGAGTTACGCCAGTAGTTACTAAAAATAAACTTGGTGCTCAGGGTGAAACGGTGGGGGCCGTTGGGGCTGCCGTTGCCTATCCATACCAAGCGGGAGTGCCTGTCAAAAGTAATACTAGAACTTATGGTCCATGGTATGCTGTAGGAGCAAATCCCGGCTCTGTGCACTGTGAAGTAGACGACGGCTTAGCTCCTTGGGAATATGGTGGCAGCGAGTTTATGAATGCCGCAGGGACTGCCAAGGTCGCTAATGCGATCACGGCTATGCAATTTGGTGAGAGGGGAGAAGTTACCATACCGGGCTATCCCACGCTGTCATTGGGATCTGCACTATTGGCTAATTCACCTAATACTAGATATGATGGCAGATCTCTTGGGGTTGGCTCACACTCTTATCCTAACGGTCCAGCCATGTATAACTTTGTGTCATGGTCTGTTGGGCAGCAGACTGGTGGTGCAAGCGTGTCAAGTATCAACGTCACGGTAGGCCCCGGAGGGGTGACAACCTCCTATACCATTAGCACTTTTACTCCTGTTTTTGGCAGATTCTCTAAGGGAAATGCGGAACGTGTCAAGCAGATCGGTTTAAATAAGCTTAAAGGTGAGCGAGACCTTCGTGCAAGTTCAGCACTCAGCAAGCTGTTAAAAGTAGCGGAATCAAGAGGGGGAGATACAAAACTTTCTCGTATTGCTACTGATGACATAGGTAAGGGGGCACTAGCCCCTAGAAGCCCCGGCATATGGTTTGCAGGCAAGCTTACCTCTGATCCTAAAAGAAAAATTGTCATAATTCCAGACAAGCATACGATGCCATACTATTCAGAGTATGACAGCACATCCTATGTAAGTATGGATGCCATTATTAGACCAGTATCTAATTACGGAGATGCGGGCCTCCCTAAGATTGCATCAAATAGCGGAAACTGCCCTACTTTTCAGACATCTGCGCCTCCCCCTCCCGTGGATGGGTACACTGGATTGCCTGTCGTTCAAAAATATTTAGACTATCTGGCAGACCCGGTTTCCAACACTACTCTCCTTGACGGTTTCCGGGGGAATGAGAGCACCAGCGGCCATGATGTTGAAGCGGTCGCTAGAGAATCAATGTCTTGGCTGTTGGATAATCAGATCGGTGGAACTGACTCTCTACTTATTCATATTTCAGGAAATGCAAACTACGCAGCGGACTATCGTCATTTTGCCCTTAGAGGGCCGCTAGTTATACATGGATGGGGATACGATATCTATGGCAAGCCAGTTCCTAACTCTGTAGGGGATAGCGCAGGAACTTGGCAAGATAACTACGAGAATTTAACTGATAAATTCAAAGAGGACTGGTTGTCAGACGCTCGTGACTGGCCCGCCGCTCCCGTAGACTTAAGATTTGACAGGGCCAGAGGGGTTTGGACTATTCCCCCGGCGTTTAGGATGTATCAGGTAGAATCCGCTACTGGCATTGGTGCGGGGGGATACGGAACGGCCAATGTTCTTAAGGGCGCCGAGGATATATATGATAAAGAAGGCAACGTTATTTCGTCACCTACAATTCAAGTTTTCAATCCTACAGATAAGAGCATCGTTAAGGGCGTTGCCTATTATGACACAGCAGCTTGTGAGTATTGGTTGCTTGGTGGTGGAGAAGGGGGTGGTCTCTCAGCGGCTTGCAGTGATAGGGCCGTGCCGCGACAGTACACATCAACTGGCGTGCCGGGAACGGCGATTCACGATCCGTGTGGTAGTATTGACTGGTGTGCATGCGAATCCATTAGCAACGTTGGCGAGCAGCACGATTGCATCCGTGACGCGATAGAGTACGGGGGTTATGTTGGTAAATCTGGAGAAAGCGACTGTCCCGACTTAAACGATTGGGAATTTATCGAGTGGGGTAGGGGCGTTCAGGTATCTGGTGTCTGGGAAAACGACCCGCTCGCTCCAACATGCCTTGCAGGCACTCCAGAGGAATCCGGCAAGGGCCGTAAAGGATTATTGGTTTCGGTGGAGCAGCGTGACATCATCCCAATATCGTGTCACGGCGTTGACTACGGAACTGGATGCGACCCCGCTCTCGACGAGGGCGCGGGGGCAGCCGGGGCATCGGTCGTGCCTTTCTTCCCGGCGTACTTTATTGACTTTGGCAAGGGATTTGCTGTAACGGGGCTTGATTCAATGTGCGACGGCGGCCCGTTTTCGGGAGAGACGGGGAGGGAGTCTGGTATTGGTGTTAGCGTGATTCCCGGTTTTGGTATTGCCTGTAGCAACAGGGAAGCTAGTGGCTGTGGGTCGGATGAAGTTGAGGGTGGTAAAAAATGGGAAGAGAAGCCGACGTGGGATCCTGTCATTGAATTTTTTGAATTCGGGAAAGGTCTGCAAATTTCTGGCATTCAAGATTTCACAGGGGGGAGGGGGGGGAGTTCCGGGCTGTTAATTTCAATGGATAGTGGCAGTCCCGGCATTGGAATTGCCTGTAGTGAGAGGGAGGCTAGCGGATGTGACCAGTTTAGCCAATCACCCAAGTTTGATCCTGCTTGGGAATTTCTTGAATTTGGGAATGGCATAGATGTTTCTGGGATTGAGCATGGTAAAAAGTCAGGCGTTTTAGTTTCCGTGGGGTCGCAGAGCGGCCAAGGCATAGCCGTAGCCTGTAGCGAGAGGGAGGCTACCGGATGTGGCCAATTTAACGATACGCCTGATTTTTCGATTCCAAAAGCGAAGTATCTTAATTTTGGGAAGGGACTTAACGTCAAGGGCCTTGCAGGTGAAGGAGGGTCAGGTCTTTTAATTTCCGTTAACACTAGCGGCAACAGTGGGGGAGTAGCCGTAGCTTGCAGTCAGAGGACGGCGTGCGATTCGCTGTATGATGCTCCGACGTACTGCTGTGACATATTTCCTGAAGTCGCTGACCTCGATTTTACTAAAGACCGCGCGGAATTCATTGAGTTTGGAAGAAACCTTATTGTTTCTGGAGTTAATACACAAGACAAAACAGGTGTTTTAGTTTCCAGCAAGATAGCAATTGGTTGTAGTGATCGCGAGCTTAAAAAAGGTTGTGATCCGGAACTCCCCGACGAGATGACAAAGTATGGCGTAGAATTTATAGAATTCGGAGACGGTATTGCCGTTTCGGGAGTACAGGAGGATGGCTGGTCGGGTGTTGCAATATCAGTAGAAGGAACGATGAAAGTCGGGACTACTGGTTGTGGCACCGGGTGGTTGCCCTGCGCTAGTACCAGTTGCCTGATTATTGGGACCGGATTGACATGGGATACTGGCACGAACGTAGTTGCTGGACCGCTGATCAGCGACATTCTTTGTGACAACTCATATGTTGACGACGAGTGGCTCAATCAGCCTTTCGGCACGTTACTTGTGGGCACCGGGCTTACTCTCAACAGAGATATAAGCCCTGTGGAGCAACCACCAGACCCCAACGGATTCCCCACAGGGGGATGTTCTGTATGGCTTAATACAACCCATTGTGTCACGGGGACCACCGCTGGGGGTCAGGAGATAGGCGGCTTATTTGAGTGCTTGAAGTTTGGAAGCGGCTTCTACGTAGAAGAAGGGATTTCAGGGCATAACTGCGGCGCATATACGCTTCACTCAAGCGGAATTAAAATAGGAGCGACGGGGTGCAAGTCTGAATTCGAATGTAAGCCAGTAGACTGTCTGGTATTTGGAAGCGGCCTGACGGTCGATCCTATAACAAACACCGTGTCTGGCCCCAGCGTTAAATTGGTTGCCCCCTGTAGCGGAAATGATTTTGGACCGGTCGTACCAGACCAGATTACTTTTGGCAGCGGCCTCACTGGCGTGTTCAATTTCAGCACATGTGATTTCCAAGTCGATGCACCACAGTGGATTAGAACAACCCCTTGTGGAACCCCAGCCTCCGATGCGGCAGGGTTTTCCCCTCTTTCGGATGACGAACATAGGTTCTTTAATACTCTTGATATGTCTACTGGGCTGTTTGTGAGTCAATCGGGCTGTGCATTTAAGATTACCGGCCCAAGATATTCTGGCCTTGGAACCTGCGAGGCAGATGAAGAGGCAAATAGAGCCAGAGACTACGGGCCAACTCCATTCGACACTCTTGTGTTCGGGAGCGGTATCGAGAAAGCTGGCCCTGAGTGTGCTCCGATTCTGCATGCTGTTCAATATATTTCTAATAAGGGTTGCGAGAACAAGCCAACCACAAAATTCAACGAAACTTTCTTCCGCAATATAATTATCTCTACAGGACTGAATGCAAAAGTAGTTCCAGACTTCCCCTGTGCTTTTGAAATTACAGGGCCGGATGTTAGTGGAATGTCTGTATGTGACAGAGACGGAATGCCTTCTACGCCATTCCAGACTTTGATATTTGGAAGCGGTCTTCAGGTAGAGTTAGACGCCCCCGGAACAGAAGGTCAATGCGCAGCTACAGTTAATCTGGTTCAAAAGTTTAGAACAAGAAGCGGTAGTGTAGCTTCTCCTAGTCAGGGGATCAGGAACGATGTGTGCCATGACGGGCCTTTCGAATGCATCGGTATCGGAACGGGCCTTACAATGGAAGATGAAGGCGACTGTGAAGCACTCATCTCTTGGAACGGTTTTGACTACAGAGTAACGGGATGCGTAGACGCAGTAACTGCCTCAATTGTTTCCCGCGCCCGTAGCGTAGTGTTTGGCACAGGCTTCGGCTATATGGGTCAGTCACATACGCCAGCGGCAGATCGATTGGACTTTGCTCTAACAGCAGGACCGCAGTGGACTGATCATGATGCTTATCTATGCGCCGATTATGCTCAAGCGGATCATCAAGTCGCGTGTGAAGTGTCGGGTTATAAAGGTCTTGATGTTAGGGTTGCGGAAGGTGACAATGTTTCTACTATTTTCCTTGCTCCTAACGTGCATCAATTTACGGAAGATTCAGATAATTGCAAAATACCTGACGGGGCGAATGGGGGTGCTTTGCACACCCAAATGCTTGAGCTTGGTGTGGGCTTGGAAAAAATTGCTTCTTACTCAACAGCTAGCGAATGTAAGACCCTCATAGCCAAGAATTTGACAGTCGGGGGCATAGGGGACTATATTAAAGAGATTACATTCGACGCGATTGGTGGCTGCACAACTCTTCAAGGAACATTTCAAGAGTCATGTGACGATGGCAAGTATACAAAAATGAAGATGGGCACAATCGGGTACAAGGGGGATTTGCCGGTAATTACAGGTATTGCTTGTAGCGGAGACTCTATGGCTGTATTCGCCGCAACTCTCACTTTTTGTAATGGACTATTACAAGGGGTAAGTTAATGAGCGTTACGCATATAGGCATAGGGCCAAGATACGGAAACACTTGCTGTTCATGTTGCACAGCACCGCCCGCAGGAACTCCGGGGGTTCCCATCGGGGCCAATATTGACTCGTGTTATTGTAATTGCTGCGCTTGCGTTCCAACTGGACCTCTTTGCTTTGAGATGATTAATTGTCGCATCCAAGGTGGTGGCGGCGGTGGCGGCGGTGGATCGCCATGCATGTGCGACGACTTCTCATTTACGTTCGCCAAATCGCCATCCATGTGTTACTACCACAGTGACGGCGACTTGAATCCCGGCGGGGCGCTCTGCACCGTGTGCCTTGCCGAATACCAAGACCAGCCAACGGGAGCTTATATAGAAGCGTGGGGTTTCTCAGGGACTGTCTGTGGCGACTGCACTACTAGCTCACCTCCTATGTCAGGGTCTGACTGTGATGGCATGTGCATTACCGCCAGCCTATGTTGTTGCAAGACGGGAATTCAAGTTACTGGTCTTCCTCTCGGCTTCGATCATCCATGCCCGCAACTCCACCCGAACGGCCCATGCGCCACAGAGGGAGACGGCATTGTAACGGGGGCTGGACCTCTTCCATGCTCCTCACACTGCTTCTGGTTTGAAATAGAACCCTGCTCGGTTCCCTGCTCTCCTTGTGCTTATTACACTGGCACCGAAGAGTGGCCGCAGACCACGGAAGGCACATTAAGTATCAACAACTGTGCTGATCTGGTAAGCGGCCAATGCAAGGGCACCGAAGGACAAAAGTTTATGCTCTTGGTGGAGGGGGAGTTCCTTATCAACTGTGACTGTCAGACAGGAATGCTCGACCCTGATCCTTCGATGACACCCCCCATTCACCCAGTAGTGATGCAGTGGTCTGGCCTGATTACAGAAGGTGCCTGTTCTCCCTAGCTGGAAACATAAATGTTAAGAGGAAGCACTGATGTCTGAAGAAAAACCCAATATTTGTAATAATGAATGCCAGTGCTCCGAAGCAGGGTTCTGCCCGGTGTATGGAATTACTATGACGAAACGTTTGCATCGCTTGTGCCAAACAGACGAAGTGTGGCGAAAGAATTTTCAGAACTTTTTTGCTCCTCCCGCTAATGAAGCCGAAAGGCAAGAGCGAGAGGACCGTACAAAGGAGTCTAGAAAAATGAGCGCAAATAAAAAACGACTAGACGAAGTTATTAATGAGGTAGAAGAGTCTGGGGTTAATTTAGATAACTATGAAGAAAAACAAGAGGGGCTTGGGAATTTGCTGGCTGGAATATTTGGAAAGCTCGGAATTACAGAAAAGTCTGTAGAAGAATGGTCAGGGATACAGGGGTGTGGGTGCGATAAAAGAAAGCAGTTTTTGAATAAAATCCTTCCGTTTAGAAAAAAAGAGTAGTCTGTTGCCCAGAAAGAAAAAGAAAAATAACAGTGACCTCCCGAAAACTCATTCTGACGGAGGGTATCCACAAAGAAAAGTAATCCCGAAAACTGAAAATCAATCGAATTATCTTAAGGCCATGATAAAATCCGATGTCGTATTCTGCACTGGCCCTGCCGGTTCTGGTAAAACTGCTGTTGCGGTTGGCCTTGGATGCCAGCTTCTTCAGGAAAACACGGTGGGCAAGATCGTCATAGCTCGCCCTACAGTAGAAACGGGGGGAGGACTTGGACATTTACCGGGAACTTACACAGATAAGATTCAACCCTATCTTGTTCCTGTGTTGGAAGAAATGGGTAAATATATCTCACGAGACATGCTAGATAGCCTTCGTTTTAACAACATAATAGAACTGTGTCCGCTGGAATATATGCGTGGAAGGAATTTCCACAACACGTTTATGATTTTAGACGAAGCCCAAAATGCCACGCTTGAACAAATAAAAATGTTTGTTACGAGGATTGGGAAAAACTCTAAAGCGGTATTAAATGGAGACCCTGATCAAACAGACCTTAATGACTACATGAAAGGAGGACTCGAAACCTGCATGGAAAAGTTAGGAGAGATAGAGGGCATATCTATCTGTAAATTAGAAGGACGAGATATTATTAGGAATGATATTATTGCTAAAATTCTAGACAGATTAGGTTGAGGTGCTGTCAAATGCAAAATGTTCCTATTTTGAGTAATGACGAAGTTGGAAAGTTAATTACTGTCCCTGAATGTATTAATATTATAGAAAGGCTGTTCAAAAACCTAGACCATACTCAGATGCCTCCAAAAACTTATCTAAACATTCCTAACGGAGACTTTCGAGCGATGCCCGCTATAGCATACGATACGGCGGGAATAAAATGGTGCGGTGTCCATCTCGATGATACAGGCACGAAGCGAAAAGTCAATATTTTTGCCAAAGTTTTAATTAACGACATTAAGACGGGCAAGCTTTTATGCATCATGGATGGAGAAACGTTAACTGCCATTAGAACAGCGGCTGTAACGGGAGTCGCCACCAAATACTTGTCTAGACTTGATTCGCAAACAGCGGCTTTTATTGGGTGCGGGAATCAAACAAAAAGACAAATCGAGGCCGTTACCGCCGTTAGAGATATACATGAGATATTTTTATATGACTTAGATTCAGACCGAGCGCACAGGATGGCCGAAGAGTTTGACAACGCAAGAGTCTTCGACAGCCTAGCAGAATGCTTAAGGGATGCCGATATCGTAACCACCCTTACCCCTTCTCGGAAGGGCTTTATTAAGCAGGAGTGGTTAAAAGAATCAGTTCTTATCAATGCCGTTGGCGCAGACGCCAAGGGGAAAAGAGAGCTAGATGCTTCTGTAATTAACCATATGGGACTCATCGTTTATGACGAGTGGGAGCAATGCTCTCATTCAGGAGAAATTCAATACTTATCAGAGTGTATTCGCAGGCCAGCTTTATTTTCTTTGGGGGAAATAGTCAGTGGACCTTTAGAGTACAATAATATTGATCGCACCATGGGCACGCTGTTTGACGCTACCGGATTAGCAATTGAAGATATAGCTACAGCCAGATACGTTTATGAGAGGACGACATGAATGGCCCAATTAGAGAAGACAAGAAAGCCGAATATTTGATTCGAAAACATCAACATGCTATTGAAGTAATTAAAAGAAAGGATCATGAGTGTACAGCGATGGGAGGGGACGAGATGAAAAGGAGGCATATCCTAAAGAGGGCGGCGCAAATTATAGAGCTTAAAAAGTTTTTGCTTAATTTGACCGGCAGGTGCTCTCCAAACGACCCCAAATGGCCCGTCTAATACGTATGTAAGAACAGAACATCTAGCCATGTATTAAATGGTGTGACTCCAAGGTCGTCATATTTTAAAACAGGCTGCGAGAAGTCATAAGAGGCTGCCGTATGGGCCGCTGCGGCAATAGGAAACGCCGTAGCCTTTTGCATGGCAGAGAATTTTTGGTCAGACCTGATGACCCTTTCAAACAATAGATCGTCTACTGCGACACGCATAATTACTAAGTCGTCCCGAGGAGGGCACGTTCTTTGAAAGACTTTCGTCAGAGCTTCGTCGTCCAACCCAGATTCGTGGATTAGAAAGTTAACAATTCTATGATGGCCCGGATATCTTAATGTTTTATAGCAGCAATTGGGAACTTTTCGTCTTTGCATCGTGGCAATTGTATGGGCTGCTCCCCCGCTAGTATAGAACGCTTCTAACTCACCGATTTCGGTTTGTACAGGTTCTTCAAATCCGCCCATCCCTCTTTGCACGTCTTGAAGGCCGTTTATCAAAACGATACAATTATCTCTGTATTCGTTTATTAAGCCAGCATATGACCATGTGCAGCCATATTTTAAAGTATTAGTAGGTCTCTGAGGAAGTCCTCCTGCCATCATCGTGATTGAGTTGGGAATTTCACCCTTGCTTTCTACGTATTCTCGGTACAGATTTTCAGCCACGATATTAACCCAGCCCGGTGCAAGGCCCAGATCTGTCATTACAGGGCACTCTGCTTTGTGATTGGCGTATTCGTTAATTTTTTCGCTGACTTTAACGCAGCCACCTAGGTCAAGATATTTTATTCCATTGTCAATGCAGAAAGTTGCTAATTTCAGGTTCTGATGGTAGGGTAGTGACGAGATTACCATCGAGCACTCTTTTAACATCTGATACGATGTGCCTCGAATGAACTTATGTCGAGAAGGTTTTAATATTTTTTGACAATCAAATATTGCCTTTTCATCTTGATCTAGCACCACAACATCATGATCCAAGCTTTCCATGGCCCAAGCTATCGCTTTCCCCATATTCCCTGCGCCAACAATAGCAGTTCGATTATTTATCATGACCCCTCCTTATCGTAATAAGCTAGCCAGACGTACCCTAAGTTTGCTATGGTATAGCACAAAAAAATAATAGATAGGGCGTACTTATTTTTAATAGCTAGATCGACAGATACAACAGCATAAAGAACGCTCGACATCAGTAGTGCCCAAAGACCCATTCTCATTTCTCCCAACTCACTGATTTCCCAGACACTGCTTGAGAACAATCCTTAGCCCTTTCAAATGTCCAATGTCTAGCATCTGACTTTTTATTAGCTGCCCACAATTCTAAAGCACCGCTCTGCATTGTTCGACCAAAGGAAAATGAGGCCACCCAAGGCAAATAGGACTGCTTGTTCATTTCGGCTAGATTATTAATTGCTTCTTCATCCTTTTGCCCACCACTTAAGAAAGCAATTGCTGGAACCGCAGAGGGCACGGTTCTTTGAAAGCAATTTAAAGTGGCGGCGCTCACACCTTCTGATCTCTCCCGAATGGTGCTCTTGTATCCAGAGACGATCATATTGGGCTTGAGAATGATCTGTTCCAAATCAACTCTTTCCCAATATAGGGCGTCAAATAGAATGTGGAGTATCTTTTCCGTTACATCAAAAGACTTCCAGATTGTTTGTACTCCATCCATCAATACTTCTGGCTCCACTATAGGGACTATCTTTTCTTCTTGACACTTTCTAGCATATCTAGCCAGAGTCCAAGCATTAGCCAGTAAGCAAGTATCGGCATCATTAACGTCAATAACGGCACGCCACTTAGCGAATTCGGCCCCCAAGTCTTTATATTCTCGAAGCCTTTCTGTAAGTCCATCAAGTCCCTCCGTTAGCTTGCCCCCTGTTTTATTGTAGGGCTTGGCTCCCCCGTCTACCTTGATACCTAAAGTAATTCCCTTGTCCAGCAATGGCGCTATGGTCTCTTTGTTCCTGATCGTTTCATCATATAAGATGACGCCCCCGATATAGCGTTCCAGCCCCTCTGTGGAAAAAAGATTGTGTCGATAGTCATGTCTCGTTTCTGGCGTAGAAGACATTCCCACAGAGTCAAATCTTTTTTGTATGGTGGGGGTGCTCTCGTCAGCAGCTAAGAGACCTTTGCGCTTATCAAATATACGGTTAATAGTTTCTGTCATTTCCATATTAATATCCTTCAAGAGAGGGAGAGCTTGGCTGCCCGATAAAGGCCATTGGAAACAGCGAAAAGAGGTTGCTCTGCGTGCCTTACTTCAGAGATAGGGACTGGGAAATCGTCTACTATTAACTCCTTAAGTCTTTCCACGAATCCTGCAACTAGAGAAGTCCCTCCCGCTACTACAATCGGCATTTCCGCAGTAACATTTGGCAATTTCTTCTTAGGGGTTCTTTCATACAATTCCTTGAATTGTTCAACAACATAATTTAGTAAAGATTCATAGTAGATAGAAACTGCCCGTTGAATCCCATTTGTAGAATCGTAAAGGCTAAAGTCGGCCTTTTCTTTGACAGCAGTCACCACGTTATGGGTCTCGTCCGTGTGCTGAGCCGCATGACTGTCGATCCAGTCTCCACCCCGGCTCAAGCTGAAGGCAAAGACAGGAATACCCATAAAGGAGTAGACAATGTTGCACATACCGGCTCCGAAGCTCATTCCAATGCCGCTGTACTGCGTGTCAGCTAACTCTGAGTATACGACAGCCAGCCCCTCCGTCATTACGTTAACATTTTTATAGCCTAGATCGTCAAAAACGCCCCCTAATATCTGTTTATGGTACTCCACGTCAAAGTCCGCATCAATTGGCTCAGCGGGAACGCAGTAGTATAGAACGTCGCTATCTGCCGTAGGCTTTCCAGCTATAGCCTTGACAAGCTCTCCCACCATGAGATTTGAGACCGGCTGCTTGGGGTTCAGAACACCCTTTGACATAGGTCTAAGGCATTCTTGATGGAATAGATTTGCGAACTTGAAGGCGTCGTCACCTAGAACATGTAGGATGCCATCAACCTTAACATAATGAGCACCAGAATTTTTTAGCATACTTTCACCGAACTGACTCGCTGAACCCTCAAGGAACTTGGAGGGGTTGAGTTTGAAAAAAGCGTCTCTAATCTTTCGGAACTTTACGTCTCCTGCTTCTTTTTCTGCACAAGATATAAATCCGGTTCCAATGTCCACACCTATAGCGCGAGCATTGACTGAAGGAAGGGGGGCAGCATCTGTCATTTTCAATTACCTCTTGTTATTCTAGTTGGAGTCCTGTTAACTCTCTAATCCTTTTCACTCGCATGGACTTCACCTATTCTCTCATCCCCAAAAGAGGTCTCTATCTTGGGAGCCTTGAAGTTCAGCGCCTTTTCTGCCAGATCGTGAACTTCCGGGTCCGTAGAGCGTACCCTCTTTTCCTTTTTAACTTTTCTCTTATAAGAGTCGTTGAGGTACGTATTGAAGACGTAGATCGCTATCAAGGAAAATGCAAAGGGCCAAAACGAATAGGCCAGCATGTTTAGAAAAATCTCGAACGCGTTTGAGAACATTATTCCATTCCTTGTGGAAAGGCTAGATTGTCGTCATGATTAATTGTCCATGTTACTTCGTGAGTAACGGCACGGAAGGTTCGGGATGCTGATGGATATCCGTTTCCTGACTTCTTAACTCCTCCGAAGGGTACATGAGACTCAGCAGCGATAGAGCCACCATTCCAATAGCACATCCCATAATCACACCTATCACGACAAATTCTAGCTTTTTTGAAATCTTCAGTAACCACGCCAACAGCCAAGCCATAGTCAGTATCATTATAGATCCTAACAGCATCATCAATTGTGTCAAAGGGTATGAGTGCAACATGGGGTCCAAACACCTCGCTCTTTAAGTACGGGACATTTCTCCACTCGGTTTTATATACAAGGGGGCTGACGTAGTAGCCGGGAGATTGATATGAAGGCTCAAGTAGCACCTCGGCATCTTGATCATCAGCCACCATATCATTAAATCTTGTAACGGTTTCTAGTTGCTGAGCATTGATCAAAGGCCCCATGTATGCGGAACTTGGCTTGACCTTTCCACCAACCACGTACCCGTTGTCCACGAAAGGCGCGCCTGCTTTGACAGTGGAGGCCCTTTCTACGAAAGCCTCGCAGAACTTATCGTAGATTGTTCGCTGTACGATTATTCTACCAGAGGACACGCATCTTTGCCCAGAAAGCTTGAATGCGCTAGCTACTGAGGAGTATACAGCTAGATCAAAATTAGCGTCCTCAAAAACTACGACAGCAGACTTGCTTCCAAGTTCACAGGAGCACGTTTTATGCCAGCTATCTGCACATATTTTTCGAATGTGCTGCCCAACCTCTGCGCTGCCAGTAAAGCAAATGTGGTCGACATCTTTTCTAACTAAGCAGTCTCCTATAAGCCCATCTCCGTGTACAAGGTTAATCACTCCGGGGGGAATGCCAGCCTCATGATACAGTTCCATTGCCATTTGGGAGGTATAAGGGGCGTCCTCACTTGGTTTTAGAATGACCGTATTGCCTTCCACGATTGCAGGAGCAACGCACCAAAAAGCACCAATGGCAAGAGGAAAATTCCAAGGGCTAACGACGGCAACAACACCCTTGGGCTTTCGTAGAACATAGGCGTCTTTTTCAGAAATTTCGGACGCAACGGCTTCTCCTTGTGGGGTTCTTCCAGAGCCAAAAGCATACTGAGCCATATGTAAGGCCTCGTTTACTTCAGCAATGGACTCATTGTAGTTCTTACCTGTTTCTACAGATATTACGTATGCTAATTCTTCCCGCCTTTCTTCTATAAGCTTGGCGACCTTGTATAAATATTCGGCGCGTTGAACGCGGCTTGTAGCTCGCCATTCAGAGAATGCATTTCTGGCAGCGGTATAAGCTTCTTCAACTTCCTCTACTCTTGAATTGAAAAACTGGCCGAGAGAAGCTCCCGTGCAAGGATCTACATTATCAAAGAATGAGTCTGACCCGCTACTTACAAAATTACCATTGATATAGTTTTGAGCTTTCCACATTTTTACAACCCCTTGGTGCTGTTCATTAAGTGCTTAACTGAGTTTTGACAAAACCCCTTATCCCCTCTTTCGATTAGTTCGACAATAATACCGCCCAATTCAGGTAGTGGCTTAGTGAAAATTTGTCGCAGGTCATCTTCCGGGCAGTCAATTATGTCGTTTGATAAAAACTCTATCCCCAGCTTCTTCCATTTTGAGACCTCGTCGTGTATATGGCTCGTCATATATGCCATATGATGAATGCCTCCTCCGTTATGTAATTTCACCCAATCTCCTACAATAGATCCGGGTGCGCCATCACTAATAAAAATTTCGGGAGCAAGGTGATGTTCTACGGGCTTCGATATTCCATACGATTTGGTCACCCAAGGGATGCCAATGAATTTTGATATGGGATTATCTTTTTCGATAGGAGTCATTGCGATACATTCGGCTTTGGAGCCATCATCAAAATCGATACAAAATTCGATTCCAATTTCATAGCCAAACATTCGCTTAAAAAGTTTTGCGGTCTTATGCCGATTGCCTACTCGGTAAGCTATGTGGTCCAGCCTCATTCGCTCTCTCCTCGCTCGTATAGATTCCTGAGCATTCTAAGACTTACCTTTAAGGAGTCATTGTCGGTATGCACCCCCACTTCTTCATCTAGTCTTCGAGTTATAGCGACGGCTTCTTCGTCGCTTAAGAAGTCGTTAATAATGTCGCAAATCCTTTTAGCTTCATCATTACTCGTAGGCATGGCAATTCCTCCTAATTATTTCTTACGATTGGCTTGTAAATAAACCACCCTCTATCGGGAAGATACCCTCTATTTTTATCAGCATGCGACTTTTCATTAATACGCTGCTCCTGTTGTTTTTCAGAAAGCTGATCCCATCTAATTTTAGGAAAGACCAGACCTCCCTTTTTTGTACGCCCAAAGATGAGCTTAGCACGGCATTCTTGACAAGTAATTTCTAACCAGTCATTACCCGAGCTATCAAACCGGCAGACAAACTTGACGTTTGGTGATTCGCAATGACCACATCCCTTATGCTGAAATATTTCCTGCACTCTCGCGATTTGCTTAAAAACTTCATCTTCTTGTTCCGCCTCTACATCAAACCAGAGGCTGTCGGTTGCTTTGATTCTGGCTTTCATTTTTTACTCCCATAAAAATCACTTTTCCAATTTTCATCATAACCGATGTACGATTCTGGCACATCATCGGGATTTCTTTGTAGCTCTGACAGCTTGCTGATCAGTAATCTCGCCTCCAAATTCCTTAAGTCGTTAATGCTTTTTATCGTATTGTATTGGTCCTTGGCAATAGCAACAACAGACATGTTTAGTCTCTTACAAAGCTGGTTAATGGCAAGAATTTGCTGATCATTAACCGCCTCATCAGAAGACAGAGCTTCCTCTTCATCCTCATGCTGAAGCTCTTCTGCGGTTATTACTCTGATCTTTAAGGCTCTCCTAAGAGCCTTTCCCTCGGCTCTTGTGTCGGCAGTAGCGACTAGGTGGTCCTTGAATGGATAAGGCGTCTTATGATAAACTACATCAACACACCCATCTACTTGAACTTGTTGACCGTTTCGGTACTTGATAATACGCAAGGTATGGCATACTGTGCATCTCATCCCGTTGTCTGCACAAGGAGTTTCCACAATCCGGCTACGAGAATCAACGATTTCCCCAAAACATTTTTCAGCAATACGGCGTAGGCCGTCTACAGTCGGTGCCCCATTAATAAGTTCATGGTCAGATAGTTGATCTAATAGATATTCTGACCATTCCGGTTCGTAGTCTGCTGGTGCCCCCTTAAGATCATCGGCAATAATGTGATCAATGGCAGTTTCTTCGGCAGATATGGGCTGCACCATTTCTTCGAATTCTGTTTCTGCGATTTTGTTCATATCTCAAAGTACCTCTTATTTTCCTCGGGGTAATGTTCCTTAACTTTTTCCAGCAGTCCTAATAGTTTCGATAAGGTGTTTCTCATATACCTTTGGGTTAGGGACTTGTCTTGTCTAATTCTGATCATCATTAATCCGGCACCAAGTACGAGGCCAGTTTTTTGCTGGTCTGCCTTAATATTCTTTTCCAAATTCTCTTGACCCCACACAGGCTTGAAGTGTGAAGGGCCGTCAACTTCTATGACCGCCCTGTGATCAGGCAAATACAAATCAACTTGGAGTTTTTGGTTTTGAAGCCAATGATCCTTATGGAATTCTACCCTCAGATTCCTTTTGGTAAGCTCAGACAAAAGGAAATGTTCCAGCTTTGACCCTTCTTTGCTGCTTTTTCTTACAGCGTTTTGAGCTTCGGCAATCAAAAGGGCTTTTTCTTCGTCGCTTTTTTGCTCCCACGCCTCTCTTCCGATTTGAGAGCGGTGCTCTTTTTCTTCGTCTGTCAAGGCGTCCCATACGGCTCCTTGCGAATCGCTGATTCTCTGCTTGGTTTCTTCTGACCTGTAGGTTCCTTTAGTTGGGTGTTCTGCACGTCCGCTTCCGAGCGCATTCTTTTGCGCATCGCTAGAAGTGCGTAGTTCGATGCCGTTCTTTTTAAGGAACCTTCTAATCTTGTTGGGATAAGTATCTAGCTTTTCTGCGATTTGATATGTGCTCCAACATTGATTATTGTACAGGTCCAGTATTAACTTTTCTTGCTTATTCATTTTCGTCTATCTCTATTAGTGTATGATAATCCCATTCAGCCATTATGTATCGTGGTTTTTTAAAAAGATGCTCTATCAATTGAAAATGTTCCTCGCTACGAGCAATTAACTCTATATTCTCGTGAAGAAGAATTCTATTAAGATGTGCAAATTTTAATTCTTGGATATAGGGCCAATCCAAATGGTACAGGTATATAAATCTCTTTTTAGCATAGGTTATATACAAGAGATCTTGTGCATACATTAAGTCGTCAGTGATGACGATCCCGTTAAAGTTGAATACGTGGGTTCTTTGCAAAACATTAGTTTCAGCAGGTAGCGCAAAGTTGTCTGAAATGTGGTCACAGAAAAGACACGCGCCATGCTTTGTTTTTGACAACCTGTTTAAGTTATAAAGAGCAAAGAAGTCCTTGTCTTTGTTATCTACGGGGCCTTTAAGTATCCCTATCATTGCAACAGTTCTCCCACATACGCCGTTAGACAATTTGCTATGTCTGGCTCTTTGATATTTTTGAAAAGCTGCGAGGTAAAGTGGTGGTACGTGTTCCCCTTAAGCAATTCTTGATAACAGAGGTCAATGTATTTATTGCGTACCAGTTTATTATTCAGAATCGAGTCTATGTTATTTTTTAACATTTCTATACTATCAAATGGTAGTATGTGAGGGGTGGTGTTATTAGCTGTTACGGAAGGGATTTTCAAATAGGAAGCGTCCCAAACTCCAGAGCCGTTAAAGTCAACCATGATCTGTGTTGATTTAATAAAATCGGCCCTCTCGAAAATGTTAACTGCCCCGAGGTAGTGATGCAGTTTGACTGGACTATTTCCGATTATCTTGGTTTTATAGTTAGAAGTTAAAAACGATAATACGTCATATATATTCTCGCTTATCCCTACGCCAGTTGTGTCCACTAAAACTTCAGACTTCATATTGTCATTATAACCCCCTCCATGAATTTGTGCCAATCGAGCTAGATGCTTGGCCTCCATAAGATTTCTATAAGACTGAGGGAAGTTCTGGAGGAAGGGTGCGCTTGTGATGAGGGCTTCTGGGGGCTTACTTAATTGGGGAGGATGCTTTTCTGCTACCAAAACATACTTAAAATCGAATTCTTGAATTACTACCGAGAAGGCATCGTCTAATTGAGCCTCGTGCAACAGAACGATCTCTGGCCTCAATTCGTCAAACATGTCAATAATAGGCTTCCGAGATGTGTCCCAAAATATCGAGTCTACACCAGCAGTTTCTCTGACACTTTCTAGACACTGAGCAATGTCCTGAAAAACCTGCAACTGTAATTGCGGTATGACGACCTTCATAATAAAATCTCTTTCGCCTTTTGGATGTCTTTAGAGCTATCTATATCTACTATTTTGATTGCGCTATTGTATACGCACTTGAAAACGCCTCCCCTGTTTATTATCTGATTGATGATTTCAAAACCGAATTTGGTGCTATTTTTTTCGTTCCAGCATAGCCGTTTCAGTAGCTCAAGTTCCTTGCCTACGAATAATGATATTTGTCCCCATTTATTGGGCAGGTCATACATCATGTTGGCAAGAATATTTTCATCATCGATGATGCATCCAACCTCCTCTTCCCCCATATTTTGATCCGTGACGACAATGCAGGATTTCTCCATTGGCAAATGCTTAACGGTCGCAGAATTAAAGACCAAGTCTCCGTATACAATTAAAACCTTTGAGGCGTCTCCTGCGACCCTCAACCCCATCCCGATACTACGAACCACATTAGTGTGTTCATAAAATTCATTTTCTACCTTTAGAATATAAGAAGGGGACTCGTCCATTAACTTATCAGCTTTGAAACCGCATACTAAAATAATATTTGGATTGGGCAGATATGTTTGTAGTAAATTGATTTGATTTTTAATTATTGTAGAGTTGCCTATTTTTATCAAGGGCTTCGGCCCGTAAGATTTCATCCTGCGGCCAATTCCCGCTGCTGGAATGATGATGCTAAGCCGTTCTTTATTATTCGACATTAAGTTTCTTTTTCTAGTATCGATATTAGAGGAGATGCAATATGGAAGATTGTATGCTCTTTTCGCAGCTTTTCTAGTTGGTTTTGCAACATGAGATCTTCCTCTGTAAAATCAATCTTGTGTATAACGGACTTTCTAACAAAAAACGGGATGTTGTTTGTTGCTTGAGGCTGCACGTATATACGAGACTTGAAGCTGTTGGTAGATCGTATAAGGTCGCAGACAACGACCTCAATACGTTCATGCTTATGAAAAAAATCGACTATTTTCTGTACGCTGTCTTTGTCGGTATATCGACAGTTCCCCTCCATAAATCCATATATATCAAATTCAGTTTTATTCTCAATAGCCGGATGTCTAGCTACACGGTTATAGAAATCGCCATTCGCGGTCGCCCCTAATGAGCTTATGTTGTATTCAGTAAATATGTTTGGATAATCTTGCTTAGGGAGCTTATGGGAATTGCCATTTCCTACAGCAACTAAGACGCTTGGAGACTCGGGCATATCTCTTCAACCCCTCTAATCAAATGGGTGGCATCATCGTAATGTTCAATTTTGTCCTCCAGAGGCACTGTAAAGGAGTTGCCACTGTATTTCTCATGCGCCACTTTTAGAGCCGTCTTTCCGACATTCTGAGAATTAGGCAATAGCACAACAAAAGATTTCATATCATCGTGCAGAGACTTGTGAATATCTTTTGACATTTTTTGAGGAATCTCATATCCACATTCCAACACAATGTAGAACATGTATTGTATTTTTTTTGTATTGTCATATGATAGGTCTATAACGTCGTTGTCTAATTGGTCAACTGCCTGAATCGATTGAATTCGCCAGTGTGCAAAGCTGTATGTCTGGCAAATTTTCATAAGGTCGCCCGTCATGATTTCTGTTGAATGCGAACGATCTATTAACGTAACGATCTTTGGTTTGACATCCTGACTTTCCAATTCGGACAGTCTGGCCTTTACATCGTCTAAGCTGTCGCCTGACCTAAAAAACAATAAAGCGTGATAAGGGATTTTCAACTCTGCTTTAACAGATTTCAATATCGCATCCGCTGATGAGCTTTTATAATAAGACTTGGCCCATTCGTCGTTTCTGTAATAAACGCAGCTTTTACCGTCAATCAGAAACGAGGTAATGTCTTCCTCGTTAGCTATCGGTACTAGATTAACGTTGGCTTTTCTAAACTTCTCCAGACGGCCTGCTGCGCAGCCTGTTTGGACCTTCTTCTCGTGCTCAGCGAATATACAGTTTGCGCATGCTGTAGATGTAATACTGACCCTAACCTCATCTTGTTTTTTTTGTTCTGGTTTTTCATTCATGGTCGTCGGGCCTTAATGTAAAAAGAAAGATTATGAATAGAGGCGCTCTCAATAATGTAGCCACTCTGTTCAAAGACATTCTTTATTTGCAGTAAACTATATTGGCTCACCCTATTGGTAGTGAGTGATGAAAATGTGGGTACGTCAATTTGACCCCAACATAATGCAGTAGAAATTTCCATCACATCTGGGGCACTAACGGAAACAATTCCACCGTGACGAACTTTATTTAGTAGCTGTCTAAATTGCTCGTCTGTTAAATAATTCAATGTGTTGTTGAGGGTCACACTTTTGCACAAACTGTCAGGGAGCTTGTCCACTTCAGCGATCAAGAGATTTTCATGGTTTTCAACGGATCTCGCGTTTTGATCCGTAACTAGATTTATGTTCATATGAGTACCTACGTAGCGGGGAGGTAAAAACTTAATTTGATCATAGAGAAAGCAGATGCCCATTTTAAAGAGAACTCCTCAACAGAGTGTTCTCGGATTATTTTTTGTCTGGCAAAATTGCTTATTTGCAATCGATCACTTTCCGACTTTTCTAAACGGTCTATAGTTGGCAGAAGTTCTTCTAAGTTATTAAGCAGAATTCCTGTTTTCCCGTGCTCAATAAGGCTTTCAGTATCTGCGTTTTTTTGGCAAATTACTACATTGCCAGCAGACATGGCTTCTAAAGTTTTTACTGTAATGTTTCGTTTAGTGTTTATAAAATATCGCGAATGTGTTACGGCTATTTCCTCTGAGTTGTCATGGTCTGTAGGAATTATCCGATATCGCGTGCCGATGCGGGATGCAACTTCTGCGCCTGCTTGAGGGGAGGTGTTGTTATCCATTGCAATTAATGGATCAGTTTGGGGTCTTGGCTTAAACTTATCAGTGTTTATTCCAGCAGGTATAACAATCGATTGATTGATGTCTGCGTTCAGATCAGTAAATGGCCGGTTCCATGATCTTTGTATGTGCTCGTCATTGCACACTATTAAGGTTGGTTTTCTGTGCAGTACAGATGCGTCTACAGGCGTTAAGTTTTCTAATATATGTTGAGGTCTCACGAGTTCCCGCGAACACATATCAACAAGAATTATGGGTATGTGTAATTGGTGGGCAACGCCTTGAGCTTCTTCATATTGCTCTGCCCTGTCATAGCATATGATACAATCTAAAGGTGGAGAATGAGAACCATGCTGGTATATGTTTGGGCGTGGTTTCTCAATGAGAACATTCCATGGGTGCTGTTCCAGAATGTAAAATGTATGTGGGGTGTAATCGCTCAGCAACGAAATATACTTTTCGGTGTTTCTGCACATAGTTAAAATATTTAATCGGCCCATTTCTGAGCTATTTGCTCGGTAGACCGATCTTAAAACATTATTAACAAGCATCATACAATCTCTAAAGAAGGCTCGTTGAAATAATTTCGCAATTTAGAATTAGCCTTGGCTTTCTTGTCTCTTTTAAATTTGTCAATGTATACCTCTAGCATCGTCTCTCCTAAAGATTTAATAATCGGCTTCTGCCACGATTCACCAGATGTAAAACGATATGGCAATGGCCTTTGTCGAGAGACACAAAGGTCTTCATATGACTCGACGCCCCATAGATTTTCTTCCCCCCACCATTCATAGCATGCATTCCCTTTATTCACGATGGGTGTATTTTTATACATTGCGGCCTCAAGAACTAGAGAGCTTGTAGCCAGAGAGTAGCCCGGAGAGACCATGCAGTCTGAATCTACGTGAAGAGCAACTCTTTCGGATCTTTGTAGGCCGTTTTGTGAACGGATGACTTTAATGAGAGGATAGTGCAAAGAGTGTTTGATTTCCCCAACGCAGGCACGGCAATCTTCCAACGCCTTATTAACTTCCTCTTCTGGGAACGGAGCTTCGGGAGCAACAATTAAGGCAACTTGATCAGAACTAGAGAACGTGCTCATATAGGCGATGCACGTTTCTTTAAAACCCCCTTTGTCTTCTGCGAGATTGCCGATGTAATAAAAAAGAAAACGACCATCTAATTCCCTATCGGAAGCCTTTATTGAAATGGAAGATGTTTCTTCAAGATCGGTCGTATCTAGTACAGGAGGAATCGCACGCACCTTGACATTCCCTTGATAACTATCAAGAGAATTTTGAAGGCCCTTTTGTATAAAGCAGCTATCGGTCCAAACTTCGTCCATTAAAAGCTCTTTAGTAAGTTGGCCCAAAGCCATTTTATTTGGCATTGTTTCTGTGTTAAATATCCCTATTCTTTTTGAAACTCTCCCATCATAAATAGCATACGGCTGCAATAAAAACTGTATTAAAACATCATACTGTTCTGAGATATTAAATTCACACGCTTCCATATAACTGTTAGTGTCTGGATGGGATGTCAAAAATATTGGTCTTGATGTAACATTGTGGCCCGTTTTCTGGACAGCCCTCAGAATAGATTTGCTTTTACGTCCCCATTCATCTTTTTGCCTGTAGGGTCCGATAAATAATATATTCATACCCTTTCCTCTTGCCCTGCACGAGCTTCTATGACGAACTTCTCAGGATGCACCTGAATATTCCCTGCCCGTAGTTGCTCTGCCTGATTCCTGTTATTTGCCCGCGCCCTGTACGCATCGAAGATCTTTTCTCTACTAAGAGGCTCCAGAACGCCCTGACCCATTTCAGCGCCAAAAGTGAGGTCTCTATATAGCTTAACACCTTCGTTTTGATGTAACAGGTCGGGATCATGCAACACATCTGTGAATATCCACTTAATGAAATCCCCGTTCGATAAATTTTCTGGGATGCCATCTGGCACCATAGACAGAGAAGCTGGCGAATCCCATTTCCCCTGCAATCCTTGTGGCTCATATGAGTCTATGTAACGTTCCCATACACTGGCGGTATCATCCCAATTATAACGTTTAATTGTATGCTTTCGAACCTCCATTGACTTCTTAGTTCGTTCCTCATTGGATTGACTAAAAAATTCTATGAAGGTTTCTTTCAACTTGTCATTATCGGGATATGCTCTTTCAGCGTTAGTTTCGATCTCTCTAAAAAATGTCTTCACCGGAATGGGGTAGCCTTTTGTAAATTTAATCACGTCATGCATGGCGCTATAGTCCGTACCCGCAACAGGAACGCCGCATGCGGCAGCTTCTACTTGGGGCATTCCAAAGCCTTCACATATTGCGTATTGGACATAGAGATCAAACAGGTTATAAATTTTAGCAAGGTCTTCGACAGAAACCCCAAGGCTCACAGTGGGGCAGACAGCAGTTCTTTGCTTACAAAATTGACACTGAGCGAGAGCATCTTGAAAGGTGGATGGAAAAAATTTATTGCATACTCTACAAATATAGGTCATTAGAACCTTTCCCCCAAGGTTGTTTTGCATTATTCCATCCGCTATGTCCCACCCGTTTTTTTCGGGATAACTGGTATGCAAATATAACAAGGACTTAGAGGCAATGTCCGAAGGGGCTTCATCTAAGAACGAACGAAAGGACTTCATAAGTTCAAAGAACAGTTTTCTTTTTTGATTTCGCATTACCGTTCCAACGATAAAACATTCTGGATCAATTCCCATTTCTTTTCTGAGGGCTTCTTTAGGCAGCGGCTTATAAACGTGAGGATCAATGCCGGGAGAAGCACACCCGATATAGTTGATTCTTTCCTTGCCTTGTTCCTTTAGGACTTTACCCCCAAATTCTGAGTAAGCCAAGACAGCATCGCATGTTGAAAAAGTATTTACCCACTCTTGTCTCTGGGGAGAAGAATCAACGGTGGGCATCCATACCCAATGGAAGTACGGTCTGGTGGGAGCGTTTTGAATCCAATTGTCCATCCAAGGGTCTCTATAGGACAGCACAATGTCTGGCTTGAAATCTATACAAACCTTGTCAAATCTCCATGTTCCGAATTGGTGAGACCCGTTACTATTATAGAAGTCCAAGGACGCTTGATCTCCATCTTCCGGCATATTTCCATAGAAAGTCCACGGAACACTTTGGCCCATGCTGGGCTTGCCATAAGATGCGAATTCAGCTAACTCATATTTGTTGGTAGTATGTAGCCTATTTAAAAGCTCTTTGGCATACGTGCCAAACCCTGAGTTTAAAAAGTTTGCTTCGCTAACTAATAAGACGCGCCTTTTATTCATTATTAGTTTCTCTTATTTTGCATATAGCGCTCTGAAAAATCTTTTTGATGCGAGACCTATGGCAATCCAATTCACATGAAATTTCTTTGAAGTTATAGCCCTCACGTCTCAGTTGAATTACTTGGCGTTCCGCAGGGGTTAGGCTAGATGGAATAAGCTCCCAAAAATGCGCCGAGCTTCTAATGCCACAATAGTGTTCGCAATCCTCTGGATTGATTGAGTCACATTTAGATTTTGCAGATCGGATTTCTTTTATGATTTCCCATTTGATGGGGTTCCAAGCGTATGGGGAAAATTTGCTTCCTCCCGTTTTTGAAAATTTAGTAAGGGCTTTCCAAAGACCTATACGCCCCGCTTGTATGTAGTCGTCTTTTTCTGTTTGATTTTTAGGACTAAACCTATTGACTATAGATATCACCAAACCCATATGCTTTTCTATCAGTTCGTCCATAAATTCCCTCTTAATATATTATATTATCTAAGCTAGGTTTTTGACCTTAGAAACTGACTTTATTAGAAAACTTCCTCTTTTAGAGTCTCTCATGCCAGCTAGCAACAAAACATTCCCTTCCGACAATTCGTTACTGTATTTTTCCCACTCATCAGAAAATACTGTTACGCTATCTAAGCTGCAAGTTCCGTCGCTGATGGTAACAAAAGCCATCTTTTTTCCTTTGGCATTTCCTCTTTTAATTTTCCATTCTCTTACGCCGTCAATCTGGGCGGCTATCCTTATACCGTTCCTTGAGTTAAAGCCGTCCGTGTATTCTTTGCATGTGCAATTAGCACCACTTGTATCGTACTCGTCTACTCGGGCGCAAGTTAAAGAGACTCCAAGGTAGTGTTCTTCCTTTCTGGCTTTCCAGCCGGGAAAGTCTACAAGCTCATAGCCCGGATTCTGTAAAGAACCCCTAACGCTTTCTACTACCTCTAGTCGATCCCTTCTGAATATCGGCCTCTTGGGATTTGACCAGTTGTTAGTAGAGATCATTTCAGCGATACATCCCTCTAGATCGGCTTTAACGTTCGACGACTTGTACGTTTCGATCCAAGCGATTTCTCGCTTACTTAATTCTCTGAACATTTTCAATTCATGAGCCATTTGACTACGACTAATATCAAAGCAATCAAGTGCGCCGCTAAGTATCAAGGCTTCAAAGGAGTCTACTTTAATACATGAGCCGAATCCTATTAAAAATGTATTCCAGTCGCATGTTTCTAAATTGATCTGATTGCGACTCAGGCAGTCGCCCATCTTATCAAACACGGAACCACCTACGCCCTTAATTTCCGTAATGCCGAATGTGGGGTTGGGGCCTATTAAGGTGAACCTTTTGTTCATCTTTTTAATATTCGGGGGCATCACATCAATGTCCATTATGCGAGCGTTATTTACTAGCTCTTCTATTTCTGTGTAGGCATCAGGCTTGCCAATTGAATTTTTAAGGTAAGACGTGAAGAACTCCCTTGGGAAGTGAGTCTTCGTGTAAGCTGTCAGATACGCATTATATGCATAGCTTACCGAATGTGACTTATTGAATGAGTATCTTTGAGATTTTTCAATCCAACTAAATATTTCTTCAGCTTGCTCTTTTGTGACAACCTTTTTTTGCTCTGCCTTTTGAATAAATTGCTTCTTTAGCTCGGTCATCAAACCTACGTTTTTCTTTCCAATGGCTTTGCGCAAAATGTCTGCTTCTTGTAGGTCGAAACCCCCGATGTCTCTAGCAATAAGGATGGCTTGTTCTTGATAGACGAGTATCCCATAGGTGCTGGATAAGATCGGTTCAAGCGCATCATGAAAATATTCGACGGGGTCTATTCCGTGCTTTCTATCTATATAGTGTTGTGTCAGACTTTTGCCATCTACAATTGCCTCCATGCATCCCGGTCGAATAATAGCTACGAGGTCTGATAGCTCTTCTATATTCTTTGGCTTTACTCGTTCAGCCATACTTCGCCCCAGTTGGGATTCCAATTGGAAAACTCCTTTGGTATTTCCATCACAAATTAAATCCCAAGTAGCAGAGCATTTGAGAGGCAGGCGTTCAATATTGGGATCGTAAACAACGTGCTTGTCAACTACGTCGAACGTGCATCCACATGCAAATGCATTCTTCATTTTTGAACCATTGCTCCCTTGAACTTGCCTACGCTAGACTGTCGCCTATGGAACTTAAGGAACTGCACCAATAGCTTTGCAGTATCGAAAGTGTCAGAATACGCCTCATGCGCTTGGACTGTTTGGACTCCGAAAAAATCTCGCATTGTATCAAGTCTCATATTCTTAGGCTCGCCTAGGTTTTCAAACCAATAAAACAGGAGGTCCATGAGATCCATCTTGTTCACTTTAGCAAATGGCATTCCAGTCTTATGCTTGTCGGCTAACCGCTGACAAATCGGCAAGTCAAATCCGATGATGTTATACCCAGCAGCTATCGGCTCTGTGTACCAGTTTCCATAAGATTTTTCTATATTGAACTTCTTGCAGTATTCGCAAAAGTTTTTCCAGACTATCTTTTCGCTCTTCCCCTTCTTCCAAGACTTGATAATGTCGGCGCTAGTTACGCCCCTCTGTTTCGCATGCCATTCTATAGTCTTTTGACGGTCGTCTGTGAAGTACTCTTCTTTATTAAATCCGGGTGGCTTAATGACAGCGCTAAAAGCTTTCTTCTCTTTAATTTCCAAAGTTCGAGGATCGATAGGAATAGCCGCAAGCTCTACGGGATTGCAAGTATTTGGGTCTACCCCGTCTGTCTCAAAGTCGAACACCATAATCCACCGGTTATTCATCTCGTCTCCTATCCGTTGTCTGCCCTTGGAACCATGTTGGGAGGGGTTCCGGTTGTCATAAAATCTTCCAACTCTTCGCTTATTATTCGCCAATTATGTTCCCATATGCCTCCAAGATCGCAGTGGGCGCATCTTTCTTCAAACTCATCAACAGCCTTGCCACACCTCGGACAGTATATCCATAATGTCATTTTTATCCCCTCAGTATGTCCGGCACTTCCATTATTTTGTCCAACATTCTAATCCCCAATACATCTAGCTTTAAGAGTCCGACATCTTCACAGCTAGGCCCCTCGAACCCAGCCAGCAAGTCCGTTTCTCCTTTGTTCGCAGGCTTGATCATAGGGCACGTTTCTGAAATCGAAGATGGTGAAACTACCACCCCCGCAGCATGCTTGGATTGAATAATTTTAGTCCCCTCTAGTCTGATAGCTTGCTCAAAGATACGAGACATTTTACCTTCTAGCTTACCATCCTCGCCTATTTCACACCAGTCTTTAAGCTGCTGCTTTCTATTTTTTAATGCCCACAAGGTAAGCGATGATTCGCCAAGCTCCTCTTTCATGTCTTGAAGTTCGTCGGCAATTTTGGACTCATCCATGATGTGCTTAGTAATGTCGTTTTGTTCAGCAAAGGATATATTCCCCCTAGCTTGCATCACTCTTTTGAGTCCAGATCGCCCTTGCAAGGTTTGGTAGGTAACGATTTGTGCTACGTTGTCTTTTCCATATTTTTGCTTCATGTAGCTAATCACTTTTTCCCTAGCAACCTTGGGAACATCTATATCAATGTCAGGCATTGATATTCTTCCCGAAGTATTTCTTCCTGCGTTGTAAAATCTTTCGAAAACCAAATTGTGTCGCAAAGGGTCTATCTGTGTAATGCCAATAAGGTACGACACCATGCAGCCTGCGGCACTCCCTCTGCCGGGGCCTGTTAAGTAGCCTTCCTTCCTGCAAAATTGTAAAATGTCCTGCACGATTAAAAAGTATCCTGACAGGCCAGCCTCCTCAAAAACTTGAAGCTCCTTCTGGACCCGATCTCCGTACCTGTTAAAATCAGCGCCGTTCTTTTCGATGTGCTGCATTTTTTGAGACCATCCAATTTTACACAGATGTCTCAAATAGCTTTGAGCTTCGTAATTTGCTGGACACGAAAACGTAGGGGGGTTTGGTGCTCCTAGAATATCATAAGACTCACACATATTGGCAATCACTATTGTGTTTTGCAATTCTTCTTCAGTATGAAACTGACTCATCTCTTCGTAAGAGGGAATATGATAATTGTCAGAGGAAAAAAATGACTTAAGCGAACGAGACTTTCCCTCTTTTAATTCCCTGTGGACTTGGCCTATGGTCTTTTTTAAAGACGTGCAGAGGAGCACCCTCTGGTCTTCTGCGGCCTCTCTGGTAGGGTAATGAGCGTCTGGGGTTGCTACGGGGGGGATGCCTGTCTGCACGGCAATCTCTCGCAATCTTTCAGCGGCAATTCTGGCACCTTCATTATTTTGAGAGTCTATCAGTTGTATTTCAATAAAGAAATTCCCCCTTCCAAACATATCCTGTAATTTTAAAGCCGCGTTGGAAAGAAAACGGTCATCAGAATTTTCTAGTGCGGCATTGCCTAAGTAAGAACCCAAGTGACCGCTAAATGAAATCAGATTGCCATTTGCGGCAACTGCTTTTAATTGATCGAAATCAATACGAGGCTTATAGTAAAATTGATCAGTTCTATTTGATTGGGATACTAGCCGAAGTAGATCTTTCCATCCCTGTAAATTTTTCGCTATAACCACTTGGTGAACAAGGTCTCTATTTTCTGGAGACTGTTCGGAGGCATCGCCCATGCATAAGTAGAATTCACATCCCAAAATTGGTTTCTGAGATGCATTCCTAAGCGTTTTGGAAAAGTCAACGGCCCCAGAAACAGTTCCGTGATCAGTAAGGACGCAGGTATCTGTTTCTATATCTTCTAATCTTCTAGATATCTGTGACGTTTGTGAAAGCCCGTCCAGCAAGCTATATTCAGAATGGACGTGCAGCGGAACGTATGTCATTTCCTTCTCCTAAAGTCTCTCAATTCCGAGATGCTCACATTGTAGCAGTCTGCCTTGACTACATAACCGTTAGAGGGGTCAATGTCCCCCTTGTTAAGCCGCTGAGCCTTCTCGAAATATTCTTTATTGTCTAGCCATCCCAAAACCCAAGCCCTCCCCCATTTGCCGTGGACCCATTCTATGCGAACAAAAGCATACCTGTCACATGCCTGCTTGGTATTATACGCCGCAATTGAGCATTCGTAGTAGGGTTTCGGGATAGACGTGCATCTTTTAGTTTTTACATCGTATTTAAGCTCTTGAGTCTTTGCATTATGCACGATATCATAATCATATGTATTGCTGATCTCTCCCTTGATCAAAGAATTGGCAACTTCTTCCCCAAGAAATCCTGCTATATTCCCAGCACCGCTGAGAATGGAGTTTTTAATGACCCCCATCTCACGGGCTTTGGTCCAAGCTCTTTTTTTCATCTTCTGGGTTATCTTGACTTCTATCATTTGATTTTCCTTTTTTGCCTGAGAGTCCAAGTCCTATCTTGTAAGTCCTATATGCTCTTTTAGTGGGCCTGACAAAATAGTGCCCTATGAACCCCCCTATTCTTGGCATTCCCATTGACGTTCTCATGTAATTTTCAAGCCGGGTTAAAGGGCAGATTTCTCTAGTAAACGTGACAGTCAGGATGAAGCTATTAAGAGGCATCCATACCAGCAGAGGGTACAGAAATGGTAGGATGAAGAATGCCACGAGGTTAATAACTATCACAGACATGTGAAAGGCAACTAGTAAAGTAAGGACGACTTTCTTGAGGTGTTCCTTTCTGCTCGGTTTGACAGTGTAAAGCGAACTTAAAGTTTCTAATAGTGCCCGTAGCGTCTTGTCATCCGTCTTTTGGGCAACTTCCTGCTCTATTTTAGATGTGAATTCCCTCGCTTGGTCTTCGTCTAGAAATTCATTCAAGATGTCCGACAGCTTATTGAGGTCGTCCATGCGTTTCTCTGTTGACATTATATACTCCTTAGACCTCACCGGGAGGTTGATACAAGCCTATTTGATGATCGGGATGAGCGAGATTATCAGTAACCCAATCGATACCATATTTTTTGACCATATATCTCGCCTGCTCGCACTTGGTCATGACTTCTCCATGTCGCGTTCTTTGTCCCGTGCGACGTTCTATAAGCGGCTCAATAGAGGTATCTTCAAATGTTGTCTTTCCTTGATGACACAGCTTTGAACATTTCCATGACTGAGGAGGGTCCAATTGTCTAATGATTTTGGGATCGTCTGTATTCTTGATGAATTCAAATTTAGCCTTAAGCATCTCTTCCGTATCTTTAAGGTCTTTATCTTGGAAATGTAAAGTGAACGCTCCTCCATCATTGATGAAATATATCGTAATCAAAAAAGAAGAAACCTCGGGGAACATGTGCTTGACAGCATAATGATATATTCTCAACTGAGCATCATCAAAGAGGTTGTGCTGTGTTTTCTTCTTTCCTGTAGCCCAGTCCAACCGCCTTCCAGTTTTCCAATCTATTACTTCATATACGCCATCACCTAGATCGGTTACAAGGTCGATGGTTCCCTTCATGGCCAATTGGCCTTCCAGCTTTTCCTCTTGCATGTCATAAGAATATTTAGCCCAATCTTCTTCAATATAAAAATCGAAACGTGGCTCCGCAGCCACCACGTCTCTATTACGGGGATCAAACATCCCATCATTATATTCAAGAGCCTTCCAGACCCATTTTTCGCAATCTTTGGCGTCTTTATCTGTCCACGGATGGTGGGGGATTCTGCTAGTGTAGTATTCGTAAACCCTTGAGATCACCCTGTTCAGGTATTTTCTTTCGTAATTACAGGTACTGACTCTCCCAATTTGAGGATCTACAATAATCTTTTTGCCATCTTGCAGGCCTTTTTTGCAAACAGCGGCAATCTCCAGAGCTTTGTGGACAATGGTTCCCTTGTCAGCCTTTTTGCCAGAGTCTCCCCTCCATCCCAGCGTGTACTCCATGTAGTATTGCATCGGACAAAACCGATGGCAATTAAAAGACGACGACCTGAAATAGACTATGGGAATCATATGAGATTACCATATCGGTCTTTTCCCTTTAAGTTGTCTACCTCTTCCCACACTTGTGACCACCCCTCCTCGCTGTCTCCTCTTACCCGAGCGGCCTTATCGTCTATATAGATAACTCCCGCAGGCTTCCCCATATACGCATGATGATATTTTACACCATGTTCCTCAAGCCATTCTGTCCACTCCTTATAGCCCCTCCCGTACTGCAAGTGAATATTGCCCTTTTCCCGGTCTCCATATCTGGCAGTGTATAGAACAATTGTGTAGCCCATATCGTAGAGCCTGTTAACTTGATCGATGCCGTGCTGAAGCGGCCCGGCTTTAGCATAGTCTCCTCCATTATTTTTGTCTGCAATTACACCATCACAATCTACAATTAATGTGTTGGACGAATCTGGTTGCGGCATGGAAGCCTCCTATAAAATGTGAGGAATATTATCTAAATGCTTGATAGCTAAATATATCTCTTTATTTTGCTCTGGTATGGAGAGGTCGCTGTTGTCTACGATGACATCACAGATGTCAAAGCATTCTTCAACTTCAGTTTCGCTAGCGTGCCTATCTACTTTCTTGTAAGGACTCCTTGTTAGTCCTACTACAAACCCTCCGCTATCTTGGATGGACAGTACTTCGTTCTTGAATCTTGCATCTGAAACCAAGGCTAATTCGGGACCGTCTTCTTCTATTTGCTTCAAGCATGAATCGACCCATACATTTTCATATATAGAACGAAACATGTCGGTGCCTACATGTTGTAAGACTTCCCTTGCGGTCATGGACCCTTTTTTATCTTGTGAAAACCTTTCCCATTTAAAGCTTGTGAGAGTATTTTTTTGTTCATCAGTTCCGAACACCCACTCTTCTTTTAACCCCAGAATATCTATAGACATTCGTTTCAATTTCTCAGCAAAAGAGTATATCTTAATAAACTTGCCAAGCTCGTTATCGAAAAGATTTTGAACATCAACATAGGGGGGCTTGAACGGAATCCATTCTTCACCAGAAACAGAATCATCTAGAATGTCGCTAACTTCTATTTCGCCCTCATCGGTTAGGCGAGTAGACCTGCTTACTCCAAGCTCGGCAATTTTGGCAGCTAGAACAAAATTGCAAGCAGTGTCTTTGCCAGCTTGTTTTTTGCCTGCGAATCCAATAATTTGCGTCATGAAGAAATAACCCTATTCAAAGTGGCCAATGAACTTTCGGCGTGTTCTATGTCATCTACGAGCTTGATACATTCCTCAACCACATCGGGATGCTCCCCAACCCCAGCGGAACTCGTCAAATAATTATTAAGATTCGCGACCGCTCGCGATCTTTGAGCCATAAAATGTGCCTCCACCGCTCGCAAAATTAATTGAGCGCTGGTGGGGGGAGAAGCAGGAGCAGGAGCCGAAGCTGCTTCGCTAGAGGGATAGGCCCCTGCACCAGCAGGACTATCAGAACCGCCCATTTCAAAATTTTCAACCATTGTAAACATCTCCTATCTTACATATTAAAGGTTTAATATCGCTAGTCACTGTATCTACACTCATATCCCCAATATCGTTTACGTCTAGTTCTGGGAAATATAAACGATACATTTTTGAACATTGTTCATGAATCTTTTTCGTGCCGCTTAATCCGGCCTCGTCATTGTCCAACAGGCAAACTATGGAGAGCGCTCCCGACGAGTCAATAATCTTTTTTTGGCTCTGGCTTAAATGCGCCCCAAAGATTGCCACTGAATTATGTATTCCCGCCTCCTCTAATCGCCAAACATTGCCCGGAGATTCTACCAAAACAACCACTCCGCTTTCTAGGATAGATTCCTTAGCGTACCAGTAATTATACAAGCAGTTTTCCTTCTGGAACCCAGCGGTATGCTTCCATTTGGGGAAAAAATGACACTCCTTATCGGGATCGTGATAATGTTTGCACTTAGAACATTCTGAGAAGATGCTCCTTCCCGTGAACCCCAAAATAATATCGCCGGAATCGTCGTAGACAGGAGCAACCGCCCTTTGGTAAAGAGCCTTCCTAGGCCTTTTGCACGTTCCAACATCGTACTTGTCAAGAACCTCAATGGAGTATCCTCTTTGCAAATAATATGATGATGGTATTTCTACTTTGCTTCTATAAAAATCCCTGCGGATACCAGTTAGGGCATTTTCAGGCATCATAAAGCCATTAATTAAAGAAGAAAACTGTAACTTATCTCCATCAATACTAGTGTGTTCTGAACTTAAGCTATCAAAATTTTGATCAGTAATCTTTAAAAGGAAATCTACAGTCTCGTTAAACGTGGCTTCTCTATCTCCATTAATTTTCCACTTATATCGTGTTCTAGAAAGACCTCCTCTTACAAGGCTAATCAACGAAGAGCCAAAAAGGTCTTCACACTGATGGGTTCTGCATTTGTAGTGAACACGAATGTCTCCGTTATAGTAAAGGTTTAGCGCGGTTGGATTGTCGCCCCCGTGAGTAAAGCAGGAAGACTTAATCAGTATGTCATTCCTGTAAGAGATCTCTGTTCCAAAATAGCCGTATATCCTCTCTATATTTTGCACCGCCAGCGCGGTCAGGGCGTTTAGTTTTGCCTGATCGTTGTATTTGTGAGACTCACGCGAAGGGTATGTCGTCATTGTCATTTTCCAATTGACCCTCGTCTTCTACAAAATCGGTGCCATCTTCTAGCTCAAAGGCAGTTTTGCCCTCTACTATCTTTCCGTATTTACCGATCATGTTAATGTTAATATAGTCTTTATCAGCTAGACCTTCCCCATGTCTTGCAATGACCGGGACTAACTTGCGATTACCATTTTCAGGGCCATCTTTCGCGACCTCTTCGTCAGACTTGGCTTTATAAATACTAAAATTAGAGCACAGCCAGATAATCCTATCCGAGCCGCTAGCGGTATCGGTAGACTCTTTGTTAATACCATCCCTGTTAAGCTGCACAAAGGCTAGAATCGGAACTTCGTATCTGATGGCGAAGTTATGCAAGGATGTCATCAGGAAGCCCAGTAGCTGATATTCCTTCATGTCTCCTTTGATATCTGATGACTCCATGATTTTTAAATAGTCATAAATAACTACGCAGTCGTTTGCCCTACCCTCGTTATTAATGCCTACTTCTTTAGCAATCCACCTTCGCATAATGGATAGCTGGTCCTCAAATGGTTTTCCTCCAATAGATTTATGGTAATAGGGGATGTCCTTGACAGCCTTAGCAGACTCGCGTATCTTTTGGTTTTTATAACTGTTAGAAGCAAACTTGCCAGTTTCGATATCGTTGATTGAGATCTCAGTAAGCATTGCCATTCCGCGATCCTGATGGTCTTTTCTCATCATTTCAGTGTCTAAGTTTAGCACTGGGATACCAAGAGTGCGGGCTATGTAAACACCAGCATTCTCGGCAAAGAGGGTCTTACCAACTTTAGGCCTAGCCCCTACTACATTCACGGTTCCACGCCGTAAACCGCCCCCGATAGCAAAATCATACCTGTCGAATCCTGTAGGAATCCCCACTTGGTCGAGAGGGCTTTCAGCGAGATCATCAAGTCTGTCTTCAACGTCAATAAAAACTTTTTGAGGAGCGTCATCATTGTCATTGATCAGTGATGTAAAATCAAAAATAGATTCTTCAGCAATGCCCAGTATCTGCGATATGGGTTCATTGCCCGTTACTCCAGAATATTTTTCCTTCGTGGCTTCCAGTTGATCATGCATCATCCGAGCTATCTGGAGCTTCCGAACCTTGGCTGCCATCTTGCGAACATTGTCCAAGAGTACCGGGAATTTCATAATAGCAGATAGATGTTGCACTTCCTGTTTGTCAGAAACGAGGTCATGCAGCCCTATCTCTTTTGCTGAAGACAGAATGGTTGGCAGATCTATAGAAATGCCACTGTCTTTATCCATGATATGCTTAAGGCAAGTATATATCATAGAGTTTGAATCAATAGTAAAACTATTCGGATCAATTAGATCCACAACATCATAGTAAGCCTCTGAGCCGTATCGGCAAATTCCAGCGAGTATCGCTCGTTCAGCAGGCGCATCCGACAGTATCATTTCTTGTTTTCCTTTCGCATCTTCTTAAGTTGTTCGTAAGGCTTTCGATAGAAAGCGTTAAAATAGGCTTCGTTAGCATCGTCCATTTGGGGCATGTTTTTGACTACGTTTTCAAGGTGCTCCCAGCATTGGTCGCAAGCAACACTGGGGCGATGACCCTCTTTGCCTTGCGGATGAGTAATATAATGATTAGTCTTCGCTGACAGATTCATATTGGTTCGATTGGTGAAAGCGGCAGCGGTTAGTAATCGGTAAATTGAATTCAGTTCCTCAGTAGAGGCCTCTTCAAACGCTGCTTGTTGTTCTTGGGCGACTCGCTCGGAGTCAATCCGTGTTCGTTCCAGAGAACCATAAAAATAACCCGCCGTTACTGATATTGCTGCGGTAAAGATAAAGCAGAGGGTAGTTAACGTCTTAGCTTTGACACTCATTTTTTTTCTCCTTATTTTTTAACCTGCACTACATGAACATTTGTTACATTTAAACCTGTCTTTTTCGGGAGGTATCAGCGCTGCGGAAACTTCAAATGATTTGCCGCAGATTCTGCACTGAATAGGAACCTTCTGGAAAGAAGGAGCCTGTGGGATTATACCACCATCTTTCGGCCTGTCAAGCCCTTTCTCTTTGTCAAATTGAGAAGCCTCGATCATTTCTTTCTGTTCGTCAGGAGTGAGCGAAATGCCGTCAAGAAAGGGGGGCTTATTTCCAGCCTTTGCCGATGGAGGTGCCTGAGTTTTTTTTCGCTTACCCCTCCCTCTCCTTTTTTTCTTAGGCTTCTTTGACCCTGAAGAAAGAATCTTTTTTAAGCCCTCTAATTGTTCGGCAGATAACAAATCAATTATCTGTTGAAGGTCTTTGGGGTCTTGATTATCCATTTTTAAACGCCTTTGATCTTTGAACACTAAGAAAGATATCACCGATGTTCTTAACTGAAGAGGATAGATAATTCACGCGGTCGGCTCTTTGCTGGGCGTACCTTTTTATGGTCAAGACCTTTCTAGTATAACTGTCTTCTCCGACTGCCTGATTGAACTGACTTTCCCATGACCCCCTGTATTGCTGCTCTCTACCAGCAACTGCGCTCTTCAGAACTTGGTCTGCCCAATTAACTCTTGCTATTTCCCGATTATAGCTTCTTTGTAAATGGAAGGATAGAGAAGCTAAAAGGAGGGCTGCCTCTGCGCATTGCTCAGGAGTAAGCTTTTCTATTTGGTTACGAGATAGCTGTAAATAGTTTTTTGCGGTGTCATCATAAAAATCGCTATTAAATACAGGAATCCCTAGGGAAGATTCATATTCGTCTAAAACAGAGTCCAGTTTTTCTAGCTGCTCTTTGGCTGAATTCTTATTTTCCATTGCTTCCTATTTTCGTTGAATGGCAACTCTACATAATTCAAATTATTAAGAATGCACCAATCTATAAGTTCAGAATCTCTTTTCTTTTGGTTTAAAAAGTCTTGAGCGCAAGTATGATATAGAGAGTTAAATTTATAATGTTGCTCTCCATGAACTTCGATTACAGTCTTGATCGTATTGATATAAAAATCAATGATTGCCTTTTTGTCACGCCTGATACGAACCGGTATCTCTTCGCAGATTTGTAACGTTGGATATATCTCTTTTAGAAGAGAGCGAGCAGCTAGATGTAGCTTAGATCGGGGTCTTTCCTCGTTTCCCCGGATCAAGCTGCTCTCAATCTTCCATTTATGGATACCTCCGTCTAAACTCCTAGTCTTCATTCTCTTCTTTTCTCAGGGGAAGGACGGGGAATTTAACAGTATCTTTAGTAGCCTTGGTTCCGGGGCTGGGTGTAGATTTTGGGCCTTCAGCAGGCATGGAAGTAATTTCTTTGATAGAAGGAATCTTAACGTCTGTATCAATAGCCCACAAGATGCCTTCTTTTGTAGCATAGCTCCTCATTCTGCGAATTGGAACAATAAGATTAAAAGTTTCTCCAGCACCACGAACGAGCATCCCCATGTACTGGCCAGCCTTTTCACCAGACCTTTCGCTCAGGAAAACCCCGCCGCCGCTGGACCCCGGAAACGCAGTCACTGTAGTTTGATCAAAGACTACTCCATCTCCATTCCCCAAGTCAAGAACTCTTCCAACTTGAGAGCAAATTCCTCTCGTCATCGAATTCGAGCCAGTTTGACCTAGTAATGAGCCGACGTGGTATAGTTCAGTGCCAATAGCAACTGGCCTACCTTTGCCCTTATAGAAGGTGACGGACTTATCGATAAAGCCCTTCTTCCGAATCATCAAAAGGGCCAAGTCTTCGCCGTTCTCAGAATCACTGTATTTGATCACCTTGGCTTCCATCTTCATTTCGCCAACGCGACGACCGTCTTCGACTAACTCCTGAACGATTTGAGCATCTTTGAACTCAACCACTTTTCTAGATTGCCCATCCTTGATAATCGTTCTAACAGAGCGAAGCCCATCTACAACGTGGGCTGCTGTCCACACAAAATTAACCTTCTGTTTGACGTTCGGGGAAACTTCGACTTCTCGTGTTACGATAACGCCAGAGCCTTCCCCGCTCTGTGTCTTGACAGTAACAGAAACGTCCTGTAGGTGTTGATATAGTCTTGCGGCAATTGACTCTGGTGCTTCTTTTCCATTAGTTGCGGGTGGCCCCAAAGTAACAACCGGATCTTCAGCAACCACATTAACGGTACTTGCCAAGAAAATTAACGCAGCCGTAAAAATTGTCTTTATCATTGTCTTACCTTTCAATTCCAATCATAGAAAAAATGTCATTTTCAAATTTGATATACTCGTTTGGGTTTTCCTCTAGGTACGCAGCTAAATTATTCTTTCCCTGTAGCTTTTCCTCGTTTGGGAGGGTGAGCCAAGATCCGCTTTTTTGCACTAAGCCGAAATCTACAAGCAGATCCGCAAGCTCCATCTCCTTCCAGATACCTCGGCCATATTTAATATGACTGGTCACTTTCTGCCCCGGAGGGCCAATAGCAGAGGTAACAACTTGCCAATGCACGGTCTGACCAATTTGAGTCTCTCCCTGTAATATGGGAGTGATGTGCGTAGCGTGCAGCTTAACATCAACCTGATATTTTAAGGCGGTTCCCGATTTTTCTACCTTAGTTTTGCCTCTTCCGAACTTGTTGACATTAGCCATTAGATGCGTGATCCCAACAACCGTAACTTTATTGATAGGGAGCACGTTAGAAATTCTCCTACAGAATTTAGCCAACACCTTTTGAACGCTCATTACTTGTTGGTCGCTTAAATCCCCCGTCAGTTCTGCATCGCTGGCGAGAGCCGAAAAGGAATCAACAATACATATGCAGTCGGGCTGCGTATGAATCAATTGGTCAAAGATGCTAAGATATTTTTCAGCAGAAAGTATATTACCCTGTGTCGATCCTATGATTTCGAGATACTCCGGGTCCATATTAATGCCAGAAATCCCCTCTATATCTCTCTTTCTTAACCGTCCCTCAATGTTGCCATAATAAACTTTGCGTTTAAGGCTTTGAGCGTTGGCACAAAAGGTGAGGGCGGTAACTGTCTTGCCGACCTTTTCTGGACCCGTCAGTATAAAAAGGGAGCCTTCGGGGACGCCCCCACCCAAGGCAATGTCAATCTTGGGACTAACCGATATGATCTCTAGTTCTTGATTGGTTATCGAAGACGGGTCATGGATAACGTCCCCATATTCCTTAATGATATCCTTCGTCATTCCAATTCCTCTAATTTGGAAATGATAGATCTCTTTTTGTTATTACTGGTAAAGTTTTCTTTGCTATGAAAATCATAAGATAGCTCTTCTTTACTAGCTGTGCGCTCTACATAAGTATACTCTTCAATTTTCTCGTGAACCCATTTCGGCCTTAGACTCATGACATATTTGTTGGTTTTTAAGAACGCAATGATTTTATCAACACCGTGCTTGTCAATAAGCTTTGTTAGACTACGGTTATTAATTTGTTCCCTGTAGAATTTCTGCCAATCTGAAAGCTGCAACTCTTTGGTATAGAAGCCGCGAGGTAGTTCCTTTATATCTTTAGCCGCTTTATTTTCACATACCATCTCTACAATATATTGACGGCCAGTTATCCATGCAACTCCATTTTCATCCACATCTGGAGAATAGCGAGATGGGTAACGTCTAGATTCTGTTCTATTCTTCATCAGGTCGAATCTTGTGAACCCATTCGCCACGGTCTCCCTTGCGTGGTATCGTAGTGGAGAGAGGCTCATTTTTATTCTCATCCGCTCGCAATGATCCTGCTTTGGTCATGACCGCAACACCGGGAACGCCACCGGCAGTCTTTGTAATAAGCATTTGATCCCTCAGAACTTTGTCGCTAATGCGATCTAGCTCCTTTTGAATCGTCTCAACGCTCCTGTTAAGTTGTTTCGCCATTTCTTCTGCTGAGACATTGTCCATAGCCATTCCTTTAAGGCAGGAAATCTCTACTTCTGTAATCTTGCCCTTTTTCATAGTAGCTCTCTTTCTGCATTATGTAGGTATGCAATATTTTTAGTTCTTAAAAAGTCTCTATAAAATCTAAATGCTCTTTCTCCAATTTCTACGAATCTCCACTCCGGTCTCCCCGCATGGGGCATCCGCTTACTACCCATTCCTTCGCTAAACATGCCTACCGGATTAAACAACCGTCCATGCTTGCCTCGCTTGGCGTAATATTTGGTTCTTGCACCAATAGTAATTTTCATAGCATGGGCAATGGCAGATTCTTTTGCTTCGTTAGAGTCTAATTTTACTGCGGGATATTTCTTGTCTTCTAGATAATCATGCTTACCAGAGACAGTATAGATAACCTCCACTCGCTTAGGCTCCTTGCCTTTTTTACTTTTATCTATGACGTGAAATCCTTCGTTGGGATCTTTCTTTTTTGCCATGTTATCTCCTCTTTCTCTTAATATCTCTTGTCTTTTTCTCTTTACGTGCCCACTGGGTACTTTCCTGTGGTTTTTCTATACGGCTCATGCCTTCTGGTAACTGTTCCATGCCCGACGTTTTCTTTGTTTTAAAACTTTCCTGCATATCTTCTATTTGCCGCTTGCTATATTTTGCAGATTGTTTTTCTGCATAATGGCCTATGGTTTTACATTCAGATAAAGACCTTGTCACCGACCCTCCAATGTCATCGAAAGAGAAATCTCGCTCTCCTTTTTTATGGCATTCTGGGCATCTAAAATATTTTCTCTTAGTGAATTCTGACATACTGCAAGTATGTGAAAAATTAATCTCGCAATGATTGCAACGAAATATATATTCTGGCATCGTTTATTTCCCTTAAATTCTACCCCCAGAGTTTCGAAATCGGCCCACAATAAAGGTACAGGAGCAACCAAATCTGCGCAATGGCGAGGGAGACTGCCGTCACCATCCCGTGCTTGGGGTATTTTTTGTAGATTATATACGTTGCTGCTACTGCGATATAGGTTCCTAAGAACTTGCACAAAATAAAGAGTGATACGTCTCCATTGTCTAGAGAGATCAGGTATTGGCCAATTGGGTTTTGCTCCACTTCCTCGATATAGCTTCTCGCTTTACTCAGCCAATAAGTATCTATTGCCGAAATTGCTACGATCAGAGCACAACAAATATGAAGTATAATTCTATGCATGATCTTAGGATTAATATAGTAAAATTACACGCATTTAGACCATGCACATTGGGTGCAAGTAATGCAGCCTTCCTGACGTATCAACTCCCTACTTTCACATTCGGGGCACGCCCCTTCCTCCTTGGTTCCATCCGGTATATATTTCTTGAGTGCTCTGGCCATACTCTTTGCAAAACAAGTCATGTCTCCTCTTACCCTTTCTAATTGTTGCACTACCATGTGAACATTCGCACCGTGCCGAAGAGTCATGGAAGTCATCCTCGTCAGAGCGTCTTCCTCTTCGGTGCAAGTAGCGTTAATAGGTGAGAGTTCCAATCCATTTTCCAACATGGCTTTGTAGACGCCCTTGGGCCTCCCGAGCTTCACGATAGTTCCAGACTTAACTTTCTTGTCAATAAAGCCGTTCTTGCCTGCAAATACTTCATATACATCATTGTCTAGTATTCCAACAAACACAAAATATTGCTCCCCCTTGACCTTGATATGATGCACGTCACAGGGTAGCTCTCTTGGCCTTTTGGAGGGGGTCGTTGTATGACATGCCCCGCATGGAGCGTTGTTGATAGATGACGAAGCGGACAAAACAGATGTCATGGTTCCTGCCCTGTAAGTGGTAAATCCCTTGATGCCATTTTCCCAAGCCTTATTGTAGATCTTTTTAAAGTCGTCGTATAAGTAGTCATTACGCAAATTAATAGTTTTGGAGATTGCAGAGTCAACCCATTGGGCGAAAATCGACATCGTATTCACATGGGCGTCAACGTCTAAATCCATGGTGCAAGAGGCCCATCCTGCCTCTGGGTTCCATCTATCCGTATTCTTTAAATAAGTAACCCCATAATCTTCTACCCACTCTTCCTTCAGTAAGCCCCGAGTCCTGTCAAACTTCCAAGTTTTATCTTCAAAGGTCGTGGCTAATAAGTGCTCATCCCCTTCCTTTACCCAAGTCCAGTTAAATCCAGTGTCTGGGACTTGTAGTAAGTCAAAAGTTTTATTCTCCCAATCGACGCCCTTTGGGACAGAAAGCCCTTCCGGGGCATTAGGCTGTATCGAGGTTCTTACATACCCGTGCATGAAGAGGGGTTCTAAGCCACCGCTTACAAGGTTGGCAAAACAAGAGCTATTCCCCGTGGGTTGTATGGAGGTAACATGAGAATTGCGAACACCGTGCTCTTTAATTAAATTGACGGTGCTCCTGTCGAGCCTTTTAATAAACTCGCCCTTAAGGTACCGGTCCTTATCGTAAAGGGGGAAGGTTCCCTTCTCTTTTGCAATTTGAGCGGACGCCTTGTAGGCCTCGTTGGTGAAAAACTTCATTAAGCTTTCTGTCATCTCTAGTGCTTTTTTGCTACCGTACTTGACATGCGCCATTAGCAATGCGGACCCATAGCCTAAAACACCTAAGCCGACACGTCTTTTATTTTTCAGATTATCTTTTTGAGTTTTTAGAGGCACGTATGTTTTATCGTTAACGTTGTCCATAAATCTAACGGCTGTAAAAATAGTCTCTTTCAAGTCACGATACTTCCAGTCCTTTTTGACCGGATCGATGAAATGAACCAGATTGATAGAGCCGAGTAAGCACACTCCCCCAATAGGCAATGCCTGTTCTCCGCATGGGTTAGTGGCATTAATCGATTCGCAATAATACAAATTATTCATACGATTCATACTGTCCACAAACAAAACGCCCGGTTCGTTTCGGTTGTACGTATTTTGCATTATAAGATCCCACAATTCACGAGCAGAATCAAACTCATGGTAGGTAACTAAAGGGGATTCTTCATGATCGATATCTTCAAACAGCGAGAGCCATGCTTGGATATCACCATTCCAATGCTCTTTATATTCTGAAGGGAAGGCCTCATAGTTTGGAAAAACTAGCTTCCATGGAAGGTCAATAGCAACGGCGGTCATGAGATCGTCGGTGCATAGAACTGACATATTAAACTTAGACAATCGCCCCGGAGTTTTCTTAGCCTCAATGAATTCCACTACGTCAGGATGCCAGCAACTTAGAGTGACCATTTGCGCACCCTTACGGATGAAGTTTTTCTGGCCTTTTCTTGATTGCTTGCCAGAGCCTGCCGTGATAATCTCGGAAGACTTATCCCACAATTCTAAGAATTTAACCGATCCGGGGGATTGGTTCCCGATGCCTCCGATATGAGCGCCACAGGGCCTCAGAACGTCAGCACAAAACCCGTATCCGCCTTCGCTCTTAAGAATCTTAGCTTGACGTAATAAGGTGTCATAAATTCCTTCAATAGAATCGAGATCTTTACCTTGAAATCCGTCAACGAAGCAATTAATATAGGTAGTACCCTTTAATGAGGTTCCTGCATTTGAGGTGATGCGACCTCCGGGGACAAACTTAAAGTCTTCCAATGCCGCATAGAATTTTTCAGTCCACTCTTCTTGGTTTTTTTCCACTGATGCTAGGTCTTTGGCTACCCTGAGCCATGTATCTTCTACGCATTCATCGTTGGTGAACTTATACTTTTGATACCATGTTTCATAGCTAAAGCTATTAGTAAATCTATCTGACATAGCAAACTCCGTTGCTTATTATTTTAATTCCAATGTTGCAATATCATGTTCAAAAAGTTCTGTGCGACCCTCCTCAAAAAGCCATCTAGAAGTTGGGTGATAATCTTTTTCTGTCAAGCAGTGAACTTCTTTGATGGCCGCGTTTATAATAGACCCCGCGCACTGTATGCAGGGGACTCCACACCAGCAGAACATAACAAGACCGTTGGCTGGAATGGGCAGTTTATTAAGAGCATTGCGTTCCGCATGTTGGCACGAACATAGTTCGGCTCTTTTTCCTGAAGAGTAGCCTAGCATGTTGCGAGGACATTCATTACACTTCGAAAGAAACTCGCAAGTTACGTCAACATCCTGACTATCCATTGTGTCGCTTCTGATACAGAGTTGTGCTCTCTCTCTGGCTGTGAGTTGAGGCCAAAAGAACCCCTTTAAAAATTTTACGTCATTACAGTGCGGGGTTCCTTCAGGAGGCCCGTTATATCCGGCCCCCACAATGCCATTAGTAGAGGGGTCTACCACAACGACCCCCACCCTTCTTGATAGGCATGGGTTTTGGTCGTTGGCAATGACCTTGGCAAGGCCCATGTATTTCCTTATAAACTTTTCCTTCACTCTCCTAACCCTTCACAGAATTACTGTTCCCTAAGTTGGTCCTTCATGTTTCTCCGGACACATTGGCAATACGAATGGACTTTCTGATAAGGCTCCCCGTTTCGAAGCGATGTGGCGTCATCCTGCGGCACTTGAGAAACGAAATAGCCTTTCCCGTGGCAGTGTCGGCAGCTACGCCCCTGAGCTACATTATTATACAGCCGAGCGATCATGGGATCGAAGGTTGTTCTGTAAAAATGGAGGGGTTTTTTGGATTTTTTATTCGTCATATAAATAGTTCCTATACCAGTCCTTTTGAATAGTAAATTGATATCTAAACAGGGAAGATCTTGCCAAGTCTGATGGCATCACAGCCGAGTCTGCTAAATATGGCACCGGGTCCAAATACGCTTTCCGATATGCATACGCAACGGCAGTGCTGCAAACAAAAACATTTGTAGGATCGTCATCCTTGACGTTTTGCTTGGCCAGTCGCCAGAATGGTAAATAGTGCTTTATCAATTTACAGATATTTTTCCACCCATAGGGGAGTCCCGACAGGTCTATCATAATATTGCTAACTGCTTTAGCCGTTTCGTTGGTAAATTCAAAACGTTCATCCCCGTATTGAATCACGTTAGCGGCTCTAAAAACGTCTATATTGTTGGGATGTGTTTCAATCTGAGTTTTTAGGGAAACAGCCCTTCCCCCTCGGAACTCTCTGAATTCAACGCATCCTAAATTGTCATCATCCCAATGGGCTATAGCTGCATGACTGTGAACTCCGCTGCCATATCTTTTGATTAACCAAGATATTAGCCCTTTGCCACGAAACAAGAGAACGTCACCCTCTTGGATTAGAGGTCGGGCTTCTGCATACGGTAGTATATTCATGGTTTTCTACCCGTGAGCATCTCTAGGGATTGGCTTAGAGTAGCAATTTGGACTTTAAGCGCATTAATAGCTTCAGTATTTTTTTCTAAAACTGTCTGTAGCTTTTCTTCCTGTCTGGCGATTCTATCTTCTTGATCTAGCAACGCCTCATGATATAGCTCTAGCTTAGTTTGCATAGCTATTGTTTGTTGTTGAACTAGAAGCCTAGCCTCGTCACGAGTAATAAGGTCTCTTCCCGTCATCATCCAAAAGCCTGACATGCTAACCACAATTGCCGCTAAGAAAAAAATCACATCCTTTACGTATGGATTACCTTTGGCGATGGCTACCATTTGGGTTCTCACTATCTAAGGAAAAGGAAGTGAGAAAAGGGGCCTCGGCTTCCCAAGGCCCCCTCCTCGTAATTATGACATCAGATTACCAGTTATACCGTGCGTGATATCCGCTCTGCACAGGATCAGGACTGCCATCGCGGAAGACGAGGCGACCCGGAGTATCCTGAGACGGATTAGCAGCAACGTCGGTTTGGGCAGCACGCATTCCAGCAGCGTCATCGACGGCTGTGGTGATGTTGTATGCGCCAGACACGGCGTTAGTGACAGAACTAAACGCTCCGGTGAAGATATTCCAGTTGCCCTGCCGTACTGCCGTCTTATAGAAATATGTTCTAAGAACATCTAACTGTAACGGAGAATAAGCGACGTTGGCACTGTTGGAGTCTCCACCTTCCATAACGGTGCTAGACTCTCCAGCAATAGTGGTCGAAGCAATCATCATTACCTGTGTTCCCTGATTGAAAGTGCCGGGGACTGCTCCCTCGACCGGTCCAACGCCAGAAACGATGGTAATAATAGGATTGCCTTCGCCTAAAGCAGACGATGACCAGTTGGTTGAATCTGCAATTGTTCCCCCGTCACGAATATTTCCGTGACGATTGTCAACATACAGGGGCAGCCCATTATCTCCATAGCTGCCAGTAACCGGTGTAGTCGTAATATTAGTGATAAACGCCATAATAAAACCCTCTCTTTACAGAGACGATAAATTTCCTTTGAGTCCTTACATGTGAAATAGTCCTTCCCTATACTATAGTATTACACCAAATGATCCCGCGCATCTAAGATTGATTCGTAATTTTCAGAACCAATTATTCCATCAACAAACCCGTATATAACCGCATCTTCTGCGGTTAGCCACCAGTCTTCCTTTGACTCTAGCCTATGCTTTACAAACTCCTTAACTTTGGCTTTAGGAATGTCTTGGAAATATGCACCCGTCTCATAGCAGACATCAGAGTATATGTCATACATTCGCGTCCCGCTAAGTTTACAGAATTCATAATAGGACCGGACTTGCTTGACTGTTCCCTCCATTGACTGCTCACCCTCATGGATACACCAGTAACAATTGGGCATCGTTAGCCTGACACCCTTGCCGTGGACAGCCTGTGGGATGATACTCCCCATAGAGGCAGCCAGTCCGTGACATATAAAAACAAAAGACGCCTCACTATGCTGTATGGCGTCGTATATAGCCATTCCGCTTTCCCATTCGCCCCCCGCGCTATATTGGTGAATGACTATTGGATCGGAACTGAGACTCTCTAATACTCTTAGGTTTTTAATAAACCTCGTAGCTACTCTATAATCTACTTCAAGATATTCCTCTTGGTCGTAACCACTTAAAAATATCTCACGACTAGATATTATGACATCATAATCGTGGACTTCTGAAATCGCCGCCTTTGGTATGGGGATAAGACGGTTTCTTTTATTCATCGTCAGTTTTGCCACTTGCATATAAGACCATTTTATCTCGCACGGCCTTCATGACATGCCTGTCTACAAACATCTTACCAACCGCTATTCTAAATCTATACGGAGTAAGGATATCTAGAGCCTCCACCCCACCTTCACGCCCTATAATTTTGTAGAAATCTTCCGTAAGCTTAAAATTACAGTGGCCTACCCATAATTTAAAATAGGTGCTTGCCCTATTTTGTTCGGTTATGGGAAGAATCCCAAACGGAGTTACGATACTTTGAATATGTGAGACTGAGTCTTGAAATATGTCTTCTTCGCTGAGATGGCCCTCTTCTTCGTCACCGTACTCAAACGTTTCATACGAGGGTTCTTCGTCCGTCTCGCCAGTCTCGTCAGAAGAGACCTCTTGATCTTCTTCAAAAGCGTCTATCCATTTTTCCCAGTATACATCGTATCCTTTAGGGGCGGGTACACGGCTCATAATAACACCTCTTGTGGTTATTATTAGAAAATGGTAATTGAGTCTTCTTCATTTCTGTTGCAAACGCCTCAAGCCAAAAACATCTGTCGGATCGACTGCTAGTTTGGATGGAGCAAGAACTGTTTTGTCTTCCGCGTTTACTTCGTCGTATAGAGACCTCCAACGCTTCACTATTTTCAAAACAAACTTCTTCTGTTCCTTTTCTTCTGCCCACAAATTCAAGGCTTCTACAAAATATTCAGCCATAAGGCCTGAATTAACCATGTGGAGCATCGTGCCTGTAATATCAGAAACCTCATCTCCCGTTCTCATAAAGTCTAAAGCTACCGTAAATTCTCCGTCTTCTCTAAGATTCACGACTATCGTTGTAGATGGGTTTTCCAGCGGTTCGTCTTGATCGTCTTGGCCTGTCTGGTCTTGCACAGTAGGAGGGTCGTCTTGAGCTAAAAATCCAGTCCCCCTACGCCACTTTTTAAATTTCTCTAGAATAAAGCTAAGCATGGGGAGACCCCTTCTGTGGCAGGAAAGAATGGCTCACTCTATTATACACCCAAACCCTATGTGGATTGATCAAAGTGGGTCCGATTTACTTGTATGAATTCAGCACATTTTGCCATATCTTTTAGGGAGGTTGCACCAATATAGGCACAGCAACTTCGAATACCACCTAAGAGATCCTGAATAATGCCGTCTACGGAGCCTTTGTAGAGAACTTCAAATACACGCCCTTCGCTACTTCGATAGTCCTTCAGCCCTTCTCCATGTTTGTCTTGTGCTTTTTTAGAAGACATCCCATAGAATTTAAGAGACTTTTTTTGATTAGGTTTTGAGGAATTCCCTTTTTGTATTCTCATTCCACACGGAGAGCTAATCCATCCCTCATATTGCCACTCCCCTTCGCATTCGTCTGTTCCTGCCAGCATCCCACCCAGCATGACAAAATCTGCATTTGCAGCGAAGGCTTTGCAAACATCGGCTGCGGTGCGACATCCTCCATCAGCACATACAAGACCCATTCTTCTTTCCTCGCTCTTAAGGCCATGTGCGGCATGTGAACATTCTATAATGGCTGAAAATTGAGGATATCCCACCCCCGTCTTTAGGCGTGTGGTGCATGCGGAACCGGGGCCGATACCTATTTTAACAATATCAACACCCCCGTGTAGTATTAGCTCCTGAACCATCTCGGGGGTGCAAACGTTTCCAGCCATGATTATGGGGGTGTCGTTAAAATTGTCTCGTACCTTGGCACAAAATTCTACAAAGTTTTCGGTATAGCCGTTGGCAACATCGATGCAGATATTAGGCACAGTGCCTGTAGATTCAACAAAGCGACACAGTTCTTCAAATTCAGAGTGTTTAATTCCCAAGCTATACCACACCCCTTCAATTGGGTAAGAGGTGAATTTTTCAACACGCTCTTCTAGATTGTAATATTTATGAATGCAAGTTACCATATTATGCCTTATTAGGGCATCCCCCATGGCAAACGTCCCGGTAGTATCCATGTTCGCAGCGACTATCGGAGTGCCATTCCAATGACGTGTGGAATGATAAAATTGAAACTTGCGTTCGATGGTTACATTTTTACGAGACGCTGTTTTTGTTCTATGGGGAACTAGCAGCACGTCATCAAAATCTAGCTTTACATCCTTGTTGATCTTCATAGCCCGCTACTTCCAAAGCCTCCTTCTCCTCGCTCTGTTTCTTCAAGAGTAGAAACCTCTTTCAAAGTAAAAGACGGAACCTGCTGGAAAAGAATTTGCGCCACCCTTTCTCCTTTAGTTACAATGCAGTATTTGTTAGAGGCGTTCCAAAGGCAAACCTTGATCTCTCCGCGATATCCACTATCAATGACTCCTGCAAAACGGTGAACTCCTCTCTTAGCGGCCATGCCAGACCTATCCCATATAAGGCCTACAAAGCCTTCGGGAATAGCCATGGCTATTTGAGTCGATACCAATTCACGATTCATCGGGTCGATAATGGCGTCCTCGGCCGCATACAAGTCCCACCCAGCGTCCGAACTGTTCGCTTTGGTGGGTATGATGGCGCTCTCAGACAGACGACGTATCCTGATTTCCATAGATAGTTTCCTTAATCCTGCTGGCGGTTTTCGTCCATGTTAATTGTTTTGCTGTTTCGACACCTTCCATGTTGTATTGCTGCTCCCTGTCAGATTTCCAGTACTCATAAAAAGAACGCATGTGTTCTACGGCCTGATCAAACGGTGCCCCCTCTAACGAAGCCCATTCACCTACAGCGCCGTCAAAAAATATACCGTCTTCAGCCTTTTCTAAGTCTTCAATTTCTATTAGACTAGCGTTTTGATCGTTGCAAAATTCTGTGTGAGCAGAATAATTAGTTGCGATGACATGCTTGCCCATGGACATCATTTCTAATAGTTCTAAGTTCCATCCTTCTGCTCGGCTTGGGAATATCCCGCAATTAGCAGACGCCATAACTTGTGCAACCTCATGGTGCGTCGGCACCCTGTCAAGTAGTCTCACTCTAGAGTCACTTCGATAATACCGCTCCCATTCGTGACGGAACTTCGCTAGACCAGTCTCTTCTGATAAAAACGGATTAGAAGACATCATCCAGAGTTCGACATCATTTTCATCTGGAAAGGCGGTTTTAAACATCTCTAAAAGAACATCGTGACCTTTACGCTTTTCCCATTTCCCGCAATTCAAAAACACACAATTCTCTGTAGTCTCGTGTGGTCCCGGCGTAAAGATCGAGAGGTCTACCCCTAGAGGTACGACGCTTATGAGGGGAGGTAGATAGGCATGATTTTTAATAACATTCTTAGCCCATTCTGACGCAACTAGAACTCCGTCAACAGAGAGTAAATGATTAATCCTTCTCTTGTCTAGCGTGTTAATTTCAAAAAAGGGAAACGCAAAAGAGGGGCCTCCTCCAATACGTTCTGCTAGAGCAAACTCATGCCAAACTTTTAAAGAGGGGGCGTCACTAAAGTCTTCAAATATATCTCCTCTTGCCATGGCTTCCTTGGCTAGGCCCACCTCCTCCTCTGTGCCTTCCAGATTTCCTATCAAAAATAATGCTATCTCCGTGTCCACAGATAGCGATTTTAAAAGATTCAACCCTACCACACCGTACCCGAGGCTGCTAATGGGCGTAAAGAGGTTTAATTTTTTCATTATACTACAATCCTTAGTTTTTATCTGGCAGTGAGGCTGGAGGAAGATCTTGAAAGTTCACGTCTTCGCTTAAGCTGAAACTTCCTTCGCCGTTGCCGTCTCTTCCTTCTGTGCCTGATCCATTCTTTCCGTCCTTTCCTTTGCCTTCCCCACCCTTCCCTTTTCCACGTTCCCCTACGACAACTTTGCCGTCTTTAATTCTATTAACAATCCCATCGGCTTCTTTGTGGCTATCTATGGAGTACGGAGTTTTGTATACACGGGGTTCGGAAGTATCAATAGACGAGAATGGAATTAAAAATCTGTACCATCCCTTCCTCTTTTCCCCAGCATCGTCGGAAAGCGACGTAGCCCAAACATAAATAGCTCCTTCTTTCTTTGTTTTTTTAGGTGGCTCTTTGACTACTAGCCAGTGGACTAAAAATTTGGACGGGAGCGGTGCTACCGATGGCCACCCCGCGAAATCGGGCAATGCAGCCCCGATAGAAACACAAAGATACAATGTAAGGGCAATAACCGTAGTCTTAATTCCCCAATGACCTTTTGACCCTATGATAAACCATAAAATCAGAATGGCCATACTTAAAAACATTAATGAGATTGTCATATATACGCCTAAATCAATTCAGTAGAGCGTTTTGTGGGGTTCGAAGAGCCAGCGATTTTTCTAAATGGTTTACATCAATAACTTCACCTTTATTATTAAGAGTGAAACGGAAAGCGGTTTTTTCTTCACCTGCTTTTTTGCCGTCTTCTGTGATTGTATCTGTCAGGGTAACTTCCCTGACCGCAGCAATTTTAAAAGGGGTCAATTTCTCAAGCCTGATTGACACCGGGGTGGGGATGCCCCCGCTTCTCTTTGTATACATGTGAACATTCACTACATATTCACCAGCGAAAGTCCCTCTTAGGGTGACGACCTCACGGTTTTCTTTAAACTCTACAATCCCAGCGATTGTTTCTATGCGGTCAGAACGAAACCCTACGTCGTCACGGTCTAAATGCATTAGCCCCTCTTCGCGTCTCATAAACGCCACAAGGTTACCTGCGGGGTCTTCAACATAAGTGTCTACATCATCGTCCATGTCGGCAGGCCAAGTGACGGTGATAATGAAGTCCGCTTTAGCCTCTACGTTTTTATTCTGCTTGCTAGGGTTTATAAGAATAAAGGATAGGGCGAACAGGGCAGCGAAGCATAATAGGGTGTTGAATAAAAGGTCAAGGAAGGCGAGTTCCGTGTGGTAGTTTCTTTTCATTTGCGTACTTTATCAATTGCTTGGCTGAGATTGAAGTATTGAATTTTCAAGAGAGCGCTACATACAAGTCCTGTCAAAGTAGTATATAGCGCAGTGGACATTCCTACGCCCAGCCCCTTGATCATTCCCTGAACAGTTGACATATCAGCAACGTCTACCTGCGAGAATCCAGAAAGCATCATGATAAATCCAATCACTGTCCCCATCATTCCAATACTTAAGCAAAGATCGCTTGTAAACCATCCAACCTCCATGAGGTGCTCAATTTTTTCTACGATATATTTATCTGTCTTGTTTGAATCTAAAAAGACACTAAGCGTCCATGTCTTATACCCACACCAAATAGACATGAACATAAAGAGGGGCAGCAGTATAAAGCTTAATTTTGTAGCATCCCCCTCCCATAAAAGGTGGAATACCCCTGTCAGATATAGATATGCGGCTGCCGCCATGGCCGTACTAATAAACAGCCACCACTTCAAAAATAAAGTTCGTCTAATGACATTCGGCATCTGCATTATTCCTCTTCTACAAAATAAGAACCCATATAAGCGGCTATGGCAAAAAGCATAATTTCAAGCATGTGTAATTCCTTGTGTTACAAACAAGACCCCCTATCTAGCACGAACTAAATAAGGGGCCTTGAGGTTTCCTAGAGGGGTTTCTAGGCTTTAAAAGGGGACTTCTTCGGCTGCTTCGGTGGTCACTTTTTCTGACTTAGAAGGTGATTGTGTTCCACCGTTTGATCGGCCACCCGGCGTAAGATTAATCTTTTCCGCCACCATGGTGAGCTTACTGCGCTTGTCTCCCTCTTCAGTTTCCCATTTATTTAGCTTGAGTCTTCCGACCACCATGATGTGTCGGCCCTTTACTAAATATTCATGGAGAGATTCGGCTTGTTTCCCCCAAATAGTAACATCAACAAAGGTTGTCTCCTCTTGCCTGTCAGAGTCTTTAGACCAGATTCTGTTCGAGGCAATAATAACGTCTGTAACAGCGGTGCCAGTCGGGGTGTGCCTAAGTTCACAGTCTCTAGTGAGACGACCGCTGACGATAACTTCATTAAGATCACTCATTCAAATCTCCTACTTCAAAAGACCTCGGTAACGCAGGGCTTTTCTAGTCAGCCTGCGAGCGTATGTGGTTCCATGATTTCTGACGAGCTTCCTAAATTCTCCTGCCTTTGGGGTGTTGGTAAAGCAGGATGTAACCGCCTTCGTTGTCTCGTCACCTGTTGCGAACTTATTAAGTGTCTTTACAGCACACTTGTTCGAAAGAAGGAGGTTCCAATCGGTCGTTTCTGTGGTTTTCATATTTTTCCTTTTTGTTAGATCCTATAAAACCCTTGTGACCATGCCCTATTATACCCCCCTTTTCCTAAAGCGGAGGGGTCATTCTCAAAAAATCTTAAATCGTCACCAATTCTATTTCGCCGGTATCACTGATGGTGCCAACCCCTACAATTACCGAAGTTTCTTTCTGGCCCGTGTCCTGTCCATAATTCGTAGCTGGAAAATACAAGGGGCTGAAATCGCCACTGGGTCTGCTATTAAATAGCATCCATTCGCCTGCGGTGTTGTTCCTTAAGGAGACCCCTGCTGGCCTTCCAGATGCAATACCTGCGTTGGTTTGGCGTCCCATAGCTACGATGAAAGAAGGTTGTGCATTTCCATCCATGACCTTGCTCCCCCAGCTTCCGCTAGAACCATAGTCCGTCCAGCTAGTCATCTTGCCAGTTTCTGAGGCGGCTGGAGAGCTATCGAGATTAAGGGCAAAAACATAGGTGTAGTCAGCATTCACAACATCGTTGTCAATATTTTTAATCTCAACTTTTTGACCGGCAGTTATATTCTGCGCTACTGCAAATACAACCTCCTTAATGTCTGCTGGGTCTTGCGTAAATCGGGAACCGCTAGCAATAAGAACGGTGTCTAGATACAGGCCAATCAAGGCCGTATCTGTATTGTCAAATACTTTAGCAGAGGCTAAAATTAAATTTGATCCCCCGTGATTTACTGTATGACTGTGGAAAACCCCGCCGGGAGCTTCCGTTCTGGTGGAAGTGGTGGTGCTGCTGCTATAATTAGTGCCGTCCTGTAGGCTTCCGCTGTCTCCTGAAAAGGAAAGATCTATTGCGAAGCATTGTCCGTAAGCCGTCTCTTCTTCCGCACTTCCGGCGACTCTCTTTCTATAAATGCCAATATTCTCAGGAGGGTCTGGCGCCACGAATTCTCCTATATGTGATACAGCCATGCCTACACTGTTGGTGTCGTGACGTTGCTGCACTGACCCAGTTATGTCCCCGGCCCCTCCTTCAAAGGAAAGCTTGCTCCCACCATCGTTGGTTCCGGGGCTTTTGCAGTTAATCCAACTTACCATAACGTATCTGTTATTAGCTGTAAGCTTATCTGCATCCAGAATAGTTCCCTGAAGAGTAAAGCTTGCTGAAGTGGTAACGCTCTCGGTAGTTTTTTCCTGATTGAAAAATTTGATCTTATTGGTAACAGCCATTATTACTTCTCTCCATACAGAGTCTGTATTGCTCTTATATCGTATTCCTGTGGGGCAATAATAAGGTCTGAGACGTGGTACGGATACATAACAGAAGATAAGTATTGGGAATGTCCCAGCCCCAAAAGGTGTCCGATTTCATGAACGGCAACACCTTGCAGAATAGCGTCGTTGCTATCGTCTCTCTCTGTAACCCAGTCCTCTGACCTGTCAAATTGAGTCCACAGTTGCGCATCCCAGTCGGAGCTATTAGGCATTTCTGCCCAAGCCAAAATGTTTCCCTTTGAGCCAAAGCCTTCGGCGGTTCTATTAACATCAATAACTATGTCCGCTTTTTGCCATCCTGCTGATCCGGTGCCAATGAGCTTGAAAGTTAGAGGACACACCTCTGACCAGCAACGAAAAGACTCAACCCATACCGCGTCCCATTCTTCTGCTTTCATGTGTCTGGTGTCTCTGTCTAACATATGATAAGTGAGTTCTGTTTTTCCCCACTTGTCATACGTATTATATATCGACAAGGCGTCGGGATGCGAACATATTTTTTGTTTTGACTTCGATGGTGCGCTATTAACATTGCCACATCCGGTTAACAGGCAAGCGCAACACGATAGAAACTGGCGGCGAAGCATGGGACACCTCTCTATATTTCGTAGTATCTTTGACCATTATCAAATACTCCCGATTTACGACGACCATCTTCACCCAAGTCGTCGAATAGTCCTGAACTGTTAAGCTCATCGTGTTTTACTTCTGATCCAATCTCCTTTATGGCCCTAATAACTTTAGCCCCGATAAAGAAATACTTAAACCAACCGAGCTTCTTACGCACGATAGATTTAAGAATACCATCAGTGTCTATTCCGGGGTTTCTAATAACCCCTTCTCTTTCTTCGGCAGAGTCTTTACAATTTTTAATAGCACTAATAATAGACATAGATATTTTGGCAATTAATACTATGGTAGCAGGATCAATAGCCACTTCCTGACCACGACCGTCTGCATTATGCATCTTATTGTAAATTTTATGGCTTAAAACGTTCTTTACGTAATCGCTCATGGCCCCTCCTTAGAAAAAAAGAGGGTAGAGGACGACACCCCTACCCCCTCCTTACAAAACAGTTAAGGATTTCTTAACGACCAGCTTCAGCCAGCAAAAGTAGTACCCTCATCTGAAGGAAGCGTTCCGGTAGGAATGTCGCTCCTATTTGCTTCTCCACCCTTCCTCTGGCTCAGGGTGTATAGCACATTCAGAAGGGATCTTATCATAACTGATTCGTACTTTGTTACAGAATATGGCTGATGCCTACTGTCCAAGCGAGTCAACTCAACAAAAACATTGTCGAGTGCTGTAACAAACGATCTTGCTGCGTCGTTAGGACAGTTTGAGGGGTCAAGCTGCGCGATATCTAAATCTGCCCCTGTCAAATCCCATACGATGCTACGATTTACGCCTACTGGCATTAATACATTGTCTTGCGTTAGGGCAAGGTCGTTGTAATCGTCAGCCACGCTTCTGGTGGTATTAGACGCTTGAGCCTCTAGCTCCTCCAGTGTCAGGTCATCAGGATTATACGTGATGTTTTCTAGCGTATCGCCAAGCTTTTCGATCTCCGTGATCATATAGCGATTCAGGGAATCATTCCAGCCAGATTGAGAACGAAATTCTTGCCGCACAGTAAGCTGCTTTCTGAATTTGATGATTTCAGCCAACATGAAGTGAACGCCCAAATTCGGAAATTCAAGGTTGGCTCCTCTAAAAGTATTTTGATATTCAGGCATTTAATGTCTCCCATTGGTTATAAGGTGAAACCCATTCGTTTTAAGAACTCAGTCTTTACCCATTGCTCTATTGCTTTTGCTATATCTTTATACCCCAAAACGTTGAACTCTCCTCTTTTTAGCTTGGCTACGGCCTGCTTATATAGAAAGCCGATCATTGCTTCGTGGTATATAATATGGCGATTAATCGTAGAACTAGATACTCTACGTAAAAACTCGTTGCGTACATGGTCTTCCAGCGCTTCTCCTGCCTTAATTTGTCCGTGAAGTTTGTCTGGATTTCCGCCTTTGATGACGATCAAAGAATTTCTTTTAAGTAGGTCAATGGCTTCTTTGTAAAGATGAGCGTAAAATGCCAACTCTTCTACCCGTTCACCATCACACCTCTTTAGGTCTATAAACTCTTTAATCCTACTGCTAGCTGCCGGAAAGGAAGGCTGTTTAATGTAATCTAAGATTGCATCGCATGCGCACGATGCGCGGTCCCCATCTTTATCCTGATTGTCAAGGGCCTCCTTTGCAGACGGAGATTGTATAACGGGAATCTCCTCACCGCCTGTGTCGCTAGAAGTTTTAACTTCATCTCTGTCATCGATAGTGTTATAGATGCTAACGTCTATGTCTTTAGCGGAAACCTCAATCTTATCAATTCTATCCTGTAAGCTCTGACTGAGGGAGCCTATCTTGTCTTCTATAACAGACTCAAGGCGTTCTTGAAGATAGTCCACGATGCCGTTGAGAGCATGGTTTTGCCCAAGCTTCTCCTCTTGGACTCGGTCTATCTTGTCGTTAATTGCGTCAGTAACTTTTTCCGGGTCCAGCTTGTCTTCAATCATATCTTTGGCCTTCCTTTTTCCTCTTAGCTTCCAGTACCATGAGAACAACCACAGCAAAATTCCTCCCGTGCTAGTTCCCCCAAAAAGCCAAGCGAACAGATTACGCTGACTTTTGACCTCTTCAACCTCTCCGTCCAATTGATTATAGTCTCCTAACAGCCCGTCTAACATCTGTGATTTTTTGTCTAAGGATTCCTGCAATCCTTCAACCTGCTGTGAACCCAAAGAAATATCACTATTTAATCTGTTAATCTGTCCGTTAAGTCCGTTTATCTCTTCAATGTTCTTATCATCTTTAGATTTTAAATCTTCTAGCCTATTGTTTAAATTAGATAGGGTGGCAATTTTTTCTTCCAATGTCTCCTTTAGGCTGTCTATATTGGAGGACAGGTCTTTCTTTTCCGTGTTAAGACTTTCCATCTGAGATAGTAAGTCCTTTTTCTCCTTACTTAAATTTGTAACCTGTTTTTTTAAATCTTCGATAGCTTTTTCATACTCTTCAGTCTTGTCCTCGTGACCTTCCCAGTTAGGAGGCAATATTCCGTATGGGTTATCTTTGTCACCATCACCACCGTCTCCATTGGGAGGGGTCGGCGTAGGAGGGTCTATAATAGGAGGGCAAATTCCACCGGGACACTTGATAAAGGGACCGCTCTTGTCAAAGAAGTATTTTTTCCCATCGTACCAAAGCCAGCAATTCCACTTTTTAATTTTGATATGGCGATGCCCTGTTGGTAATATGACCGACTGAAGGAATCCGCTACCTACACTCCCACTCTTTTCTTGCATATAATAAAGGCCATTCTCACCCAACGCATAGCAAGCCTTGGGGACGTTCTTGGTAGGAGTTTCAGTCTTGGTGCTGATATGTTTCCAGCTAGCAGGAACCTTTTGGAACTCTTCAGCAGAAGCCTCCCCTTTACTGGCACGTAAGAAGTTACCTATATGAATAGCCCCTCCTATATCCTCCTCCACTCTCCAAGTAAGAATAGCGCATAAATAAGTATGCCCCTTGATGAGCGTGTACACTCCAGAACCGCTTTGCCCTCCGAGGGGAGGAGGCGTGAACAGTACTTGATTCCTAGAAGCTTTTGAAAGAGCGTGGCCTTCCCAGAGTTGTAACCAACGTGCTTGAGGGCATCCGGCAGATGCGATATAATCATTTTCCTGAACGGCGTGTTCAGCAGGGGCAAGAGGAACTATGCGTGGGAGATATCTTCCAAAATAGGATTTCCTAATACGAATAATAGCAAAGTCATTAACAGTCCTAGTGTCGTAGGATGTCCAAACTACGTCACCCGGAATAAGGCCGGTTTTACGGCCATATCTAAAAAATTCACATGTAGCTCGTTGATTATTCCCAACCACATGGGCATTTGTCAACACATAAATGTGTTCTTTATCTTCCGATATCGACGTGCCGCTTCCGGCTGCGTTCCTAACTCGAACTCGGCAGGAAGCCTCACCAATATCGTTAAGTGTTAAGAACTTAGCTTCAGCCGCAGGGCAAAAAGTAAAGATTAACAAAAGGGGAAGAATCAAAGATCTTATCATGTTTCTACTCACCAAGGGTCAGTTTGTTTTGCATAAAGTCCTCAATAATGTCCTCTATGGCTTCCACATTTCCCCAGTATTCTACCGATCCGCGACTCCCTTCACTGCCCTCATCCGAATAAAAAAAATCAGCAATTTCTTCTGCTAATAGACTGTACCGCATTATCAGCCCTCGTACACCCATCCCTCACCGGGGCCAATGTCTTTGATTTCGTGCGTATGGCCATCGGCAGGCTGGATTTTGCCGTCAACAATCGCATGCTCATGGGCACCAATTATAATGTCTCCAAATTTAGTTCTAGCCCTAGAGGTGTCAGTGTCATCTCTTTTAAAGGTATGAAAATGACCATAACCATCACGATCTAAATCCATGGAGGTGGTCCTGTATCCATCGTACATGGCTTGGCTGCGTAACGCGGAAGCAGTCGCTGTTATAGATCGAACATCATAGCCCAAGTCGTGCATGGTGTCTGCCACGGCTTCAATTTCGGATTCAGAAAAGATGGTTTCTTCAAGTTGGGCAATACGGGAAAACTTTTCCGGTCCCTCTACTGCTACGCCTTGGCGAATCGCTTTCTTTTTTGCGTCACGTCCGGTATAACATTTCCCGGCATCTCCCCACTGGTATCCGGCTTTTCCGTCAACAGTACATTTTTTAAGAGGCATATTATCTGCTCCTGTTTTGAGTGCGTAGTCTCTCCCTGAAATTATACACCAGAATGAGGTCAGGGCCTCTCGTTATCAGTGTCTAATTCAGATAAAAGATCGTCTGTAAAGTCTCTCCAGAACTTTTGTTGCCCTGTTAGCTTGCTAGAATTCTCTACAGCCTGACTAGATGATGGCATAATATCTTTAGGTGCAGGCTGGATGCCGGTTGGGTCTGTCATTAGTCACCCTTAATGATTCTGTAGGAGTCTTCGTCAAAATGGGTAGTGGAGAACTCAAAAATATAGCTGTCTAAAAGACCTTTAGCCTGATGGCGTAGCCCTGTGGGTACGTGGAAGGTGTCCCCCGGCTCTAGGATTACAATTTCGGTTGGGTTGCTAAGGCATTCTATACCGCCCCGATTTACGTTATTTCCGAACCCGTACTTCAACTCAACCTTACCAGAGTGAACATAGAATGTTTCATCTTTTAACTCGTGATAGTGCCAGCTAAATTGCCTGTCTTTTTTTAAGAAAAGCAATTTGCCACAATATTCTTCCTTATTTACAAGCCAATCTTCATATCCCCACCCTTTCGGCACGTATTTTCTGCCAGAATTTTTACCTGCTGGGAGGTCGCTCTTGGCCCCCACCTGCTTTTGTTCTGCCTGAAAGATTCTTTGGCGAAGCTCGCTAGTAGAATGCCCATACCTCTTCGTATAAATAATAGGGATTGGTAAGTCATGACCCGTAAATTTTTTATCTTTCCAGTCTTCCCCTATGAATCTCACATCAGGATTAATCTTCTTCAAGGCTTCGTAGAGGTCACGTTCTGTGCTATAGATATGTACGTCGTCTACATATTTAATGGCCTCTAACTGTTCTTGTCTTTCTTCTAGGGTTTGAATTGGCTTATTTTTATCGACTCTATCTATCGTAGGATCAACTTGCAGCCCCACGATTAAGAAATCGCATTGCTCTCTAGCTTCACGTAGCATGATCGCATGTCCAGCATGAAGTAAATCAAAGCAGGAGCATGTAAATCCGACTATTCTTTTAGCATCCAAAGGACTGCCCGCATCCACAGGACCGCTCGGCTTTGGGGTTAACAAATTTAAAACCAGACTGAGCAAGGCTAGTTTCATAATCCACTACTGTCTCGTCCAGCATGAAAGCACTTTGCGGATCAATACAAACCTTAAGATCGCCTTCTTCAAACTCTATAATGCTATCGTTCTCTTGAGGATTGTCTTCCACTTTAACCTGATACAAAAAACCTGAACAGCCCCCTCCCTTAACAGCAACCCGTATGATGCCGCCCTCTTGAGCAGCTTCCCTCATTACCTCTAGAGCCTTTTCAGTAAACGAAATCATCTCATGTCTCCTTTTAGGTTGCACGATCCATTGAGTCCGTCACCGGATTAAATGGTCTAATCTTAGTGCCTTTAACTGTAATCAACGGGGCATTCTGCCACGTTTCATTTTCTTTACCAGTGCCAGTCCCGTCTTTAACGTCTCCCATGTTGCCCTTATCAAGGAAGTCGTCCGAGTTGAGAACCTTGTCGTACCTTACAGGAACCTCGGAGTCTCCATAAGATTCAGAAATCACATTTTCAATAAAGCCCTTGTCCACGCCACAAATGCAAGGCATATTCTTGCGCGGATCAAACCACTTCATGTTTAATGCACGACCCACAATGTCCTTGAGGGGTTCTTCAAAAAAGTTGCCCAATGACACATGCTGGTAAGGACACGGCATAATATCACCATACCGCGAAACTGGCAAAATTCGTTTAACTGCAATACACCCGATGTCCCTACCGTAAGATGGGGTCATATGAGTAAAGATGTCGTACTCTTCCTCGAACTGTTGTAAAATCTTACCTTCTGTTTCGGTCATCATTTGATCAGTCACATTTTCAAATGCACCCACCGGCTTGGCGTATACAACATAGGTGCCGACCTGCTTTTCCTTGGCAAAGTCCAAGAAATTTTTCCATTCTTCTGTGTAGATTCTATCTTTCCAGATAACAGTGGATAAAATGACATGCAGATCGGCTTCTTTGCAAGCGTCAATGGCTGTCATGACACGGTCCCAAGAACCCGGCGCACGCCTAAACGTGTCGTGATCTTCCGCAGAAGCCCCATCAAGGCTTAGCTGCACCTTATCAATTCCGATTTTCTTCAAATGCTTTGCCTTTTTGTGATCTAAAAACCACCCATTGGAGTCTGTGACTAAATAAAACTTAGAAGGATCGATGGCTTCTACGAGTTGGTCATACTCTTTAATGATCAGAGGCTCACCGCCAGTGATAACAAAATTGGCAAGCCCCATTTCGTCACACTCTTGGGAAAGCCTACGCACGTCTTCCAGTTCAAACTTGCGTCTCCCACTAGCCTTTTCCCAGTCTTTAGGCACATAAAACTTATCAATGCAGCAATGCTCACAATCGAAGTTGCACAAGTAATCGTACTGAAATTGGATGATGGCAATGCTTTCCCCATTTGCAATCTTTTCTGGGAACTTCATCATCTTATCATAAACATGTGGCTTATAATTTTTGAGCCAGTTTTGACGCAATCCCTCATCCCCCACCCCAGTCGCTTGCATGACCTTGCCTTCTTTCATCTTGGCAAGTTCTTCAGGGGTGAATTCTTTTCCGGCTGCAAGTTGCTCAGTGAACTCTTTAAGCTCATCATCTGACCACATAGGAGATGGGTCATGAGGATTGCCCTCCAGCGGATTGTGAAACATAGCATTGTGTGAATTAGGCATTATCTAGCCCCTCCATTTCTTTAAGTCTGTCTTGTTTTTCTTTAGCTCGTGCTGCGGCATACTCTTCTTCGGTGCTAGTATCCACCGTGTATCGCGGATTTAGGGGCGTGCCGTCATGCCTAGAGCCTTTATCGACCCTGACTCCACCTCTATATTGATAGTGATCCGCCGTTGCCTCCCGCTCTTCATCTTTAGCGAACTTTACATTAAGGGCCGATACAAACCAAACCTTACCATTCGCGTCAAGAACCCTGTATTGCGGCTTGATGCGACCTCGAATGTCATCGATGATGACGCGCTGGCCCGCTTTAAGAGTTATCTTTTCACCATTTTTACCATCATGGATTTCATCCTCCATAATGATTCCGACTTGATTAATTACGGTTGTCCATCTCTGGGTGTTGTGCTTAAACCACTCTTCCCCAGTTACGTTGGAAACAAATTCCTGCTTCTTTGCCATGCTTTACTCCTCTACAATGTCCACTAACTCTATATTACACCTAATCTCTTTATTTGGAGGCGTTCTGTACCCATGGAAAGTATGGAAGCTGCTTGCCCCCTCTTCTCCGTATGCCAATTCAGCCGGTATAGAAAGTTGACACTTGGTTCCCACCCTCATAGAGAGTAGGGCATCATCCAGACCCTGAATGGAATCTCTTTTAGTATAAACCTCGTCCTTTGGCGTTCTTTGCCCGATGCATATTTCAATAGGGCCTGAGAGGGGAATGCTCGTGTCATACGTGCTGTAATAAATGCTGTCTACATATTCCTTTTTACCATAATCATATAAGGAGGAGGTTACTCCTTCTCCAGCCCATAATTCATAGTGCATTAAGACTGCCTGCCCCGGCATAGGAACGTCTCCCTCGCCTTCCTTCAAAACCACCATATCAAGTTTAGCCATAATTATCCTTTACTGTTAGTGTTATATATTTCTAACCCATCTTGTCTGAGTATCGCAATATCCAAGGCGTTGGCTTGCGACTTTATTAATTTTGTTGCAACTTCATCTGAATAGCTTGCCGCCATCACGATGATTGCCTGAATACCTCCAACTGACAGATCTTCAAATAGCACATTGGAAGCGACTATAGGAATATTGCTTGCTGGCGTATATCTACCTTGTTTAAAAGTTGCATCATCAACAACATATTTGATTTTTCCACCCAGATCAGAGAGGGCCATAACCGCAAGAGATTGATGTCCCGCTCCATAAATAGCTACTGTGTGGTCAGGATACCTGTCTATGTATTCGTGTAAAGCCGATGTGATTTTATTTTTTTGCTCATAAAAACGACTTAGGTCTAGGCTGCTTCTTTTCCTCACTGTTACTGATATAATGTAATCATGCCATATAGAGTTGCATTCCACAATGTCAAAGCCATTTCTACTCAGCGTTGATATTAGGGTTTCTTTTGTAAAATAGAATAAGTGATCTCCTATAAACTCAGAAAAAAGATCATTATCTAGCATCATGTTAAAATTGGGAACTTCTATTAGGCCGACAGCGCCCTCTTCTAGATTATTCCAAATTGTTTTGAGTGTAGTATTAGGATCTGGAAGATGCTCAAAAAAGTTCAATATAAAAAATGCATCAAAGGGTTCAGAAAAAACTTTCTCATCTGGCCTCTCTATATATTGCCGGTCTACTTGCAATCCTTGATCTTGGCAATGCCTTACTGCGTCTGGAGAGAACTCAATTCCATAGGCGTCTGTACCAGCGTCCTTCATGAGTTCTAAATATTCTCCATTTCCGCATCCTATTTCAAGAACTCTTTTCCCACCTAAAGCATAGTCCTTAACAAATGCTTTGAATTGGGAGACCCTGTAGTCTTTCATTTCTTGTGAAAATGCGACGGCGCGGATGACCTCTTTGTAATAAGAGACGGGTTCATTGTTTAATTGAACGACTCCACACCCAGAACATTGACACACCTCTAACCTGACTCCTTTTTCGGGAGTTGACGGTAAATGCTGTGCCGCTTTGGGCATGTTATCAAGTTCAAAAATAGGGTCTTCGAAAAGTGCGCTGCCGCATATCCTACAGAACTTCACTAGCTGCTTGCTCACTACCCCTGACCCCCTAGTTCTAGTTCAAAGGGATCGGAAGGGTCGTTGTGTTTTTTTAAATCTCTATCCTTGTAGTCATAGTCTTTTGAATGAGTGACTAATTCGCTACTGCTTTGAATCTTACTTCCTCCAAGATTCCACACTAGTCCAATACTATACCTTTTACAGAACTTCACTTCTGGAACATTATCAGAGACTCTATCTCCCCCGTTTCCGAAATAACATGGGCGTAATTGATCTAAAGCGGCACACACTGTGCCATCAGAGTCGTCCACTTCAACAACGTGATGAACGGATTCAAACTCTTCTAGGATTGCTTTCCTTTCTTTGAAGGGCATAAACACATAGCCCTTTTTTTGCTCTAGCCATGCGTCACTATTTAGAATAACTATGACACTCCCGTGCTTGGAAGCCTCTTTAATCATATGGAGATGCCCTACATGAATAGGATCAAATCCGCCACTGATTGCTATAGTTTTATGCTTATGCAAAATATGTCCCCTCTATATATGGCCGGTACATGTTTTGGACTTCCACTAAATTATCGGGACACACCTCATGCCATTGTAAAAATCCTGCGTCTGTTTTGCCGAACATCGAATTGGAGGGGTCAAAATCGCTACTCAAAAAGCAATTATATAAAAACGACACAAAATGCCCTCTCGTATCGTGAGGTAAAAAGACTTCCTTGCAACATAGCGGGGATGAATCGTATTCTACTTCAGTTCCGATCTCAATGTTTGCAACCTTGAGTAGCCTGTCCTCCATGGTTTCTTTAAATCTTACAATGCCGCCGGGAATATGCCACCCGCTCCCAGCAAACTCGTCATCCCTCCAAGACAGAAGAATTCTGCCGGTTTCATCCTTGATAAGCAAGTCAACATTCACAATGGGCGTAGACCTGCTCACGAAGTGGAATATTTTTTGTGGAAGGCCCGTGTCTGGCTCTTCTTTTCGAAATAACGACACTGCCCTATCTAAAAGTTCTATGGCGGTTTTCATTAGTAAACAAATAGCTCCTTAGATATTATACTTTTGTTATGCAGATACGTCCTGTACAATTTTTTTATCGAGGATCGAATGTCCGTAAAAACCAACCCCGCTTCAGCGATGAGGCGTGAATTGTCTCCGCTGTATTCATAGCTAGTGTCGTCTTGTTCAACGATGATCTCCAGTTTCTTCCCCGACTCTTCTATAATTAAATTAGCCAGAGCCATATAAGAAATTGATTCCCCGCTACATACATTGTAGTCTTTGTGTTCGGGAATGTTGTTAATGGCCCAGTCTACGGTGGAAATTAGGTCGTCTATATACAGATAGTCAAATACAGAGTTGTGTCTCATGGATATGGACATCCCCAGCACAGCCTTGCAGCAAGCATTAGAAATAAAACGATATCTCCAGTCGTCATATTTACCAAACAGGCCAAATAGTCTAAGGTTGTATATATTAGAACTCAGCGAAGCGTATTCGTTCATCAAGTATTTTGAATATCCGTATTGATCGACAGGGACATGTATGCCAAAATAATTTTCTGACATACGAGGGGTCCAGTGGGGGCGACTAAACTCTGCACCAGAGCCAAAGTAAATCATCTTACCAAAATAGTCACTACATCTGGCTAGATTAAAGAACATCCTTAGATTGTTTTCTAGAACAGCATCCGGGTCTTTCGTTGAAAATTCTGGGGCAGCGTCATAAGTTGCTCCGTGGATAACAACATCAAAGTTATTCAGTTTTATATATTCAAGAACCTTATCAGAGTCAAGCAGATCTAATTTCTGCCTGTCACACATATTTATATCGTAATGGTAACTTAGAGACTCGTTTAAGCTTTTGGCTATGAAGCCGTTAGCACCTGTGATTAGAATATTAATCATGAATTTATATGTTTTTATTCATACCATTACCTTATTCTGGAATCTCTTCTATCATTAAGTTTTCTCGAAACTCTTCCCTATCCAAGAACGGGAAAAGATCTTCCATCGGTCTTGTTGAAAAGCTTCCGTCCTCTTTCTTGAACACGGAGGCTTTGGGAAGGGTGACATGATTAGGATCAACCATTAATTCACAGACAGCCGGGCCTTTCTTGGCCAATACTTGCTTCAAGCCTTCTCTTAGGTGTTGCTGGGTTTCTATTCTAAAATAGGGTATTTTGTATGCTGCTGCATTTAACTCAACGGAAGGGAGCGTTAGCCCACTTGAGGGGTCGCTAGCTACCAACCGTCCCCCAAAATGAGTATTTTGAGTTGTCTTAATGGAGCCATAGCCGTCGTTATTGAGAACAAAAAATTTAATTGGCAAGCTGTACCTTCGAGTCAGTTCAAGTTCCTGTATGTTCATAACAAAGCCTCCATCACCATCTATGCAAATGGTTTCTTTGCCGCTCGCTAGACAGCCGCCGATAGCGGCTGGAATGCCAAAGCCCATGGCTCCAAGACCCTCGCTGTTGTAAACTCTAGTTCCCTTCTTGCATTTAAATGCCTGCATGGTGACTTCACTGCATGCTCCAGAGCTTCCCGGTATAAGTAGAGAGTTTTGTGGGAGTAGTTCTGAGAGATATTCAATAAACGCATAATTATTTATGAGACCTTCGTTATCCAGATATTTCTGCTCGATCACCGGGTATTTTTCGTATAGCCTTTTGCAATTAGATAACCACTCAGAAGGCAGCGGGTCAACCAATAACGGGTCTGCCGCTAAGAGCCGGTTGGCTTCGTTTAAAAAGACTTTTGCATCCATATCAACCGGATAGTGGATTTCTATTCCTAGCTTTTCGATCTCGTTCCTATCGATGTCTACTATACATCTTACAGCTTCTCTGGCAAAATATTGTGGTTGATAGGCGAGTTGCCCATGATCTAGTCTGGCTCCTATAGTTAAGATGAAGTCTGCATTCTGTTGATTAAAATTGGCTCCTCTTTGCCCAACCCCTCCGGGTCTTCCAACGTATTGAGGATGTTCTTCTTCTAGGAAGTCCATTGCTTTCCAAGTTGTTAAGACAGGAATGTTCGTGTTACGGATGAAGGTTAAAAATTCGGGCACCGCATCTGCCAGACGAATTCCGTTCCCAGCCAAAACAATCGGCCTCTTTGCGGAGTCCATCTCGTCTAAAATGGCAGATACGCACTCTAAGTTTGGTGGGTATCCTCCTGTGTCAAAAAACTCGGGTGCCTCAAAGCCCCCTTGACTACTAGGGTCTATGTCGGCAGCTTGAATGTCTAAGGGGATGTCCAGCAGAACTGGCCCTTTGCGACCATGCGTTGCAAACCAAAGAGCCTTTTCTACACAGTACCTAATATTTTGAGGATCAGTTATCGTAATTGCCCATTTTGTGACCCCCTTATAGATAGAAACAGAGTCGATTTCTTGAAACCCAATCTGCCTTACGCCCCTATTCCCCACCCTGTCTTTATTTTGTACCTGCCCTGAAATAATTAGCATGGGGATCGAGTCGAGCCAAGCAGAAGCTACTCCAGTGAGAGCGTTGGTGGCTCCCGGCCCTGTCGTAACGAGGGCAACACCGAGCCTATTGGTATACTGCCCATAAGACTCGGCACATATCGACGCCCCCTGTTCATGTAGCGTGGGAATCATGCTTATCGGAGACTTAGAAAAAGAGTCAACCAAATGTATGCAGCCGCCCCCAGATATCAAGAAGACATGGTCTACATATTCGGCAACCTTAGAGGCTATGTAGTCTGATACTTTCATTTTATTTCCAATAGGAGACAAAAGTCTTCCTGTTCCTGTTCTCGACGATAGAAGGGTCAGTGTAGAATGAGTCGTCAACATAGTGGGTGGACGACACCTCTTCTAGAACGCACCCGTTTTTACTAGAAAATTCGTGCCTCACTTCTGGTTCAATCGTGATAACATCACCAACCTTCAGCAAGTGGTGAGATTCGATTTTTTCTGGCCAGCTATTGGCAATTGAATTAATTGAAGACAGTTTCAAATCCAATTCTCCATGCAAAACCACAAAAGTCTCTTCTTTTTTCAGATGGTATTGCTCTGGATGGTTTTGATTCGGAAGAACAACAATCAGCTTTTTGCAGTAGTCCCGATTGACGACCGTAATCATTGAGATCCCCGTCTCATAGAAATCATCTATACCGTAGTGATGAGATATCTCTAATTCAGCTTGAGAAGGATAAACCACATTCGACTCGTTTAAAAACCCTTTCACGTCTTGGACTATATCCCACACATCGTTTCTGCGATTTTCTACGGTTGCATTAGCAGTTAGCAATGGGCTATCTTCTGGTAGGTCTTCATTGACCGTGAACGAACTATACTTAGACATGGAGTTTGCTAAAAATTGCCCCTCGATACTAGGCCAAGCGCAATAGAGATCATCTCTAGTAATAGTCTCTCCGCTTTGGATATTTCTTTTTACAAATACCCCTCGCTTAAACTGCCCCAAGTCAGACAGTTCCTGTTCACGAGGCTGCGGCTTCCCTAGAGAGCCATTCATTACCAGAGCATCGCTTGCAGATCGAAGCCACTTGTCCATTTGTTCTGGGGTTACTGAATAGGCATTGATAGGATATTGGTCTGTTTCTACAGCAACGTGCTTTTCGGCAAGCGCAGCACCCTTAGCTATCGCCATAGAGATAGCCCGCGTTTCTGACGGATGTTCGTGCGTGGAATATCCCACCCCTACATCGGGATATCTGGCCATAAGCTGGCTTATTTGGTTTAGCTGTAAGTTGCTGGCATCCGTGGGGTACTGTCCAACACAGTGCATTAAGGAGAAGTCCTTGTTTCGATGCTGCATAAAGCTAACAACATTGTCTATGTCTTGTGTGGTTGCCCCGGCAGTAGACAGGATAATGGGAATGTCTAAGCTTATTAATTCGTTAAGTAGGGGCCAATCCGTAAAGGAGCAGCTTGCTACCTTTGCTATATCGAAATTCATTTCGCTAATGCGTGCCACTGAGGGTTCGTCAAAAGCCGTACACATAGTCCAGAAGCCGTGCTTTTCAGCATGACGCATGAGATCTATAAACTGTTCTTGTGATAAGTCGGTCTCTTTAAACCTTTTCACATACTTGAGGTCGTCTCGACGAACGTAATCTTTGTGAATGAAAGTATCCAAGTCTCTGAACTGGAACTTCCAAGCAAAGTCAAAAGTGTCGCGGTATGAATCTGCGACCTTGGAGAATTGCTCAATCATTAACTTGCCGTGAGCAACGTCGCCCATGTGGTTGTTTGCCATTTCACAAATAATTAAGACTCTGTCTTGCATCATGCCACCCTTACCAAATAAATTTGTCGCGGTAATAATCTACTATATTTTGTATCTCTGAATCAAAGTGTCTCTTCGGAGACCAGCCTAAGTTCTTTAGCTTCCTGTCGTTTAAAGCATATCGAACATCCTGCCCCGGTCTGGAGGCAGATAGATCTAAGAAGTCTTGAATATTAGACTCTTGCTTGTTGAGCTTGTCATAAGCCCTTAATATTTTTGTAACGGTAGCAATATTTTGCTGTTCAAACCCACCGGCAACGTTATAGATTTCATTAACTACGTCAGCACTTATGATCTGTACAACAGCGGAAGCGGTGTCGTCAGCATGAAGCCAGTTCCTTACAGGCAAACCATCGTTGTGGAGAGGTATTTTTCTTCCCAACCCAATATACTTACAGGTCTTGGGTACAAGCTTTTCAATATATTGGCCTATCCCGTAGTTGTTTGTTGGTCTTAATAAGATGTAGGGTATTCCGTATGTTCTAGCCCATGCAAGAACGAGCATGTCTGCTGAAGCCTTGGTAGCTGAATACGGATTAGATGGCATCAAGAGGTCGTCCTCTGTATGACTACCCGATCCTATATCACCATAAACCTCATCCGTACTAAAATGAAATAATACCGGAACGTCCTTTCCTTCTTGTCTAAAGTTGCGTATTAGCTCAAGAAGATGGTGCACTCCTTTAATATTGGAACTAACAAAGCAGTCGCTACAAACAATAGAGTTGCCTACGTGGGTTTCGGCAGCAGTATTAATAACATAGTCGCAGTCGTATAAGAACTCAATGTCATTAATGTCTATTTTCTCAAAGACAAAATTGTCGTAGGTTTCGAACTCCTTTAATAGGTCTTGGTTGGCTGCGTAGGTCATCTTGTCGATGCCTCGCACATACCATCCGAGATCTAGGCATTGTCGGGTTACATAGGAGCCTATAAAGCCCAAGCAGCCTGTTACATAAACCACCTTCATCTTTTTACTTCCCACAGAATTCCTTGATTTTTTCACAAACGTAGTCCACGTCCTCTACTTCCATTCCGTGATGAGCACCCAACAAAAACCCGTTTTTCATGATTGTATCAGCATTGTCAAAGGCTTGCAGGTAATGTCTGTATGCTGGATGCCGTGTAACGTTACCTGCAAATGTAACTCTAGTCTGTATATCATTTTGCTCCAAGAAAGTAAGAAGACCCAGTCTATCGTCCGTTTGAAGTGGAACTGCAAGCCAGTTGGGTTGGATGCTGTCATCCGGCAATAAGACCTTCCCCAAGTCCTTGAGATTGTCTAAATATCTCTCAATATTGCGCCTTCTGACGGCTTTAAAATCTTCGAACCTATCAAGCTGCACTAATCCAAATGCAGCATTCATTTCAGAACACTTGAAATTATACCCTAGTACTCCATACAGAAACTTAAAATCATAAGGAATTCCATCTATCTCATGATTGAACCTATCGTCAACATGTTCAGAGTTGTTGCCAACGCGACCCCAATCTCTATATTGGAGGCATCTGTCTCGATGGGCTTCATCATTAAACATGACCATGCCTCCAGACCCACCCGCCGTAATAACATGACTCGCGTAAAAACTAGTGGTGGAAATGTCGGATTCCTGAGTGTGTGTGATAGTATCAGCAGAATCCTCTATGAGATAGATATCTTCCCTGCCAATTGTTGAAAGAGCTTCTCTAAGTTTTGGCCAATCGGGTTTGTTTCCAATCAAATTAGGAATCATGATAGCCTTAGTGTTTTTAGAAACTAACTCTATGACATCCTTCACTTCGGGCACATACGAAGTAAGGCCAACGTCGCAAAATACAGGAGAATAGCCAAGCTGGACCATGGGGGCGACCGTTGTAGAAAATGTGCAGGCAGGGGTGACAATTTCCGCTCCTCTCGGAAGGTCTAGGGAGGCAAGGGCGAGCAAGCACGCAGAAGACCCTGAGTTTACAAACACCCCATACTGTTTGCCGAAAATATTTGCGACTCTCCTCTCGAATTCGAGAGACTTGTTACCAAATCCAGCAAGCCAGCCATCTCTAAGGCACTCTTCGACGGCTTTAATTTCTTCTTCTCCATATGCCTCAAAACCATTGGGAGCATACCATACTTTCCTAGTCATTGGTCGTCACCTATTACCTCTTTAAGAAGATTGATCACTATGTTCAAGCGAGCCTCATTTGGCATGCCGGGAAGGTGCAACAAAAAATCTCCCGGCGCCCATGTGCCATCGTTACCATCGCAATCTAGCCCTCTCTGGTGCCAAGGGCTAGGGTACATCTGGTAGAGGTATGAATTCATGGTTTTTTGCGGCACTACCTTTATAATGTCGTTGTATTTATCCTTGAGGTCGTTAATAGCCCCTTGCTCTGCCCACGATCTCGCGCCGCCGTCAGGTAATCTTACCCCCGTATCTATATTTACGCCATTCTCGTCCACGTATTTATGGAACGTGCCGTAAACTTCTTTCAAAAAAGTCGCGGCCTCGGAACTGGCCCTGACTAATAAGCAGTCCGTGTTAAGGCCCCATAGATCATTAGGGACAATAAAGTGATAATCTGGATCAATTAGGTCTTCGAGCTTTATACCATAGTTAGTTATCATCGTGTCCGAGCCACACCAAAATATCCATTCATATTTATTGCTGTTTACGAGTTCTAGAATCGCCCCTATTTTTTCATATCCGAAGTGGGGCATTCCATAATCAGCAGTCGTGTGGAATTTAGAGGGGTCTTTTCTAATATCAAGAGAATATCCGTGCTTTTCACAGTATCTTCGTTTGTTATATTCAACAGTTATAACGCCGAGTTCTTTAATCTCCTCCGTATACATTGTCAATATGCAAATTCTATCATTCATAGAATATAGCCACCATACTGATCCAAGTTATTTACAAGAAAAATTGGATGAGTGTCTTCGGATATGTCCACTTTGTTGGGTTTGTATATGCTCAGCATCCTCTCAACAGCCTCCTCTTTTGTCTGAATATCAAAATACATGCACTCTTCAGCTGAATAGTCTGCATTCGAGAGGTCGTTTAATGTGTCACGATCTCTGGAATGTGCCCAGCTTTTATATTTAGCCAATATTTTTTCTCCATCCGTATCGTCTAAAAATGTGAAGTGCCATCCTGCATTTACAACCGGATCGTGGGTATCATAGGCCAAGCTTCTTGTCGTGGAGGGAAGGTTCCTGCTCATAGTTTGCCATTCGGTCATTGCCGGTCCAGATATGACCGTTGAAAAAAGATTGAATTTATAGGCATACATGTCGAGCTTAAAGCCAAAAATAGGCCTAACCATTACTGGCTGCGCCTCTTCTCTATACAGCGGAATGCCAGACATTCTCAGGTGGTATCGCTTGCCCTTGTCCTCAAAAATTTGCAGACCATTCGTAAAGCCTTTGTTGCTCAGAATTTCGTCTAGGGCGCTAATGTAGATGATGTCTTCGTCCTGAGCCTCCAATTCTCGCAGTATTTTGACTGGATAATTGCCTTGGAAGTGGTCCCTAATCCAGTCCTCCGTGTGTTGGCCAATTGATGTTCTGTCGGAGACGCTGTGCTCGTCGAGTAGGTTCAAATTGCGTTGAATTTCTTCTTCAAAACTATTGAACGTAACATATTTGATTTTAGACTCGTATTTTTTAAATCTATCGTGATCAAAGTTGAAGGGTTTCTTTAATCCAGTGTGAGTTTCTCCTGCTTCGGTTATTATGAACTTGTCAACGAAATCCCAATGTTGGTTGAGTCGCAACTCAAGAAGGTCGTTCTCGTTAAAGAATGGAAAACAGTCGTAAACTGCCATAGCTATATATTCCTAAAAATAGAAGATATTTGGGCGATTGAAAATATAGTTAGCAGCCATCCTGCCATACTCGACGTAGCAATGCTTTCCAAGGCCCTTTGCAATCGCACATATCAAGGACTCGTTGCCTACAAATGTTGGAACCACATTGATTATTTCAGCGAGTCTTAGTCCGTCTGTAGCTTTCACAAAGTCCATACTTATGCCGAACTGTTGATAAAAATCTGAATATTCCGATTCTAATCCAGCGAATACTAAAAATTCGGGATCAACATATCTCAAAAAATTAGAATAAAAGCTGTAATCTCCGTGATATCTGCTTGTCCTGTTAATCAATACCTTTTTATGGGCGAGTATTGGGTTTTGATGTTCGCCAACTCTAAGCCACGGCTCATAAAGCCTGCTGTCGTCTTGGTTGATATTGAATTTTGACGCATGATAGGCCGTGAGGTTCGTTCCTACGATCACCGGCTCTTCTGTGGGGTGCAATCCGTAGTTGACATCAAAATCTTGACCATCATATAACTCGGCTGCCTTAATGTAGTCCTGACTATTGATTAAAGGAAGTAAAAAATTAGCTGAGTCCCAATCGAACTTCACATCGTTGCTCGCTCCATCTACATAGATAGTATCTACGTTAAGAATTTTACAAAATAGGAGGGAGTAAACAAGATCTCCCATATCCACGGATATATAGAAAGATCGCACCATATTATACGCTCAATTCCCCAATAAATGAATGGTTGCTCTGGCAATATCTTCTGGAGCGATGGTGTTTAACAGCCTGTAGGGATCGTCATAACTAAAGCAGGGTTTAATTTTTGAAAAATCTGGCTCGAAGAGAATGACATCTTCTGGTCTAGAAAAATATGGACCGCTACTCTTGGCCCAATGGGGAAAAAGTGCGACGATCTTTTTTTGGTAGTGCGAGGCTAGATGGACGGCAAGGCTGTCATAGCCTAAATGTAGCACGCTATTCTTTATGACATACGCCAAAGAGTTGTAAGTCGTGTTGCCCAGTAAGCTAGGATCTACGCAATGTAGGTCATCACGATATGGAGTATCATTTGATTGCCCTATCTGTAGCATTTGGATATTAGGAAGCTCGTCAGTAATTAAATCAATAACCCTTCCCCAGTGATCGTATTGCCTCGCAGTTCCCTTGTCGTGATGAGGGTGGAATGTGATATATTCCCCGTGAGGAATCTCAATCTCCTCCTCTTGAATAAAGCATTTTCCTATCTTGGCGCCACTAACTAGGGCGCATGTCTCAAGCTGGTGCATCTTACTTCCTAAAATTAAAAGAACTCACATCCATCCCGTTGTGATGATAGTTGATAAATCTCTGGGTCAAAACAGTTGCAATAATCGAGACATCAAAAAATCCCCCCCAGTCACTTCCTCCCTCCATCACCCATACATTCTCCATAATTGACATATAGGGGAGCACTTTATATATATTGGGGTTGCCCTTTAGGATGCCGTGGAATTGTCTGTTACATCCAAAGTAAATGTCAAAGTCAGGGTAGTTTTCTTTCATGGAAGGCAGCAAGCTAGTGGACAAAAAAATATCTCCTGCGCTTTCGGGAACGCAAAACAGGAGCCTCTTGTTGTGTGTTACGTCAATTAAGGCTCCCAGAATCTGCATTTCGGGGTTTAAATCAACCAAGATGTTGCTCCTTCCAGCGTCCGTTTTCGATTACTGGCCCATGCTCGGCAAATGCAGAACTTATACCCTCAGTGCCTGATGGCCCGCAACTAACCGTAGTCTGGGATGGGGGAAGGCCAGCCATTCTTCGTTTCGCTTCTTCCCTGTCTATTTTACCATCAACTCCAAGGGGATTCCAAAGACCCCGGCTAAACATATCTATATTATCCAACAAAAAATTTGGATGTGTTTTTCTTTTAACTTTAACTACTTCTAAGCTAAACTCCTGAAATACTCTAATTGCTACCTCTTCTCTGAAATGATGAACGCAACATTTCGGAAGGTCTCGACAAAAATTAATATCATCTTTACTATGTGCCCAGCTAGAGTATTTTTGATATACCCCCCCTCCAAAAGGGGTGTTGTCATAGCAAGTGAAGTGCCATCCAGCAGGATTGTGAAACGAGCCAATCGCATCATGAGTATATATCGCTAGATGCCTGAGAGTAGCGGGTAAAATTGTTTTTAACGCGCCATAGGTTGTAATATTCGCCATAGGAATAACGGTAGGACATAAAAGGTTCAATTTATAAGCGTATGTCTTAAGCCAAAATCCCATCAGTGGAGGAATATGCAAATCATTATACTCGCCCCACTTCGTGATGTGTAAGCCGTTTTTATCATGACCCTCTGACGTCTTGGCCTTAAATAGCTCTGACCTATTATTTCCCACTATTTTTATTGCTTTTCCAAGAGACTTTGTGGAAATAATCTCATCCAGAGAGCTACCATACACAATATCTTCGTCGTCGGCATCAAGGTCTTCTAAAACCTTAACGATATAATTGCCTTGGAAATTATCTCTAGCCCAATCATGTTCCGCAGGAGTTCCTTCGCGAGTTTTGTTAATTTTGTGGTCTATGAGGGTAGGGTATTTTGCCATTTCCTCTTTAAAGGTGTCAAAATGTACGTATAGCAGCTTCTCTGCGTACTTTCTAAATCTTTCATGGTCAAAGTTCGGTCTCTTTTTGAACCCCGTATGTGTCTCTCCGGACTCTATAATAATGAACTTATCTACACAGTCCCAATGCTCATTTATTCTAATTTCATATAAATCGTTTTCGGCAGAGCTAAAAAACGGGCAGTAATCATAGACTTTCATTGTGGGCACCTTCCTATAATATTTGTAGTTGAAAGCCCTTGAATTTTTTTAAAGAACACTACCTCTTTAGCGTGTTCCGAGCCAACTACCTTCTTTCTCCTGTAGTCATCCCCAACAACCATCGTATGAATTTCATTACTTTTAACTAGATGGCTAAGCTCTTCTGAAGAATCAAAAATAAAGACGCCATCAATGTTGTGATTGCTAAGAAGCATTTCCTTACGATCTTCCTGACTATTTATTGGCCTGCCCTCCCCCTTAAGTTCCTTGACACGCCTGTCGCTGTCTATCCCAACGATAAGAATGTCCCCTAGTGACTTGGCGTAATCAAACAGTCTTACGTGACCTATGTGAAGTATATCATAACATCCATTGGTCCACACTTTCTTAGGAAAAATTTTAACTCTCCCCTATCTACTGTCCACTTTTATGGGGTTGACACTCCGAGCTTTCTCACAACTCTCGCGGCCATCTCGTTCGCATATTTTATACTAGACTCAATGTTTTCTTCGTTAAGATATTCTACCACCAAGGCTGCTAAAAAGGTGTCTCCCGCACCACACACGTCCCTTACGTCCACCTTGTCGGCCTCGTATTGCACGGCAAGACTCCCCTTGCTGTGATGAATTGCGCCATTGCGTCCGCAGGTTACAATGAGATTTTTGCAAGAATCTAATATGTCTTTTAGATTAGAGACATTGCTGTCATATTCTTCTTGATTAATCTTAACAAAATCAATGTTATTCAGAAATCGCCCTAGCGTTTTCTTTGTGTCTATAAACTGGGGTGCCTCAGAGCGCCCCTGACTACTTATATATCGGATATCTTCCTCTGTCAAAAATCCCTTACAGTAATCAGAAATTACTATAGCATCGTATTCTTTAAAACAGATGTCACTAAATTCCCCTCTCTCACAAAAGTCGGAATCATCTTCTCTGAAAACGATTGTGTTGTATCTAAGATCAACAAATCTTCTCTTTATTATCGCTGAAGTATTTGTAACCACATCAACATCTGCGGAAGGGCAGAGGGAGTGGATATTGGCAAGCACATTAGCAGTCATTCCTCCGCTGCTTTTGGTCACGCCGCTACTTTTAAAGCAAATTGCGGCAGCTTCGGGGCATATACGTCCGCAAGTTCCGTAAACGTATTCATCCTTGCATGATTCCCCGATCAATAAAATTCGGAAAGAGCTAGAAGAGGTGAGACACTTCTTTTCCTTCGACATTATCCCGTGACGCCTATTATTGTTATCTCGTAAGGCACACCTGAGCCGGAATCTACGAGATGGACGAGTTTGTTGGAGGCAGTTGGGAATCGGCCTACAAAGTCTACAAATGTCCACGATCCTTGGGGGTTGATTTTTATATTCCCAGACTCGCCATTAAATAACTCTGTAAATGCGTTAGATCCGGTTGCATTAATATTGATATAGGGCAGGTCTGCGACTGCCATTGGAATTCCGCCTGACCCCGTGGGAATGTTGTAATTGTTAACAACGGTGATCCCCTTTATGCCCGATGAAAAGTCTAGATTAATAGAACTGCCAAAGACGGCTTTTGGGAATGATGTAAAGTCATACGATGTAACACCTCCAGATGGCAAATTCCCACTAATGGCGGAACCCATATTGATTTGGCCCGTTCCGTCACCGTTAGTAAACGTCAGGTCCGACTTTCCTCCTATGGTACTTTCCGTCACCTGACTATTCATGTAAGAGGTTTCAGTGATTGTTAAAGTAAACGAGATCGCAGGCTTACTTGTGGCGTTGAGGGCCATATTGACACTCCTCAATGTCTAGTTTTAATGTCATTAATCTTTACAATACGATGGGCGGTCCTTTGAATACCCAAGTCCTCGTTAAAAAAATCTTCCCCCATATACACAAAGCTACTTCCAAAATTGTAAGGGGGGAGTCCATGAGCCTTAATGCCGTCTTCCACAATCTCTTTCACCTCAAACTTTCCCTTCTGGCCCATCATGATCTTTTCACCCTTTTTACCCGAGCAACAGTCGCTCTGTATAGTAAAGTACGAGCCAGTTCCGTTAATGATCCTGAAGGTATCTCCGGGCTGTAATTCTTCCCAGTTAACAATCTCATTTTTTATACGGGTCTTCTTGAGCTTGAACTCTTCGTCACAATTCGTACAGATGCGTTGCCTAGCGGCATTAATGGCCTTGCAATTTTTGCAACGCTTCTGTCCTCTTTCGAGCTTCATTTGTAGTCCTCTGTAGTTGCTTGGAAAATAATTTTGTTAGAGGGGAAAGATGTTGCTGAGAAATTCACTTTAAAAGGACAGTGTAGGGCGTGAGCATCTAGCTTTTCATCAAGGGTCATAGGGTCAAGAGGTTCATATTCTCCGTTGAACCAGTATTTAGTATCAGAAAGGTCATGAGTCATACACTTACATGAAAACATAACATGAACACCGTCTTCCTCAATTTGCGCAACCTGCGCAATAGACCAAGGATATCAGTCGAAAGGCTCCTTCCCCGGTAGGGGCGTTGCAGTTCTTTGAACCCAGTCGTTTATTTTAACACTATCACTCATGCACATTCTCCCCCTCTAAAAGAAGTCAACTCCAAGACGAAAACCATAAGACCTAAATCTACCAAACCTTAGACCAAAGTTACTTCCAAAGCCTCCTCTGTCATTAGGCCCGATGTAAAGGTGTGGCAGAAAGTGAAACCCATCAAGATTTGGAGTGGGAATGGTTGGTGCAGGTGGAGGATAAGCGGGTGCGCGATATGGGATAATTGTGCGATGCCCAGACCATCCATTAACTTTTGAATCCTTATCTTCTGCCTGAACATCAGTAGTTGCAGCAAGACACGCGGCAAAAACCACCAACATAGTAATAAATTTTCTCATTGTCGAACTTCTCCTTAAATTTTAAGTACACCTTTTAAAGAATTGCCTTCGCATCACTCTCCACGAAATATCTTGGACGACCAGCGAAATCAATCTTCTGCAATTGAGGATCAATACCGAAGTGGGCAAACATAGTAGCGGTAACATCTTTCGGCCCAAAGGGTTCACTCTTGGGAGTTTCTGCCTTAGCCGTAGATTCCCCGATTACCCTACCCATTTCAAAATCTCCACCGCTAAACATCAGTGGGCTAAGTTGCGCCCAGTGATCTCTACCAGCATTCTTATTAACGCGATAGGTGCGTCCAAATTCACCAGTAACTACGAGCAGAACATTCTTACTCATACCCCTGTCATACAAATCATCAATAAAAGTAGACAGGGCATGGTCAAGTGGGGGCATTCTGCCGTTAAGGGACTTCGCAATGTTGCTATGCATATCCCATCCGCCGTAATGAATGGTTACAAACTTGGTTCCGTTCTGAACCAACCTGCGAGCCAGCAGCATTTGCTCTCCCAGCCCCTTGCCGTACTTCTTACGGTTGGCTTCTGGTTCCTTCTTAAGATCGAAGGCTTCGCTAGCCTTGCCTAAAATAAGACCAAAGGATTGCTTACGCAAGTCGGGCCAGATTTCCAGATCGTTCTCAATCTTTAGCTTGTCTAGTCCACCAACTAAGTCACGACGTTGAAGAAAACGATTGTTCTCCACTCTGGTCTTAAGGTTTTCAACACCTTCGCCACTTGCTCCATAGGGCTTATACTGACCTCCTAACCAAGCTGGGCCATCAAAAGAAATACCATTGACTCTGACATAGGAGGGCATTCCGGTTGTAGGATGATTGGCTCCATATACCGATGACATGATAGAACCGTATGATGGTTCTTGTTGCATTGACTGTGGAGTGTTGTCAGTCGAGTTATGCCCAGTCATTACCCAGTGAGTGCCAGTTCTATGACTAGAGTTGCTGTGAGCAAACGATCTAACTACAGCAATCTTGTCTCCCCTGCTAGCCATCTTAATAAAGTTTCCACCAAGGAGGAAGCCTCCATTGGTCATAACCGCACCAGTAGTGGATCTTACCTCCACTGGAGCCATTGGCTTAGGATCGAATGTCTCAATATGAGTTGCTCCACCGCCTAGCCATAACCAGACTACTGACTTTTCATTGTTGGGAATATTCTCTACATTGTCATCTGACAATCCTAGAGAGGCAAGGCCGGTGCTAATACCTCCCACTTTCATAAAGTTTCTTCTGTCAAATCTTATATCAATCATCTAACCTTCTCCATGTTTAATATAGAACCACGAACTCCGGTGCTATAGCGTTACCTTGACTATAGCCAGTCCCCCCCCGTTCTCTCTGAGGTGTCCCTATTCTCTGAGCAAGATTTACGCTTAAGTTTCCTTAACTTCTTGTTGAACTTATTGTGCTTTCGGCCTAATTCTTCTTGCTCCTTTCTTGTCATTGCAGATTCCATTGCGAGTTCTATGGTAAATATATGATTTTCCATATTTGTAATTTGCCTATCAATATTACTCATAAGGCCACACCTCGGACAACGCTTCGTTAACACCGTCAATACTCACAAGCCATCTCCCATATTTACCTGTTTTTTCTGTTTTAATTATGATATAACCTTCATCATCTGAAGCATCAGATAAAAGATCCTTTAGCATTACTGTTGCTCTTGAGAAGTCCTTACGCCCCCGTTCTGGCGTGTTCACTCCCAATAGCCTAGTCCTAATGTTTATACTAATATGGAACCCAAGATCTACTTCAAAATCTACCGTATCGCCGTCAACGACCCTGTTTGTTTTTGCCCTGTATCTATGCACTATATACACCAAATAAGTTCAAGTTGCCACGCGACCCTTTCCGGTTTTAGTAATCTTGTTGGTTTGTAGGAGCCACGGTTCAATTATACCCTCAATTGTCTGCCTGTCGATGTCCGTTAGTGAAACAATCGTATTAATTCCCAAGGGATGAGCGCTGTTTTGTAGAACTTTTAAGTATTTTCTGTCCATGCCCGTCAACCCCTCTGTGTCAACCCCTTTCATGTCCATAGCGGCCCTCACATGGCTCCCTGAGAGCCTCGGAACCTCCTCCGCGATCTGGTAGTCGCGTAACCATTCGAGTGTCGCATTGGCGATCCTCGGCGTTCCTCTGGAGATTTTTGTTACAAAATTAGACCCCTCCTCGGAGATTGATAGGTTTAACTTTTCAGAATTAACATCAACTATTTGTCGAAGGTCTGTATTATTATATAGCTCAAGGGTATGTTTATGTTTGAATCTATCAATAAGGGGCTTGGAAAGAGAGCCAAATTCTGTAGTTGCTCCGATTAGGGTGAATCGAGGAATGTCAATACTTATAGTCTCTCCAATCATGTCCTTTGTCTCAACGGACATATCAACTTTGAAGTCTTCCATGATAGGATACATGAATTCCTCAACGAGCTTCGTCATCCGATGGATTTCATCAATAAATAATATTTCTCCTGACTTGATGCGCATAACATACGGAATGAGACTTTTAACAGTTCTTAGGTTCGCCCCGTTAGCTATCTGTATCCCGCAATTCATCTCTGCCGCAATCGCGTTAGAGAGAGTTGTTTTGCCAGTGCCGGGGGGACCATAAAACAGCATATGGTCTAGACAGGCAGACCGCTTCTTTGCGCTTGTTATAGTTATCTCTAGAGCTTTCATAATCTGCTTTTGCCCTAGAATCCCAGACAGGTCAGTAGGTCTTAAGTCATTCGTCATTTGATTCACTCTAGGTTAGCGAGTATGCCCTTAATAAGAGAGGCGAGGTCCATAGTCTTAGCGTCGATTTTGTCCAATGCTGCGGCTACCTCCTTTGCGTCAAAGCCATATGATCTGACAGTATCTTTGGCCTTTTTGATAATCTCAGCGTTCGAGACAATGAGGGGTTCTTCTTTGGTTATAAGGCTGTTAAATTCAACCTTGATAGAGGCTGGAGCAACGAACAGTTTTGTATCGCAGCTACCGCAAGTGTGATAGGTGGGCGAATCAGTAGGTATATTGTAGTTTACATATTGAAAGATATAATCACACCTTGGACATCCCAAAGTTATCTTTACATCATATTCAATAAATGTTGCATTGTTCATTTATGCAAGATCCCACTCACAAACCGCATCAGCGATTGAGTCATATATATCGTGTTCGTTTTCATAGCTATTAAGAAAAGAAATCATAAACTCATACTCTAAGCTGTTTCGCATTGCTATGTCATACCAGTAGATGAAGTCTAAGATAGCGGCCTTGTCATCCGTATCAAAAAAATCAAATGACATCTTCGCCAACTCCCCATTTATCAACCATTCGTTGTGCCATAGCTTTTGTGTCATACCACTCTATCATGTTGTTGAGCCTGTATGACACATCGGCTATCTCATCTTGAATTTTAGAGTGATAGTCTTTATGTGGCTTATTAACTTGC